AGCCGCACGGCGGCCTTCATGCCGCTCTCGATGCGCTCCGCGTCCTTCTCGGCCTTGCGCTGGCTGTGGTGCCCCCGAATGATCGGCTGGCCCATCGGGATGCCACCGGCGATCCGCTCGACGTGCTGCCTGGCGGCGTCCGCGTCGGCGGCGCGCTTGTCGGAGTAGACCTCGAAGCGTTCGGCCCGCTCTGCGGCGCGCTCGGCCAGCGGCGTCTCCTCGTCGTCGATCTCATCGACGAGAGAGAGGAGCGCGTCCTCTGCCTCGGGCGACCATGCGGGAGCGACGAAGAGTTTCTGCTTCGGCGCCCACCGGAAGCCCACCGCGTGGATGCTGCGGTAGGTCGGCTCGTCGAGCCGGCGATCCGGGTCCTTGAGGTACAAGCGGAGCTTGTTGTCCTCCATCGAATGCGTGGCGCTCTCGACCACGTCTTGCTGCGGTTCGGTCGTCATCGCGAACCTCCTTTCCTCTGACGGCTCTACCCCGCCGGCTCTCCGAAGAGAACCGCGGGGGTGAGCGCGATCTACAGCGAAGCCAGGCGACCGGCGAAGGAAGCGTGATCCTCCTCGCTCTTGATGTAGTTGACGAAAGTCTTGGCGAGCAGCGGGGCAGGTTGCGTCTTGCGCCACTCCCACCACGCTGCCCACTGCTCGCGGATCCAGAGCGTGAAGCCGGTCATCTTGCCGCCGGGCCAAGCCTCTTCGTCGTGGCGCATCTGCTCGTCCGTGGTCCGGCCGTGAACGCGGGCGTAGGCGACGAAGTATGGGTTCCACTCGTCGCCCGTCTGGGCATCGTTCGGCATGGTGGACCTCTCTTTCAATGCCTCAACCCGGCGAGCCTGTAGGCTCCCGGGGAGGCGCGATGCTACTGGATGCGGCGGTCCTTGTGGCCAGCGGCGGCGACCATGATCGCCTCGTGGGCGACAGCCCGTTTCCTGGTCGCCTCGTGCTCCGCGGCCGTGGCGTCGTTGTGACGGCGCAGGGCGAGCGCGATGCGGATCTGGGCGATGTCGTCGTCGCGGTCCACCCCCTGCCCCCAGTTGCGAACGGGCCCGTCGATGCGGACCTGCCGGTCCTTGCAGACGGCCACCTCGACGTCGAGGGCAGCCTTCGCGGCCTCGGTCTCCGCTTTGGCCTCGGTCTCGGCGGCCTCGGTGTTGACGAGGGCCTGGTAGAGGCGCTCCCCGTTCTCGTGGTCGGCTTGCAGGACCAGCAGGCGGAAGACATTCTCGGAACCGTTGGGATCGCTCATGACAGGTACCTCCGACGGCTCGACCCCGGCGCCCTTTGCAGGGCCCGAGGTGAGCGCGGATCATACTGCGAGGCCGGCCATCCGGTACATGGCGAGGAGGCCCGGATCGAGCGGGGGCCCTGCGATCGTCCTCACACCGGACGGGGGAGGCTCGGGCGACGACTCGGGGGGCTTGGGGATCCTGGCCTTGCCCTTGGCCGGCTTGACGAGGGCCACCGGCGGCGCCTTCGGGGGCAACTGCGGCACGTCGTGCTTGACGGGCCTCGGCTCCTTCAGCACCTCCCAGCCACCCTTGGCGTCGCGGTGGACGAAACCCGCCGAGAAGAGTTCGCCGACGTGGTGGGCGAAGCGGTCGATCCCGCTCGGGACGAGGTACGGCGTGCTCGCGGCCAGGAACTTCGTGGTGATGTCCCGGCCCGAGAGCCGGCCGAGCGCTTCGGAGACGTGGTGCCGCTTGTCCTCCGGCTTCGCGTCCTTTGAGTCGTCGAAGGGGCCGTCCAGCCACTTCTTCAGCGCCTCGACATCGACACCACCGTGTGGCTCGTGCTCGGCGAGCCCGAAGGCTTCGGCCATCGCTTCGCGGACGTGGCGCTCCAGGCCAGCGGAGTCGTCCTTGGCCTTCTCGGTCCGCTCGTCGTAGCCGCAGACGTTGATCGGCATCAGGATCATCCCGTCGCCGAAGAGGACCGCGTCTGGCTTGGGCCACTGGCTCGTGACGATGAGCGTCGCGTGGTGGCCCTTGGGCATGCTCTTGAGGGCGTAGTCCAGGACGTGCCCGGACAGGATCGTGAGCGGGGAGTCGTCGGGGTACGACTCGACCGAGAGCCCGAGGCCCTTGTCGAGGTCCCGGTTGTCCCAGGCCACCATGCCGCCGTCTCGGAAGAAGGCGACCCGCGGATCCCGGAACTGGTGGAGCAGAGCCCGCAGCGTGTCGACGTCGATCGACACGGAGGCCACGGGGTGGTCCTTCGCGGCGATGACATGCTGGTAGGGCGGGAACTGCGCGTCGATCAGCCTGGTCTGGACGACACAGGTGGATCCGTCGGAGCACCGCCCCGAGAACTCGGCGACGTTCCCGCCGACCTTGACGGAGAGCGCATCGGGCTCTGTCACGGAGACCACCCGGAGGAGCTTCTTCATCGCGTCGAGGGAGACGAGCACCGGCCCGTCGAGGCCAGTTCTCATCTTCTGGTAGGCGAGCGCGTGCCCGTTGGTCGCCACGGCCTCGCCGTGGAGCAGGACCGAGTTGACGTGGGGCCGGGTCTCGTCCGTGGAGACGAAGGGGAGCACGGCGTGGACCGTCCCACCGGGGAGAAAGTCCCACACGTTGAGGGGCTGGACCTTGGCGTCGGCGCAGGCTGCGCGAGCCATCTTCGGCATCTCGCCGCCCGGTAGCCCGTGAGCCTTCAGGCGCTTCCCGTTGAAGTGGGCGGTGACCTGGCCACCCGGAGTGGCCTCGAAGGTCGGGACGGTCGCCCGTGCCCCCTTGCCGAGGAGCCGGATGATGTCCTTGAGCCAGTCCCCTGGCACCCCGGCCGGCGTGGCGAGCATCGGGGCGGAGCCTGGCGGCTGAGTAAACTCCAGGTAAGAGTAGAGGTCCGTGGCCATCGCTGTGTCGGCGGTGACGTGGACGTTGGCGAGCGCAGGCATCGCTGACTTGCTGTCGGCGAAGAGCAGGAGCAGGCCAAGGTTGGCGTTGCTGAGCATGTAGCCTCCTTTTAACGCGGAAGGGCCCGCAGGCTGTGAGCCCCGGGCCGGTGCGCGCTACAGGGTCAGAACACCGACGACGCCGTTGAGGGGCGACCCGTTAAGCCCCCCATCGTCGATGTCCTCGATGACTGGGGCTTGGGTGTAGAAGCGACGGACGATTTTGCCGGCTCGCGGCGGGCATCCATCCGGCCACCCCGCAACGTTGTGAACCATGTCGACGCAGGTGAGCGCACCGACCCATTCGCTGAACTTGCTGGCGTTCCATGCCGGCTTGCCGCGGTGGTTCTTGCGCGACGTGTCCGTCATGGCCGGGTCGTCACGAAGGGCACGGATCTGGTTCCACAGCGCTTCGTCCACGACGACCCATCCTGCGTCGCCGCCCATGAGGTCCTTGACGATGAGTCCTCGTTTTTGCATGGTGGTCACCTCCTACGCGCTCGACCCTGGCGGCCGAAGCCCCAGGGGATGCGCGTCACGCTGCCCTCGCCATGCCCCCGTCCAGCCGGACGGCGTACCGCTCGACCGCGGCGCGGACGTCCCGCATGGCGACGATGTAGAGCATCTCCGCCGTGAAGGTCGCGGTGCTGTTCACCCGGGCCAACTCGAACGTCGGCTCGTCCCTGGGGCGAGGCGGGGCCCCTCCCTCATGAGCGAGCGGGAGCCCGTGTCCGGCGGGGTAGTAGTCGATTCCGAGGCAGGCGACGTGCCGGCGGAAGTCCTCGCGCCAGCCCTTGTAGGGCTTCGGCGGGGTCCGCGTGGCAAGCCCGTCGTGGTGGTCGTCGCCTCCCTTGCGGGACATCGAGTAGACGATGCCGGCGTCGATGTCGATCGACCAGGACCCAGCCAGCGCGGGGCATCGGCGGAGCAGGCGCCGCTTGACGATGTCGACCTTGGCTGCGCGCTCCTCGGCTTCCCGCTTCTCGCGGGCCTTCTGCGCCTTGCGGCGCTCGACGGCCCACTGCTGGCGCGGGCTCAACTCTCGCTTGGACATGGGGTACCTCCTACGCACAAAGCCCGGCGAGGCTTGGGGCCTCCCGGGCGATGCGCTACCTGCGAGCGTACGCAGCGATCTCCTGCACGGCCCAGTCGATCTTGCCGACGTAGCCGGTGGCCATCGACTCGCTGAACTTCCACCCGTCGACCCCGGTACGAACGACGTTCACGCCTTCGATCGTGGTCGTCGTCCCGGCCCGGTCCGGCATTGCGAGGAGCGCAGCCCGGATCCGGTCCTTCAGCGCGTCCGGAATGTCGGTGACCATCCACTCCGTCACCTTGTACCCAGACGTCTCATAAACGTTGCCGTTCCAGGCGAAGTACCTGTAGCCGGCCAGCCGGGCGACGTCGGCGATCATGGTGATGTGGCCGTGGTGCAACTTGCAGTCGAGCACGTCGCGCCATGTGGGAGCGTTGGGCATGGTCAGAACCTCCTCCGCGGTCTCGCGACCGGCTGGATCGGGACCGACCATCGGTCCTCGCCGACGTACCGGATCCCAAGGTGCGACATGATCTCGTCCACCGTCTCGTAGGCGTGGGCCATGTGGCCCATGAACTCGGTGGACCAGTGGTCCCTGTACTCGCGGCGCTTCGCGATGTATGGGTCCGACTCGCGGCCGATCTCGCTCGCCTCGTGCCCGACGCACGTCGTGTGCTGGACGACGCTGGACGTGAGCCAGCCGGCGATCCCATCGTGGACGAACGAAACGCCGTCGAGCGCGGCGTAAGCCCCGTCGAGCGGCAGGATCTTGACCTCGACGCACTGGGCGCCGGTGTCAGGCGTGAACGCTGTGTGCATGCTGCACCTCCTTCACGGGGTGAACCCCCGAGCCAGGACGGCCGGGGGTGTACGCGAGGCGGGAGGTCAGGAGGGGAGGACGGTGGGGCCGACGCTGCGGTTCCGCTGGCCGCACTTGCCGGACTCGGAGGCGTTCCAGTCGTTGCGGGCTTGCACGTCGGGGCCCGTGTTGTGGGCGCTGGGCTGGGCCTCGTAGCCGCCGCGTTTGCCGATGGGGATCGCGGCCGGCATGATGGCCTTGCAGGAGGGGCACGGCTTTCCTTCGACCAGGCGGGGAACGGATTCGACGTTGGGCATGGGATGCGGTCTCCTTCACGGGCTCGACCCCTCCGAGCCGAGGCCCGAGGGGTGAGCGCCATCCTACTTCGTCTCGGCGGTTGCTTCGGACAACTCGCGCAACCGCTGCGCAGCGGCCTGAAGCGCATTGGTCTCGAAGAACTCGATCTCGCCGGTGACCCACTCCTGCGCTTGGGCGATGGCGCTGCTGATCGACAGCGCGCTCCGGCCGACGAAGGCATCTCGCAGGATGCCTGGCAGCTTTTGAGCCCCGACAGCACGCAGCGCGTCCTCGGCGCGTTCCAGGCACTTCTCTTGCTCGACGGACTGGATGATGGACACGGGTCACCTCCTACGGCCGCAAGCCGGCCACCCCGAAGGATGCCGGCTGGGCGCTACATGGTGATCTGGCGGAAGGCTTCGCAGACGTCAGCCTCCCCCGCGATCCGCTTGGCTTCCGCGTGGACTCGGAGGGCCACGGCCTCCCCGTACTCGTCCACGATGTCGTCGAAGGCTGCGTCGTTGCCGCAGTGGTAGGACCCGGCCAGCTCCTCTGCGAGGGCCCTGTGCTCGGCGCTCAGACGCGACATGACGAGCCCCCGCCGTCGATGGGCTCAGCAACGACGACCATCGCGGGGTGGTCGGCGAACGTGTCCTCGGCGAAGTTGCATGTGTAGTAGCAGCCGGGCGCCAGCGGCACGTCCGACTCGATGTCGAGCCCCTCGACCTTGACGGAGCCGTCTCCCCGGTGCTCGACGATGCGCCACCTGTTGCCCGTGATCGTGGACATGAAAACCGTGTCAGTGTGCAGCATGGCGGCACCTCCCTACGCCCGAAGCCCCGGCGCTCCTAGATGGAGCCCGAGGGCTTGCGCAGCGTCATCCGTGGTGGGCGATGAACCGGGCGTAGTCCTCCCGGTCTCGGGTGAGCGGGGGAGGCCCTTCCCGGCCCTCGCAGATGTGGTCCAGGTAGGCGTCGTCCTGCATCGGGCCCTCGACGGTGATCGAGATCCCGAGCGAGGAGAGCACGGCGTCGACCGTCGCGGCGGACACCTCGACGGCTCGGGAGAGGTCGGCCCCCTCTTCGTCGGCCCACCGGAGCGCGGTCTCGAACGACTCGCTCGTGTCGTGGGTGTAGGGGCCCCGCTCATCGAAGGAGGAGCACCGCCACCCGCCTTCCGGGCCAGGCTCGGGCAGGACCAGGTAGGTCCAGTCGGCCCGGTTGCGGTCCGGTGCGAGCAGGCGCCGTTCCCCCTGCTGTAGGACGGCGGCGAGCGCGTCCGCCCGCGCCTTGCGTGTGGCCTTGTGCTTGGCCAGGAAGTCCTTGAGGTTCTCTTCGGGCATGGTGGCCCTCCATTCTGAAGCCTACACCCCGACGGCTCGGGGGAGCCTCGGGGCGTGCGCTGTTACTTGGCGGAGACGCGGCGCCATCGGGCGACCGCTGCCCGGAGCCCGCGGATGTCGATCGGCGCCCACTGGAACGCCGGGTTGGGCTTGAGCAGGATCCGGGCGCTCAAGAAGACGTTGAAGCCGTCCTCCGGCCCGAGCGGGTAGATGAAGCCGCGGGGCCACTTCTTCGTGACCGTGCGCAGGTGGAGCCGTTGCATGGGGCGCCTACCTCGTGTCGACGTGGAGCGCCTTCACGACGGGGGCGAGATCGACCAGCACCCCCGCGTCGTCCTTGCCTTCGGCGATGGCCTTCTCGGCGGCCGTGCTGACCTTGCCGAGGTCCATGATCGAGACGCTGTGCCCGACGAGCGCCTTGGAGCAGAGACGGTTGACGCGGGCCTCGTGCGCTTTCTTGCTGATCCTGGCCATGTGGCACCTCACTTTCACGGGCTCAGCCCCGGCGCTCTGTCGAGCCCGGGGCGTGCGCTCAGTCCTGCCCGTAGCCTCCGTCGTGGATCCAGAGGCCCAGCGCCTCGATCAGTCGGATCTGCGTCGGTACCGCCCTTTGGCATCCCTAGGACCAGCGCCATCTCCATAGATTTTGCGTCGCGCCTCAGCGGATGCCTTCCCGAGGCGAACGCCACAGTCATGCTTCTGCTCGTCCGTCATGGCATCGAACGCTAGGCGATTAGCGGCCTTTGCCGCCGCTGCTTGCTGCCGTAGTAGTTCCGGCGTGGAGTGGGCGAGGACACGGGCCCGCGCTGCTCGCGACTTCTCGCGTCGCGCCTCTCGTGCCTCTGGCGTCATCTTGGCATGACCATCACGAAGTGCTTGGCGGAGTGCCTCTTTTTCCTCCGGCGACCTTGCCGCATGACGGTCACGCATCTTTTGTCGTGTGTCCGGATGGGTCACCTTAGCGCCGCCACCTGGTTCGACGTTGTACCCAAGCGCCCTGTCGTCTGACCCGAAGTGGGCGATCCACCACTGTTCCGCCTCGTTCGCTGCGTCTAGCGTGTCGGCCTCTTCTAGCACCTCGTGCGTGAAGGCGGACGGCCCATACTTCCGGATGGCGCGAGCGAAGACGAGTTGAGAGCCGTCTCTGGCGGCCTTTAGGTGACTCGTCCACCTAACCCTCATCCCGCGCTTCGATTGCCCAACGTATCGCTTCTGCGAAGCGACGTGCGTGTGGCAATAAATCGCGTACATCAAAGATGTTCATACCACACACGGCATCGACCCCGCCAGGCTGGAGCCTGCGGGGGGATGCGCTTAGTACAGGGCCATGCTCCCTGGACTCTTCGGGTTGGCGTTGTCGTCCTGCACGAACAGCGACAGAGGCACCCACCTGGTGCGCTGGCCGCATTTGCAACGCGCCTCGATGGCCGAGATCCCGCGGATCCCGCTGGGCCCCTCGGCAGCATAGAGACGCACGGAAGCCTTCCCGCACGCTCCACAGCGCAGCCGCTTGAGCTTCACGACCGCCACCCGATCCGGTAGACGACCCCGGAGATCCCGGCGTTGACGATGACGATGACGATCGCAGGGAGGAGCCCGTGCGACCCGGAAGAGGAGCGGAGCAGGAGACCGGACAGGCATCCGGCGACCCACACGAGCGCGAAGAGTCCGGCGGCCCTCACGCTGCGGCCCTCACGGTGGGCGGGCACGTCGTGCGGGCAGCCTCCTCCTCGGCCAGGACGTCCGGCGCCTGGGCGAACATCGCGAGCGCGACGGTGGTCAGCGCCGGATTCTTCCGATGGAGCAGGCATGCGGCGCTGTAGCACCACTCGGCCAGGGTCGGGGGGTTGGGCATGTCGTTGGCTTGCATGGTGGTCTCTCCTAACGCCTGTACCCGGGCAGCCTTGCGGCTCCCGGGTGGCGCTCACTTGTACGACCCATCCGGCCACGTCCTGGCGACGTGGATCGGCTTGCACACCTTGTGATCGGCTGGCTCGCCGCACCCCGGGCAGTTACCGATCTTCTCGACGTGGGGGACGCCGTTCGCGTCGCAACGGCGGCGCTGGACCACATTGCCGTTGACCTCGATGCGGCCCGCGGTGTCAGGATCTTGGCCGGTCATCGCGTCGATGAGCCACGCCTCCGCGTCGTCGAAAGTGTAGAGCGGATCGCATGCGTTACTCGGCCCTCGATCGTCACCGAGGAAGCACGAGAAGAAGCCTCCTTCCGTCTCCGGTTCGGGCCGTGCAGGCAGGTCCACCTCGAAGCGCTCGCCGCTGTCGGTGATCTTGGCGTCGCCGTTCTCGTTGACGTGGATCGTGAGCCTGGCGAACACGGTGCGGCTCCCGTCGTCGAGGACGAGGGTCAGCGGGGTCTGTCTGCGGCGCGGGCACATGACTCGGATCTCTTGCGGCATGGATGGCCTCCTTCTAACGCCAAGTCCCCCGCAGGTCCGAAGACCCCGGGGGCATGCGCGCGCCGGCAAGGATTTACGCGGGGGGTGTCCCTTGCTGGCCCGTCCGTGGCGGTGACCACGGATCTGCCAGGTCTTAATGCATCTTGGCCTCCTTTCACGGGCTCAGCCTCGGCACCCGTGAGGGCCCGAGGCTTGCGCTCACGCGGCGACCTTGGCGGGCACGAGACGTCCGTGGCCCTTGCGGTAGGTGGCCACCACCTGGAGTTTACCCTTGCGGGCCGGCCGCCCCTCGAAGACTTCCGAAATGTTCCGGTAGTACATCCGAGCGTCTGGGCACGGGAGCGATTCGACGTACCCCACCAGGATCTCGACCGTGCAGCCGAGGAACGGATCGACAGGGTTGACGCAGTTGGAGTTGCCGGAGCGGTGCCGCGCCCGTTCCTTGGCTTGCGCGAGCGTGCCCCCGGCGTACATCGTCCCGTTACCGTCGAGGGACCATGCCTTGAACCAGCGATCCGCGGGGAAGCGCATGGGCTGCGCCCCCGTGATCCTGGTGAAGTACCCGCGCTCCTTCGGTCCCTCGGGGGGCAACTCGCGCAGGATGGCGATCTCGCCCGGAGAGAGTTGCCCGAGGCTCGGCGCCGGGTAACCACAGGCCCGCATCTGCGCGAGCGTTCGATCCTTGCGTGGCATTGGTGGCCTCCTTCAATGCCACAGCCGGCCCTCCCTTGCGGGCGGCCGGCGTGCGCTCACTCGTACGGGTTCTCCTCGACGTCGAGGATGGCATCCAGGAGCCCATCATCGTCGCCTTCCTGGATGGCTTCCTGCGTCGCCTCGCCTAGGCTCACGAGGTCATCGATCGGGCTTTCGAGGTCGCCGTCGTCCTCGGCTCGCTCGACCGTGTCGACGATGTGCCGCAGCGCCTTGACCAGCCTGTCCCTGGTGTTCTTCTCCATGGTGCCTCCTAACGCCTACGCCTCCGCGGCCTATGGCCGCGGAGGCGTAGGCGCATCACGTCACGGTATCGCGTCGTCCCTGGGTCGGTGCGGCATGGGTCACGCCGCCGCTCGCTGGACCGCGGGAGCCGTCAGGGCGGCTCGGACGCTGGCGATGCTCCACGGTCCCTTCTGCGGGGGCTGGGCCCGGAAGTCGAGCACCGTGGCACCGAGCCTACGGGCGAGCATCGCGAGGGCTCCGACGTCGGGGAGCGCCTCCCGCCCGACCGTGAAGACCGAGCACGCGGGGGAGTCCTCCGCGTACACGAGGAAGCGGAAGTCGCCCACGTCGCCGACCTTGTCCTCGGCAGGATCCTGGTCGACGAACCATGACGCGACGTTGAGAAACTCGCGGTGGACGTCGTCGGGGATGTCGCCGTTGTTCTGGAACGCGCGATCCTCCTCGGACCAGGCGAGCCACAGCGCGGTGTCGGCCGGGTCGCAGACGATGACGTGGCGGACGTCGGGGAAGGCTCCGGCGAGCGCCGCCGTGCTCTTCGCCCGATCGGGGTGCGACGGGTCGGGCCTGGTGTAGAGCACGAGCACGCGGCCGGCGATGGCCTTGACCTCGGCGCAGGGGTCCGAGCCGGCCGTCCGGATGACGTAGGCCGTGGCCGCGGGCGCGGCGGGTTGCGTGCTGGTCTTGGCGCTTGCTTCGGGCGCCGTGGGTGCCGCGCTCTTTTTCTTGGGCATGATGACCTCGCTTTCACGGCGCCAACCCCCGCAGGCTGGTAGGCCCCGGGGGTTGGCGCATGCGATGGGGAGCGCTAGAGCGCGATGGCCTGGCCGGCGTTCTGCGGGAGCGCGAGCGTCGAGGTGATGGCCGCCGTCAGGGCCAGCGTACCGAGGCCGAGGTCTGCCGTAGTGAACCGGCCGCCCGTCGCTTCTGCGATGGCCCGGAGGGCGCCGATCGCGTCGAGGTCGCCGGGGTCGCCGATGAACATGGTATGGACCGGGCGCCCCAGGCGCTTCGCGGCATCGACGGCGCGGTCCCCCTGCCCGCTGGTACCGTCCGACATGAGGAGCACCGCGCCGGAGCGACGTTGACCCGCCGCGCGCAGAGCCTCGATGTAATCCGTACCGCCACCGTAGCGGTGCCGCGCAAGCCTCGGAAGGTCCGCCGGGTCGCACGGGTCGTGCGCGTAGCTGTCGAAGGGGATCACGGCGCTGAACGTGAAGGTGACGAGGGCCTTCGACAGGACCGAGATCCGCATCTTGTCGGCGTCGTACGAATCGCCGGACGGGGACACGAGCATCGACCCGGAGACATCGGCGAGCACGATCGTATCCTCGGGAACGCACGCGAGCGCCGTGGACTTGACCCCGGCGAGAGCGAGCATCGCGGAGATGCCCGAGCGGGCGGGCACGGACGGCTCGGAAGAGACGCGGGCGAGGCCCGTGGAACGGCGGCGAGAGTAGCGCATGGCGGATCCTTTCTACGGCCCCGAGATGGGGCCCGTTCGCGCGAGCCCTGGGGCCCGGCAACGGCTCAACCCCGGCGCCTGTAGAGGCCCGGGGGAGCGCGCTAGCCCGTAACAGTGTGCATGTAGGCGACGAACAGCCAGTACCTCGCCGATGCCTCGTCGCCGTCGAGGAGCGCAGAGAGCGCGCACCCGACAGCATGGCCGACGCAATCGAACGTCACGCGGCGACCTTCGGGCAGAGCCGATCAGCATGGTCTTGGCCGCCTGGACCTCCACGAACTTCTCGGTGCTCCCGCCCTTGTCGGGGTGCGCCGCTTTGACAGCGATCTTGTAGGCCGCTTTCACCGCATCGGTGGTGAGCGGCACCGACGCCGCGAGACCGAGCACGCGCCGGCCCCACACCTCCGGCGGTTCCTTGGTCTGCGTCTGGCTCACCGGAGCGGCCGGGGCAGCCTGCTGGGTCTTATCGCAGATCGTTGCGGCAGGGAGGAGCGCGCCGATGATGGTGCGCATGCGGTCCTCCGACGCGACGGGGACGGACCACAACTTCGTGGCCCCGTCGTACTTCCAGCCGTCGATCCCCTTGATCGCGTTGCGGATGTTCTCGCACTCGCTCACATAGGGGATCGACATGATGAGCACCGGGAGCCCGCCCACCTTGCTGCCGTCGAGCATGTCGATCACGATCGGCCCCGTCGCGGGGGGCGGCCCGTTCTGCTGGCGGCCGTTCCCCTTGCCGCGCCCCTTGGGGGCGGCCGGCGCAGGGGCTTGCGCGGCGTGCTGGTTCGCGACGTTGCAGTCGACGAATCGACCGATCGTGACGGGCGCCCCAGTCTTGGCATCGGTCCCCGACCACGCGATCGAGGTGACCTCGATCTGGGCGACCTTGCCGGCTTTGGTCTCGCATTCGATCTTCTCGCCGATGGAGACGGTGGAGTCGATCCTGAACCCCCACGAACCGTCGCGGAGCTTGCTGTAGCTGGCGCGCATGGCTTCCTTTCTACGCTCCCGGACATCGGGAGCCGTTCTTTGGGAGCCGCTAGCAGCGGTCCCCTCACAACGCGGCATGCCCCGCGGGTCGGTTGACCCCGGGGCGATGCGCCGATCATGCCGCAAAGTTGAATAGTCGGAGCATGGCGCGCCGGCAGGCAGCTCGTGCAGCCTTGTCAGCGGCGGTCAGGGCCACCCGACGCAACTTGGTGGTGGCAACGAACCGCAAAAAGCGCAGGTTACCGTTGATCTCGCGGTAAAGCGCTCGTTTCCCGTCTCCGTCCGGATGCCCCTTCCCCGGCTGTCGCGCGTACTTTTCGAGCCAGTGACCGCCTTCGATCTTGATCATGTTGTGCTGGCCGTTCCGGCGTGTCTGGTCGGGCATGGCTGTAGCCTCCTAACGCCGCAACCCCCGCAGGCATGTAGCCCCGGGGGTTGCGCGCTGTCAGAACATGCGGCGGAGCTTCGTGATCCCCTTGGGGGCGACCCTGGTACCGGCGGACATCGCATCCGACGGCCCTCCGAAGAAGTAGCGGGGCGACTCCGCCGCGACGATGGCGCGATCTAGAGCCTTACGCGCGTTGACCGCCTCACGGCGTACCGTGGCGACCTTGCGCGCGCCCTTGGCGATGGCATCGGCGAGCGCAGCGTCCGCCGCTTCCGCCGCCGCTCGGGCGACCGTGACAGCTACCTTGCGCGCTTGGCGATCGGCGAGCGCATCCGCGAAAGCGTCGCGAGAGACCCTGGACGCTTCCCGAGAGAAGGAGCCTTCCGGGGGGAGGTAGACCCCGGACGCATGGGCGCGCACGAAGCCCGGGATCGCTTCGGGGTACTCCGAGCCGCTCTCATCCGACGGGGCGACATTGGCGCCGAGCATGGAGCCGGCCGGCGCCTTGAACGTGGCGCGGGCGCGGGCGCGGGACACGTCCGCCGCACTGTTCTGCGCCGCGACGTCATCGGCGAGAGCATCAAGCCTCGCTTGCGCGATCCTGGCACGTTCGGCCTTTGCTTCGTCCGGTGTCATGGTTGGGTACCTCTCACGCGGTCAACCCCGGCACCTTGGGAGGTCCGGGGGACGCGCTAGAAGCTCGGAATCGTGACTCCCTCGGAGTCGACCTTGACGCGCGGATCGCGCCGCTCGTCCGCATCGACGGTCCGGCGGAAAGCCGCCGCATCCTGGGGCGCCTGGCGCGCGATGCTGGCGCGCTTGGCTTGCTTCCTGGCGTCGCTTGCGGTCCGGAGCACCGTCTCGGTTTGCTTGCGGGTCCGATCGTGTAGGCCGATGAAGTACTCGGCTTGCTTGGCGTCGCGTGCCGCGGCGTAGACTTTCCCCTCCCGCTCGTAGGACATCCGCGCCTCACGCTTGACGATGGCCGGCGCGGGGTTGCGCTTGGCTTCGCGCTTGTGCGCGCGGACGATGCCCCGAGCGAGCTTGGCTACCTCGTCCCCCGTCTCATCGGGGATGAGCGCAGCGGACGCCGCTTCCGCCGAGCACAACCGGCAGAGACCCTCACACCGAGGGTTAGAACACGTCGGGGGTTGCGCGTAGCGCGTCCGGCCGCCGTTCGCCCGTTGCGAGCGGAGCTGCTCCGCCCGGAGTGGAGCGACGCGCATCGAATCGGATTGCTCGACGTGTACTTTGAGCATGGTTGAACCTCTCACGCGGCAAACCCCCGCAAGTCTGGCGACTCCGGGGGTTTGCGCTTGTCGCCGGCCCTTGGCTGTAGTGCCTCGGGCCGGATCGTAGTTGCTAGGTGCGACCCTAGCTTTACCGTGGTTCCCCTCACGTATGCCGCGCGTCCCTATGGGCGGGCGGGTTTTCCGTGTGTGGCGCGTGCTCCTAGTCTATGTGCCGGCGCGCCTGACATCGGCGAGCTATCGGTGGGGGCCGTCCCCCTTGACTAGGCGGCGGGATTCGTATGCACCCGCAACGCGCCTCACGGTATCCCGTGAGAAGTAACCTCGTTCGCTCGTTCGCTTCTCCCCTTTCGACGTGGGGCGCGTTGCGAGTCTCTATCCCGGCTCTCTCCCTTACTGGCCTTACGAGGCATTGCTGGGGGATTCGTCCGGTCCTGCTGGTAGCCGAGGGGCCTACCGTATGTTAGCCCTGCCCCGTCGCATACGATGCGACGGGGCGCGCACGGATTGCCTGTCCGCGCTTGTGGTCTCGGGGCGCTCTTTCAGCGCTTGCGGCCCGAGTCTCCCCGGGGCGGCGTCCCCTCACGCATCGCGCGTTGTGGGGGCCCCGGCGGGGTGGTCTGTGCTCCGCGTGTCGCGGGTTGCTCCCGGCTGGACTAGCCCGGGGCTCATGGTGGAGTGTGCTCCCCTGTTGAGGGGGGCGATCCCTATCGGGGGGCCGCTTGTGGCCCTATGGTCGACTCCGGGTGGCCCCCCGGGCGGGTTGGGACCCTGCTCCCTGATAACCTGCCCCTATCCGTTCGCCGGTGCCTTTCCTATGTGCCCCGTCTTTCAGGGGTGGTTCGGGCCGGAGGCTCAGTAGCCGATCGCGCGGTCGACGGATGGGAGCAGGTTATCAGGGAGCAGGTAGCGGCCCCTTGCGGGTCCGCCCGGCGCCCTTGCTGGCGCGCCGTGCGATCCGTCCTAGCAGGGGCCGTGCCGTCGTTCGGTAGCTAGAGAACCCTGCCCGTTTCGGCTGGATCCCCCTGGTTTCCCCGTGTTTCGGCCCGGCGAGGTATGGCGCCGATGTCGCGGTCCGCGTGCCCTGCCCCGGGTGTCATGGCCCCGATCTCCCTTGGTTTTGCGGGTTGGCACGGGATTGTGGCCGGTTTCTGGGGGTATGGCGCCGGTGTCATAGCCCGGACCGCGACACGGATGTCATACCCCCTGTTTCTGCGTGGATCCTGCCCCCTCCCCCCGGAAACCCGCTGGATTGTGGGGGTATGATCTCGCTGTCATGCCCCCTCCCCCCTGACATGGATGTCATGGTCCCCGGTCTCCCGGGGCTCCTGGCGAGCTTGCGGCCGGTCCCCTTGGGATGGCCCCGTGCCGCCCCTAGACGGGCCTCTCCCGGGCCTAGTTCTCCCCGGAGGCCCGTCTACCCGTCCGGCGCCCCGGCCCCTCCTGGGGCGGCTCGCTCGGCTGGTCCGGCGCTTGCTTGGGTCCGCTCCGGAGGTTCCCCCCGATGTCCCGCAAACTCTGCCCCGTCCGGCGCTACGTGCCCGGAGGGGCCCCCGTCCGGTCCCGTGGGATCGCTGTCGCGCGGGCGCTTGCATCGGGAGACGTCTCCCGGGCACGTTCTCTCGCCGGAGGCTTCCGGGCGTGGACGATGGCGGAGCAGCGCGCGATCCTTGGCGCTGGTCGCGCGATCGAGCTTACGTACGGTGCGCCGCGCGACATCGGCCGATCCGTACTCGGCTGGATCTGACCCCCCTCGCCCCTGGCGCCGAACGGTGCCGGGGGCGCTGCCCCATTCACCCTGGAGATCCGAATGCTCAAGGTCCCGACGTTGACGGACAAGATCCTGGACGCGGCCGGCGACGATGCGGCCGAGGCTGCGCTCCGGCGCCACGGCATCGACCGCCGGCTCTGGTGGGCCCGCGGCGCCGAGCTGGATGGCTTCGTGAAGGTCCACGGGCTCGACGCTGTCGAGGCGGCCGTCAAGGCGGCCGGCGATGCTTTTCTGCGCGCCAGGGCAACGCTGAGGGAGCGGGCGCAATGACCACGGACTACTTCGGCCCGTGGGTCTACTTCGCCAGGAACAGCGAGGGCTTCATCAAGATCGGGACGACGTCGAGGGATCCGATCGCGAGGCTGCTCGACATGCGGACCAGCAACGCGCTCCCGCTCCGGCTCTTGGTGGCGATCCCCGGTGGGCACACCGACGAGGTCGGCTACCACCGCCTCTTCGCCAGGGCCCGCGTCCGAGAGAACGGCGAGTGGTTCCGTCCGTCGGCGCAGTTGGTCGCCTTCATCGACAGCGAGAAGGTCACCAATCCGCTGGCGATCTTCGGCGAGTCGGCCGAGATGTTGGCGGCTCACGCTACGATCGAGCGACTGAACCAGCGGGCCCGGACCCTTGAAGCCGAGGTGGAAGACGTCCGGACGGACAACGAGTGGCTCCACGCTGAACTGGCGAAGGTGCGGGCGGAGGCGGCTCCAACGCCGGAGCGGATGCGCCCGCTTGCCGACATCGTCGCCGAGGCCGAGCGCTTCGCGATCCGCATGGCCCTCCGTGCCAATGACGGCAACCGTGAGCGGGCGGCGAAAGCGCTCAACATCTCCATGACGACGCTCTGGCGGAAGATGACGGCTCTGGCGATCGTGTGGCCAGTCGGGGCCCAAGAGGCTGCGCCGCCACCGACCTAGAACAACCCCGGCCGTCTCGGCTGGCTCCCTGGCGCCTGGAGCTGGTCCGGGGCCACGTAGAGCAGGCCCCGCCTGTAGTCGGCGTAGGCCACGGTGCGGGCCTGCCAGTAGACCATCGTCGAGGGGTCGGTCACCGGGTGGAGCCACAGGTAGTAGACCGCCGGGTAGCCGTCCTCCGGCGGGAGGACCATGGGGTTGCCGAACCTGGTCGCGAGCGGGACCAGGACCTGCTCGCGGGTGAACTCCAGGTATGGGCCACGATCGCCGTAGACGATCCGCTGGTAGGACTCGGCGAAGGTGGTCCCGCTGGGCAGGAGGAAGCGCTGGAGGCCACCGTGCTCGACGAGGCCGGTCTTGGCTTCTAGGGCCAGCCGGTCGGCTTCACGGCTGCGTCGGTTCACGTCACCGGGTGTCGTCCGGTTTCGGGCAGATGGCCGAGCAAAGCCGGACAGTCGTAGCCCCTTCCTGAAAGCCGGACAGTTGCCCGGGGCTCCCGCAAAGCCGGACAGATTGCACCCCGGAGAGGGTAGCCGGGATCCCCCTCCGAGGGGAGCGGACATTCGCGGTCCGATCGACGATGTCGCTTTGATCCCCCTTGCTCGTCCGGTCGTGCCTACGATCCGTCGCTCGCATTGTTTGACGACGACCGAGCGAAGGTTGGAGACGCGATCGTCAAGGTACTCGCGTGGGTCGCGTTTAAGCTCCCGTTTGCCGCTGACCCTACGCAACACGATTCTTGGCCTTCGCATATTCCGACCCCGGCGTACGTGGACAAGGTCTTGGCAATCGTCGCAACTCATCCAGAATCGATGAGAGCGTCTCAGCCGCGACACGATAAGGGGCACGGATTCGTCAGTTATGGGAGTTGTTACCTCGTAAACGAGAAGACCAAACGTGGTCATGCTATTCTCGCCACGGCGCTGCGTTTCGATCTGAATGACATTACGGAGGAGACGATGGCGGGGATGGTCGCTGATGCGATCACGACGAAGAAGCCCGTCGCCACCGCCGGACCGACGCCACCTGAGCAATCGGCATCCGGGGCGCACGAAACTTTCGCCCTCTCGCCCGCGCCGACAAAACCGCCCGCGAAGAAGCGCCCGCGCCGGAGGAAGGCAGAGCGCTAATCGGGACGATACACACTCTGTCGGACGGCCGGATCGTGAGCATGGCTGTACGGACGATGCATGCGGCGCGCACCGCGTCTGGGACAGACGCATCATATTGCAGCGTCAGCATGTAGCGCTCAGCCGATGCAACTGCGATAAGACCGTCCAGTGCCTCATTGAGCGCGATCCATCCGGCCCCTTCCTTCACGGGCCGGCTCACGAGGCCCCCCGGTGTCCATCCCCTCTCGCGTCGCGGTCCCTGTCGAGCGAGAGGGTCCGGGCGCTCCGGAGCGGCCCCGCACCGTCGCAGCGTGTCGTGCGCCGGCTCGGTCTGTTGACGGAGCGGGACGCGCGTGCTCCGCTCGGAGCATGCCTGCCCCTCCCCCGACCGATCGCGACGTCGAAGCGGCTCGTGGTCGTAGTCCTTGCCCTTGCGGTAGACGGCCATCAGGCGGATCCCCTCGGGAGAACCGTCCGCTTCTGATCGCTCATGAGCCAGTCGCTTGTCGGCCTCCTCGCGCGTGAAGATGCAGTGCTTGGTGACCACGCGGGACCGGCCATCGGTGGCGTCGTCCTCTCCGTTGTCGAGGTACCAGTCGCCATAGAGGTCGATCGTGTAGCCGACGTGCTCCCAGCCGCGTTGCTCCTCGACGCGGTCGGTGACGAACTTGCGCCGGCTGGCTCGGACGTCGTGGAGCGAGAGGCTCTCCCGGAGGTAGGCCGCCATCACCGCGCCGACGTTCGGTGGCGCGACCGTGATCCACTCCCCCTCGTACCACTGAGCGATCGTCGGGCAGGTCGGCGAGAACTCCAGGTAGGTCCAGCGCTCCGTCTCGACCTCGGGGAGGGCGATGGCGCAGAGCACCAGCGCGGACGCTTGCTCGCTGTACCCTTGGGTCAGGTCGACCATCCCTCGCCAGCGCTCGCCGGGCAGGGTCGGCGGGGGCTTGGGCTGGTCCTTCTTCGGGGCTCTCTTCTTCGGTGTGGTCATTCGTCAGTCCTCCAGGATGTTGAGCGCTCTGAGAGCACGCTCTTCGAGTTGGCGGGCGCGCTCGCGTGTGACCCCGCCGATCATCTGGCCAACCGTGTCGAGGATCCGGTAGGTCTCTCCGGGTCGGCCGTCGAAGCCGAAGCGCAGGGTGACCACCTGGTGGGCTCGGGGGTCCCTCTTCGCCAGTGCAGCGAGGTTGCCGTTCCGCTGTGCCGCCAGGAGCGCCTTGAGCACGTCGATGCGGGCGAGCGGGAAGTCGTCGGCGAGGTTGGCCACACCGATGGCGGCCAGTTCCTTGAGCAGGCGAGCGCGTCCCTCGACGGAGGCGACGTAGCCGCGCAGACGCTCGACCTTGTTGCGCATCGCGAGCGCGCGGCGCTTGGAGACTTCTCCCACCTCCGTGGTGTCGTCGAGGTAGTACAGCACCGCAAGCACGAGCGCGGAGATGCTGCTGTTGTGGCACCCGTAGCCGTACTCCTGGGCCAGGAGGCGCTGCGTCGTCCGCTCCTCGCCGCCGACCCCGTAGTAGCGCTTGGCGATGGCCGCTGCCTCGAAACCGAGGGTGCCCAGTTCCTCGAAGAGGGAGCGTTGCGGGTCGACGAGGGTAGCCATGAACCGATGCTGCCCCTCGAAGTTCTTGGAGCAGATCCGATCCTCCTCCCAGACCAGATCGGGACGGACGTGCCCTGCCTTGATCTCGACGCCGCGATCCTTGCAGAGTCTGTGGTGGCTGTCGGGGTGGCACTTGGCCAGTATCGACGGGATGACCTGGATCGTCTTGAGCCGTGGGGCCCGCTTCAGGATCTCCTCGAACGCCCAGAGGAATGGGTGCCCGTGGATGTGGACGGTGACCGTGGTCTCGTCGACCCCGTCCAGCCCATGCTGGATCACCTGGTCCTTGCCGTGGTTGGTGTGGACGATGACCAGCCCGAGCGCGTCGGTCCTCGCCGCCGAGACGTTGCCGGCGGAGTGTGCGGTCTCCCTGCGCTTCGCCGGGACGGCTGGGGCCCGAGGCGGGCAGCAGTTCGCACAGGTCGCCTTGACCATGTTGTGGATGCACCGTTCGTGGCGCTTCGCTGCGTCCATCAGCGTCCGCCTTCCTTGTCCAGCCATGCCTGGAGCCCATCGGCTTCCAGGGTCCGCTCGATCTTGGTGACGAGGCCCCGGATCGTGGTGGCGGCCTGCTCCTCGGACCAGTTGTGCTTCTTGACCAGCCCGCAGGACTCACAGGTGTGGGCAGAGACGTCGAGGGAGGCGAGGCTCTCTCGGAGCAGCGCAGAGGCCAGGGTGAGCCGCTCGCGATTCGTCGTCATCGCTTGCCGGCCTTCCAGGTGTGGCCGCCAGCGCAAGCGTGCTCCCCTCGCCGGTCGGGGGTGCCAGTGCTGGGCCTGCCGCACCGCGGGCACGCTTCCGCCTTCTTGGCCCGCGGCTTGATCTGCTCGACCAGTTTGACGATGACGGCGGCCTTGAACTCGCGGTGCCCGACCACTGACGGGCCGCCGTCGAGCGCGGCCAGCGCCTTTGCGTGCTCGTAGAGGTCTTCCGTCTGGCGGAGGCACCACTGGTAGGTCGCCTTCTCAAGCGTCTTGTCGCGGGCCAGTTCATCCTGGACGCCGCGAGCGTAGTCCTTGAGGGGGTGGCTCATCGGTCGTTGCTCCTTGCGCGCCCGAGCGTGAGCCCGTGCTCCGTAAGTTCGTAGGCTCCACCGTGGGGGTACGGCTTGAACACGCCCTCCTTGCAGAGCACCTTCATCATCCGCTCCCATGCTGCGACAGCGAACCCCGCCGTGATGGGTTTCTCGGCTCGTTTCGTGCTGCTCGCCAGTGCGCCATCGACGGTGCGGCGCTGGGCGGTCGTCAGGTCGGATCGCTTCATCGCTTACCCCTCCGCTTCTTCGGCAGCGTGTCCTCGAAGCGCTCGTGCTGGGGGCCAACCAGATCGAAGTCGGTGAGGCTGGGCTCGAACATCGCTCGCAACCGGAGCGGGAGGTTGTTGCCCTCCCCGAGTTGGTGTGCGACCCAGCCGACGCAAGCCTGTTCGGCACCGCCGGTCGTCTCGTGGCAGGCCATCATCCGCATCGAGCCTCCCCCGAGCCCTCGGAGGTCGCCAGGCTCGGCGATGGTGTTTGCCAGGGCCTTGTGCTTCTCCTCGCTGTAGCCACCGGGGATCTTGTTGGGGTCGGTGCCCTTCTTCCAGGGGCACTTGGCGCACTGGCGACGGCGCTTGGGCTCGGCGCTCATCGGGCTCTCCGGATACGGGTAGCCCGCGTCACGACGTGGATGACCTTGGCCCTGGCCCAATCAGCCGCGCGTCGGTGGGCCGCCGCTCGGTTGCGCTCCGGCGTGTCGCTGTCGAACGTCTCGCGCTGCGCCGAGTCGACGAAGGCCACCTCCCACCGCTCGCTTGCGGGCATCCGAACCTTCCGACCCTCGGCGAGGTCTCGGACGTGTTTGACCTCGCGGTCGATGCGGGCGGGGTCGAATCCGAAGGCTGCGTCGAGCGCGTCCCGTAGTTCCTCCTCAGTCTCCGTGTCCTCGTAGAGGATCGCGGCGAGGTGTTTGACTCCCTCGCGTACCTGCTCCCGCTGCGCGTAGAGCATGATCATCAGCGCTTCCCGCCGGTGCGCCTCGGTCCACGGGGCCTTGCGGCCCTCATGGTCCTCTCGGGTACCACCGCAGGCTCGGCAGCGGGAACGATCGCCGGTCTTCGGCGCCTTGAAGGTCAGGCAGGGGGTGGCGCTCATTGTCCAGCCGCCTTCCTAGCAGCACGGGCGAGAGCCCGGTCGAGGACGTCGATCGCGCTGTGTACGTTGGCGACCGCCGTGGCGATCTCCTCGGGCGCGTCCGCCAGGTTCAGTTCGTGGGCCACGACGGACCACGCTGCGAGCACGGCGCGGAGGGCGGTCCTGGCGACGCGGATCTCGACGGCGGTCATCGGCCGGCCGCCTTGACCCAGAGGCTGGTCGGATTCTGGTTGTTGCACGGTGACCCGTCGTCCCGCTTCAAGCGGCGCGAGCCGTTCTTGTAGATCCAGACCACGATGGCCCAGCCCTCGTACCCGTTGGACAGCGAGACGAGCACGCGGTCTCCGACCTGGCAGCGGGTCCGCCCTTCTTCGGTCTCGACGAGGTTCGCCCTGGTGGGTCGCCCACCACGCCGGAGCACGGGCGTAACGATGGCGGCTGGCAGCCACCCCGCTGCTTTCATGGCCGCACGGTGCTCAACGTCGTCGTGCTGCCTGCAACCCGACACGCCGCTGATCGGCCACAGGGCCGGCTTCTGGCCGCTCATTGATCGCCTCGGATCTCGTCGAGCAGCGCCATCCGCTCCTCTTCGACCTTGCCGAGGTCGATCTCGAAGTAGCGAGCCAGCAACTTCTCCACCGACTCGGTGATCGGTTCCAGGCTGGATCCATAGCGGGGGTCGCTCACCTCCGCGCAGATGGACATGCCGTTCTCGCCGAGCCAGTCGATGAAGGTTCCGATCTTCTGGCTGTCAGCCTTCACCGAACGCATCTTGTCCAGCGTCGGCGTGGGGACTTTGCTCTCCCTCGTGTTGCTCATCGCTTCGTACTCCGGTGTGCTGCCAGCGCTGCGACCATGGCGCACAGTTCGTCCGGCGTGACCGTCTCGAACTTGGCGGTGACGGTGCCAGGCTTCCACGGGAAGCGGGAGCCCTTCTCCGGCTCGTGCCAGGTCTGCCGCGGGTCGCTGTACCAGCAACTGATCTCGGGCAGGTTCCCGCGGTAGGGCTCGACCGCCTCGCGTGCAGCGGCCTTCGTCGCGATCACCTCCTGCTTCCTCGTCTCATGCTCCGCGAGGATCTGCTCCCAGCGCGCCTTCGCGGCAGCGGCCCGCGCCTGCTCCTCGACTACTCGTCGCGCCTGCTCCTCCTCGGATCGACGCTTCGCTTCGACCATGCGAGGACCACGCACCGAGGGAAGCTGGTAGAGGATCTCCTCCGCGACGCCGTGCGCAGTCTTCCGGACGCCGATGACCTCGTAGTCCTTGTCGAAGCGTAGCACGATCCGGCCATCCCACGGAACCACGTCGATGACCTCGCCGTTCACCGTGAGCGAGATCGTCTTCGCACCGAAGACTCGGCGCGCGGTACATTCGGCGCCGTGCTTCCGCAGCGATGCGAGGACACGTTCCATCGTCCTCGCGGCGCCCTGCTGGAACGGCTCGCAAAGGCCAACCAAGTCGTCGTCCATGCTGTCTCCTTTGCCCACTCTTTGGTGGGACGGTCACTGTCTAGCACAAGGTCCGGCTACTGTCTAGCAGTGCCCTTCCCGCGCCACTTGTGACGGTAAAACCGGGTGGGCGCCTTGGAACGCTCGGCACGTTTGCTCCCGACTCGGCGAACAGGCGTCATCCTGTAGATCGACGTTTCTCCGTCGGCGTGCGGCTCGACGACGATCCAGCCTGCCTCCTTGAGGCTGTCGACGATCCGGATCGCTTGAGCCAGTGTTGTGCCAAGATCCGCAGCGAGCCCCTTGAGGCTTCTTCGCCACCTACGAGTCTCCAGGCTGGCTGAGGCCGACAGGAAGAACAGGAACAAGCGCTGGCCGACGTTTAGGCCACGCGCAGCGGTGATGACTCGGAAGTCTTCCTGTGTCACCGCGTGGAGGTCATCCTCGTAACTCACGGAAGTTCCCTCACCTTCCCGCACTTGCAGCGCACCACGTTCCCAGGACGGCGTTTGCGCGTCTTGGTCTTGCACTCGTCGCACACCGTCGCCGGCTTCTTCGGGGCCCGCCACACGAGCGCCGGGTAGGGACGGTCCGCCTGCGCCGCTGCCTCGACGACCATGAGCCGACGCACGGCATGGATCCGGGTTGGCTCCGCCTGCAACCAGCCGGCGACGTCCACGGGGCAGCCACGGGCCCGCACGACCACCTCGTCGGCGTCCACCCCCAAGACCGTCGCCGCGACGCGGAGGTGAGGCTCTGCCGGCGGGCAGGGCTCGGCACCCGTCTCGACCCTGGACAGGAACGTCGGGGAGATCCCCATCTTCTCGGCGAGGGCCCGGAGTCCTACCTGCTGGCCCTCCCTGGTCTGCCGCAACCACCGTCCGAACTGCCCCGAGGTGTCCATGGGTCACTCTGCTCCGCGTGCGCCACCACGACGCAGAGCCAAGGCTAAACGGTCCGGGCCGTTGCGGTCAAGCAAAACCTAACGGTTGACAGCCCACGGATCCATGTGGTTTTCTGCCTGTGCATCCTGCGTTAGGTGGCCTGGATGTGGGTCGTGTGAAAGGTCCCTGGGCGTGCCCAGAACCTGCGGAAAACCCGACGATTTCTCTCTACGGGGGTAGGGGGTCTGGTGTCGGGGGTCCCTCAGGTCTTGGGCAGTGGGTTCAGATGGGATCCGGATCTCTCCCTCCGGATCTGCTCTCGGAACTCTGGGATCAAGATCCACCTGTCAGGATGGAAGAGCAGATCCAGGATCGCTGGATCCTGCTAGACATGGCGGGCGGGCGTGAGGTGCTGCCAGGCCACCAACTGGCCTCCCTCACGCCCTTGTCTTTCCAGGGCGGGGCGGCACCCACTCGACGCTTCCCGGGCTCCCGCACCATCAAGCATGGCGGGCGCGGGGCTGCTAGACACCTGGCGCAGGCGGGCGCACCATCTGGGCATGCTCAACCCGTTCCTCGTCCTGTTCCACAGCTACAACCCGCTCCGCTGGCCGATCTCCACGCACCGCTGCGGCGCTGGGCTCACCGTCAAGGTGGTCTCCCCGCTCAAGCCACGGGAGTACGGCTGGGACCCGCATCAGCACCAGTGCCCGGTGACGCAGACCATCGAGGGGGCAACCGTCTCCACCAAGCCGCGCCAGGCCATCACGGCACACGTTCGCGGTCACGTCCTCACGGCGTTTGGTTCGGACAGCGTGCTGTCGCTCTCCCATCTGGCGCCTGGTGCCTACTACCGGAACGAGATCGTGCTTTCCGGGTGGAGTTACGGATGCGTCGAGGCTCCTGGCCATCCGACGTGGGGCGGGGCGCCGGTCTTCTGTCGTCAAGTCGGGCCGCTCTTCTTCAGGTTTGACACGGCGGCCAGGCAGGAATCCGGGATCGCCGCGTACCGGGCCGAGAAGGCGCGCGCTGCCGCCGAGACGGAGCAGCCTCAGATCCAGTAGGCTCGGGGGCATGAGCGTCACCGACCCAAGCATCGTCGACCTGCTCCGCGAGAAGGCGGAGGCACACGAGAAGGCAGCCGCCGAGCAGTGGGAGCAGGCCCGGCGGGCTCGGGCCGCCATCGCCGCGCTGGAAGGCACTGTGCCAGCACAGCCCTTCGTCCTGCCGCCCATGCTGCCCGTCCCGGGGCTCCCGTTCACGCCACCGTGGGCTCCGTTCCCAGGGCCGCCGTCCTGGGACGTCTACATCGGCGCCCCGCCGCCAGGGCAGGGGTCGATCACCATTTCCGGGGTCACGGCGAGCGGCGGCCAGGTCAGGCTGCACAGTTGACAGACAGCGGTCGGTGCGTAGGATGGTCGCCATGAACTCGTCCCTACGCTGAAGCGGTTCACGTACCGCCCGCGGTTCCAGCCGCGCCCGTCCTCCACCATTTCGTGATCATCCGTTCGGACCTGCCCCGCGGCGTGCTCGCCGCCCAGACGGTCCACGCCGCCGGTGAGTCTTCGCCCGGTGGCCTCCCCGAGGGGACCAACGCCGTCGTGCTCGGCGTTCCCGACGAAGCGGCACTGGAAGCCGTGTCCAAGCGGCTGACGCTCGCCGGCACCAAGCACGTCCGCATCGTCGAGAACGACCCGCCGTACACGGGGCAACTGATGGCGATCGGCTGCGTTCCAGGCCGGAAGGAGGTGATCGGTCGCGCGCTGCGCCACCTCAAGCTCCTGCGGTAACATCACGGGGCCGTAGCTCAGAAGAAAGAGCAAGCAGCCTTCGGGCTGCCGGTCGTTGGTTCAAGTCCAGCCGGCCCCACATGCGCCTCTAGCTCAGTTGGTAGAGCGTCCTGCGCCGCTTGCGGTTCGGGGAGGTCCGAGGTTCGATCCCTTGGAGGCGCACCGTCGTGGTAGGTAGCAACCACGCGCCTTTGGCTCAGTTGGTAGAGCGCTCGGGGTGTAGACCCGGGAGGCCGCAGGTTCGATCCCTGCAAGGCGCACCAGACCATCGACGACCGGACCGAGTAGGCCGTAGAGGGATCCCCTACGCCAGAAGGAGTATGGCGCCCACGCTGTGGAGCACGTACGACGGGGACATGAAGAACCTCCTCGCCCTCGCCGTCTTCGCCCTCGCCTCCACCGACTCAACCTGCGGGCTCTCGACTCCGGCCACCGGGACCGGGGGGAGCACCGCCTTCGTCACCGAATGCACAGGGCCGTCGCTCCGCGCGTTCACCTGCACCTTCCACTACTACCTCGGCTGCACGACCTACAACGTGCCCGTCATCGCGACCGACAGCGTGTGCTCCACCGACTCGTCGACCGCGCTCAAGTCCGACGACCTGAAGTTGGCCCACTACTTCGTGTCGGGCGGGCTCTCTGGGCTGGCGGTGCTGAGTTGCACGCTCGGCACGTCAGTGCAGTGGACGCCGCCGACGACCGACCAGGCGGCCGAGATGTGTACCCCGACCTGCTACGCCATGGGTGGCGTCTGCACGTCGCAGACCGACTGTTGCAGCGGCTCGTGCAACATCGGGGCGGCCGACGTGTCGGGGACCTGCAACTGACGCGGGACAAATCGACCGCTCACCCAGTGCATGACCGGCGGCGCGGCGGTGTCTTCTAGGCATGACCAAGATGACCCGCCGCGAACGCTTCGTACTCATCGTCCAGACCATCGCCTTCGGGTGCATGGTCCTCGCCGCCGCCGCGCTCGGCGTCTTGCCGGTACCACCGCGAGGGTGCTAGGTTCCGTCTGCGCAGGGGGGATGACCCTGACGCTCCACCCGAAGGAGATCCCCCCATGCCCAGCAACATCCACGTCCAGCGCTTCCCCGAGACGGCCGCCATCGCCATGCTCATCGCCCCCACTGATCGGGCATGGGTGGTCCAGGTCGACCACAAGGACCAGGCCGTCTTCTTCCGCCAGGTGCCCAACGCCGACACGCCGGAACCGGTGGACGGCTACCCGCCCGGAGTGCGGCACGTCTACGTGGACGCGGAACTGCCCTCGGTCGCCATCGAGGACGCCACCGTGCAGCCCCAGGACGAGGCCATGACCTCGCCGCAGGAGCCGATCGACTGGGATGTCTTCCCCGGGCTGGAAGGTCAGTGGGAGGGCGCCAAGATGGGCTTCTGGGCCCGGCTCAACGTCCGGTCGATCGTTTACTGGGGCGAGACCGAGCACGAGGCGGTCCGGGCCCTGGTGAACGGCGTGGCCAAGCTCTGCACCGCAGGCAGCCTCGATCACACCGGGCGTCCGGTCATGGGCAACCCGCGCCGCAGGGCCGTCGTGTTTCCGCGCGAGAGCATCGACAGCGGTGCGCCCAAGGCGTAGGTTGGGTGGGCAAGCCGTGGTGTACGGCGCGGGGATCCCTGGGAGGCGTACGACGACCAGGAGGAAGCGCAGCCGATGCACGCCGCCCCGGAAGGCGGAGGAGAGGGGGCGGATCCCTACGGCGAGCACAACCTAGAAACGGCGCGCGCGGTCCGCCTACACCGCGAAGAGGGGTCCGGGCACGATGCGCCGGGCCCTTCGCCTTTCCATCAGCCAGATCCGCGTGGACGTTCGCGCACTTGCGTCGTGGTCGTCTCGGCGCGCTTGACCAGAGCGGACGCTCAGGCGCATCCTCTCTCCCTCGCCGCCCTGGGCACCCGGCCACAAAACGCCGCGCCGCCCGACTGCGTTCAACAGGGGCGGCGCGAGGGAGGACTGATGGATGATCTACAGACCGCGCCATCGCCGGTCAACGCAGAACTTCCGCCCGTGCCGGACATCGACGAGGCGGAGCAGAACCGGGTCTGCACCCTGGTCGGCCACCTGATGGTGGCCCTGAGCGAGACGGGGTGCCGCAAGGGACTCGCGTGGTGGTGCCTCTACTGGTCGATCCGGATGGTGGGGCTCGACCCCTGCTCGGTGATGGTGGCAGAGGCGCAGCGGATCCACTCGATGGAGGGGATGATCACAAAAGACGGGGTGAAGCGGACCCTCGGCGGGTGCTTCTTCCAACTCGTGCGTGCCCACTTGGGCCGGCGCGGGTGGAACCGGCTTCAGCGGTACTCGGAGCGGTCCTGGTCCAGGCGCTGGCACCGCAAGATGCGGGAGGTCGGCCCGCTCCCGACGACGGAGCAGGGGCTGAAGGAAGCCCTGGTCGCGCTCGGGGACCAGCCGGCGCAGGGGATCGCCTGGCAGCGGTTCGTGGACCTCGCGATCCACCAGCCGTTCGTTGAGGCAAAGGGGGACGGGTTCGGGGGCGTGGCGGCGGAGATGGAGCGGCTCAGTGCAAAGGCCCGCGCCGAGGTCGCCATGCTTGCCCCCGTCGTGGCCACGGAGCGCCCGTCCCGGGCCCCGAGCAAGGCCCCCCGGTCTCCGGCGCCTCCGCCCGCCGCCAAGCCCGCCAAGAGCCCCCACAAGCTCAAGGGGCTGCCCCCGATCCCCGTCGTCGAGGTCTACCAGGCCAGGCGCCGGCCGACGGTCGGGGAGGGCTGAGCCGTGGCAACCAAGAAGATGCCGGCCATGCAGAAGCGGCTGCAAGAGACGTCTCGCGCTGGTTGTAAGCGTGCAGCCGCTGAGCGGAGGGCCAAAAAGCAGGAGGCTGCCAAGCCGCCCGAGCCCCTGGCGCCCTTCCTCTCTGGCGACAAGACCGGGCTTCCCATGCGTCCGCCGGGGAAGGCTGGTGGGTCGTGAGCAGCCCCCCGCCCCCAAACCTGCCCGACGTTCGTCCCGGTGAAGACGGCGGGGACTACGCCTCCCGCAAGGCCGTCGAGCGGGCTGCCCTCTGCGCCGCGATCCGGCGCTTCACCGTCGAGGCCCCCGAGGACAAGCCCAACGGCAAGGTCGAGGCGGCGATCGACCGGATCCAGGATCTGCTCGACCCCGCCGCGTGGGCCCAGGAGAGCGATCCGTCGCAGCGAGTCCGCGACCTCAACGGCGCCATGGCGGACCTCACCGAGGGGCTCGTCGAGGACACCGAGGCGCTCAAGGCCGCAGCGGAAGCCTTCCTCGGGGGAGACTTCGCCAAGCCGCTCGACGAGGACTCGGCGCAGATCCTGGCGCTGGCCGAGGTGGAGACCAAGCCGGCCATCCGCGGCCACCGCTACCGCTGCCCGTGCGGGGAGGTGTTCGGCGAGAAGAAGATGGCCGAGCACGAGCCGCACCAGTTCCTGGTGGGCCAGCGCATCGCCAAACTCTGCCCGTGCCCCTTCCCGATCGAGGGGCACGACGACGTGCGCTGCGAACTCGACGCCGACCACCCGGAGCGCACGCACTCCCACACGCTGCCAAACGGCGCGGTCATCCACTGGGACTACATCAACCCGGCAAGGGTCGAGGCTGGCTTCATCCAGGCCCACGACGTCTTCGAGGCGGTCCTGTCGATGGTGTCTGTGCGCGAGCCCGTCGAGCAGCCCACGGCGGTCTCGCCGCTGAACGCTGCCATCTCCGCCGCACACGACGCTGACGCCAAGGTGAGCGAAGCCCGATCTGCCCGTCTGACTGCGGTGACAGCGATGGGCAAGATCAAGGCGGCGGAGGCGCTGAGCAACGCCAGAGCCGCAGCGAACAAGGCGTGGTCGAAGGTCGAGCGCCTGGCCGGAGGTGTCGCGTGATCGGCTACGTCCTCCCGCTGGACCGGAGCCTGGAGGTCTTCCGGCTGCCCCGCGCCAACCTCCCCGAACGCTTCTGCAACGACGCTGGGCGCCAGTGTCGCGACACCTGCGGCCGGTGGTTCTGCACGGTCGCCAAGCCCCACGGTGGAGCGTGGCACGTCGCCCACTCTCTGACCGAGGACGGCAAGGTCGTCGCTGTCGCTCGGTGGAGCACCCCGTCGTGATCGCGCCGCTGTACACCGTCAAAGCGCGCTGGATCCAGCCTGGTTCGCGCGTCGCAGACGGGCTGGTCCAGACGCTCTACTTCGGGCGTGACGGCGTGACCGCTTCCGAGATCGAGGACGCCATGCACGAGTGGGCGCTGGACTCGACCTGCGGCGGGGTGGTGGTCGTCACGGTCTACGAGGGCGACAAGGTCGTCAACGAGGACAGTACGTCCGTGCCCATCGGCCAACTCTACGCGCCGATCAAGGTCACACCAGGCGCAGGGTACCCCGCGCACGAATGCGGGAGCCCGATGGTCCCTGGCGATGTCCTCGGATCCATGGCGAAGACGAAGCCGGACCAACTCTTCTGCGTCGGATGCTGCGTGCCGGTGGACGCCTCGCCTGCGGACCGTCTGCGCGCCACGACCGCGGCGTCTGTTGAGCGCCGAGCGAGGGCGTCATGAGCGAGCCGCTCGACATCGGCCCCATCGAGGAGCGAGCCGGCGAGGATGCTGGCTACCCGGCAGACAAGTGCGTCCATTGCGGCGGCCCGATCCCAGACGATGGACGGTTCCCGGTCTGCTCGCAGAGGGCGCCCGAGGCTCGCATGCCGTGTGTCGAGCCAAGCGCCGCCGAGGTGGCCAGGCACGATCGCGTACTCCTCCTCGCCGAGGTGAAGGCGCTCCGCGCTGACATCGCCAAGAGGGGAGGCTGACGGTGGCGACCAAGAAGAAGCCCACCGCGGTCCCCGTCACGGCCTCCCTCTTCGGCGAGCCTGCTCCGGAACCGTCTCCGGCCGAGCCTATCGTCGAGGCTGCCCCACGCGAGGAGACCCCGCTGGAGAAGGGCTGGCGCACCTGGATGGACGCCTTCAAGAAGGCCACCGGCCGCTCCTATGGCCGGTGCGCTCCAGACGGCCCGGCGCTGAAGGTGATCGTCGGCCTGGCCCAGGAAGACCTCGCCGCGCTCGGGCGTCCCCTCTCGGACCTGGAGGCCCTGCTCTCCCATCGCTGGGCGGGCTACCTCGCCGACCCTGGGCACGACGGCAGGCTCACCGACAACTGGCACCCGCTGCACTGGTTCAGCACCAACGCCAACAAGTACGGCACCCCATGGGACCCGAAGGTGTGGCTCGACGACGAGGGCCCGATCGACCCCCCGTGGACCACGCGCCGAGAGCCTGGGCCGCCGCCGGACATGGACCCAGAGATCAAGGGGATGCTCGCCAGGCTCTCCGCGGTCGGGTCGGTCGGCGAGGCGGACGCACTGGCAGCGCTCCGGCCCCGCTCGCTGGCGTCGATGGGGTTCGGTGGCAGGGCCGACTGGTCGCGCCAGCCGGGGGGCAAGCCGCCGTGGTCGCACGTACCGAAGTTGCCGGGCCACGGGGAGGACGGACGATGACCTTCCCGGAGCACTTCGTCACCATCGTCGAACCAGGCGGCGAGTACCAGCCTGGGACGTGCCTCTTCACCAGGCGCCCCGCGTCCAACCCTGTAGACCCGCTCTACGAACGCGTGGACATCGAACGAAACCGCGTCTGTTTCATGCGCGCCAGTGAGATGGTCATGCTCCCGTGGGTGGTGCCGCTCGACGCTCTGGCATGGGTGCTCGGAGAAGTCGTCACAGCGAACGGGAACGCAGACGAACAGCAGGCCGCGGAGCCGACCGGCGAGACGCGCATGTCGAGGCTGGCGTGAGCGACCACGATCGAGCCGGCGTCGAGATGGTGAAGCGCTCGCTTGTCGACCTCTGGGCCCTGCTCGTCGGGCTGGGGCTCACGACCCGCGCCAAGAAGGGGGCCGGCGGCTACTGGATCCTCTGCCCATGGCACTCCGAGGGCTCGCCGAGTTGCCACGTTCGGCCAGGGCCGGACCGCACCGTCCAGGTGAAGTGCTTCGGCTGCGCTGACGGGAGCGGGGACGTCTTCTCCCTCATCGCGGCGGCCCACCACCTTGTGCTCCCCGTGGACTTCCCCAAGGCCCTGGAGATCGGTGCCGGGATCGCCGGGGTGGACCTCGCCGAGGTGTCCCGCAACCCGCCACCGCCTCCCCCGCGCGTCCCGCCCCCTCCGCCGAAGCCTCACCTACCCGAGGCAGAGGCCCGAGCGTTCTGGGACCGCTGCGTCCCCGTAACCCAAGACGAGGGGGTCCTGGCCTGGATCATTGCCCGCGGGGGGATCGATCATGCGCAGGTGGCCTCGCTCGACCTGGCCCGCGCTCTCCCCGAGGGTGCTCCATGTCCGACGTGGGCAACCTACAAGGGCGACGCCGCCACCCCGAGCCCGTGGCCTGACCTTGGCTACCGCTGCATCGTCCCCATGTACGACCGCCTGGGGGCCCTCCGTGGGGTCAGGGCCCGCCTCGTCATCGCCGCCCCTCGTGACTACCCCAAGGCGCTGCCACCGACCGGCTACGGCGTCTCTGGCCTCGTCATGGCCTCCCCGCTCGCTGTCTCGATGCTGGCCTCGGCGCACTGGCCCAAGGGCTCCCCCCCTCCCCGCCTCGTGGTCGCCGAGGGGGAGCCGGACTACCTGACGTGGGCGACTCGTACCACCACGGACGCCGTCCTCGGGCTCGGAGGCAACGGGCAGTGGACCGAGGGGATCGCTCACCGGATCCCGGCCAAGACCAAGGTGCTGATCCGCACCGACCGCGACGACGCAGGGGACGCCTACGCCGAGGAGATCGCCACCACGATCGGCCCCCGCTGCACGGTCTGGGAGAGCGACCCCGAGGATCGCGCCGAGCGCCGCCGTACGAAGCCCGAACGAGACGCCGAGCGCCGACGCCAGGCGCACCAGACAGCCATCCCGACGGTACGGTAGGAGAGACGATGGGCCAGAACCTCGACGAGAACGCCCGCGCCGCCCGCGGTGACCTCCCATCCGATCCTGCCGAGGGGACGGCTCCCCCTGCTGCCTCGCCACGGTCATCCCAGCGCAAACCGCAGGGCCACCTACGCGCCGTCCCCGATCCTCCTCAACTCCCCCTGGAGAAGGCCACCGACCTCGCCACGGAGCGAGCGGTGCTCGGGGCCGTCGTCGCCGACAACGAAGCCCTGGAGGTGATCCTCGACGTCCTGCTCCCCAAGCACCTCTGGGACAACGCCCACAAGACCGTCTACCTGGCCATCGCCACCCTGGCCCGAGACGGGCAGCCAGTGAACCAGAACAGCGTCGAGTTCAAACTCCGGGACCAGAACCGACTGGAAGGCGTGGGAGGCCAGGAGGCTCTCTGGTTCATCATCCGGGACATGGGCCTAGGCTCCATCGACGCGGTGCGGGCCGCCGCGCTCCGGCTGGTCGACCTATCGACCCGGCGGGACGTGATCATGCTCTGCCATCGGGTGGCCACGGAAGGCTGCCTCCCCGACGCGCTCTCTGACCCAGCGTGGGTCTCGCTCACGGTGGAGCAGATCGGGGAGGTCGCGGTCACCAACGCTCGCACCTCTGCCAAGCCGGTTGCCGAGATCATGGAGCGGACCATGGCGGCCCACCTCAAGGCTTCAGAGGAGCCGGGAAAGGTGGTCGGGGTCTCGACCGGGATGGAGCCGATCGATGACGCCATCGCAGGCTTGCACCGCAAGGAGATCCTGCTGCTGCTCGGCCGCAGTGGTGGCGGTAAAAGTTCGCTGACTCGCCAGTGGGGGATGAACGTGGCGCGCAAGCCAACGACGACGAAGGACCATGATGGACGTGAACTGCACGAGTGGAACGCCGTGGTGTTCGCCGTTGCTGACTCCATGACCGAGGAGCAGGTGTCGACGGCGATGGCCTGCACGCTGGCTCGGGTGGCGGAGACGAGGCTACGCACCAAGCAGATGGTGATCAGCGACGAGTTCGGCAGGGAGGTAGAGAACCATTGGGGACCGCTCACGGCCGCCGGCCGCAAGATCGCCGAGTGGCCGGTGCTCATCCACTGCGACCCCAAGATGACCGTCTCCGGGCTCCGCGCCGAACTTCGCCTATGGCGCACCAGGCTGGCGAGCAGGGGCTGGCCCTGCCCGATCTGTGGCCAGCGCTGCCCAGCGCGCCTCGCACTGGTCGTCGCCGACACGCTTCAGGTCTTCGCCAACAACGAGCCGACCCTCTACAAGGGCGAGGGGATCTTCGAGCGCACCGACCGTGTCGGGCTCGGGCTGTTGGACATTGCCAAAAAGTTCGACGTCGCCATGGTCTGCATCTCGCAGCTCAACAACACGGGTGGAGCCTTCGGTGCTCCGAGCATCAAGACGCACGTCCAGACTGAGGTGACGCTCAAGACGGCGAAGGAGAAGGAGGGCTCCGGGAAGAAGGAGGTCGTCGGCGCCAACTTCGTGGTCGGCAAGCAGCGGCACGGGCCGGAGACGTCGGTCCCGCTGTGGTTCCGCAAGGATCTGACCCTCTTTCAGGAATGACCATGAAGCCCCCCACGCTCACCAAGGCCGGACTCGTCATCATCGACGGCGAGGAGGTCCCCCCGCAGCAGGCCCGCGAGTACGCCTTCAAGATCCTCGGGCTCGCCACCAAGGGCGACGAGATCCGACTGCGGCTCCGAGGAGGTGACCGCTTCGTCTTCTCGAAGGACGGCACGGTCTACACGGCCCACTACCGGGACGACTCCAGGTTGCTCTACGCCTACGTGGTGGGACGGCGTCGGTCCGGCCGGGCTCCCATGCCGTGCTCTTCGTGCTCTGCTCCGTTGGAGCAAGGGACGACGGCCTACAAGCCGATCCTGCCCATGGAGAGCGACCCGAAGCGGACGCTGTGGCGTGAGGTCCACCTCTGCGCCGGCTGCGTCGAGGCAGCCCCCGGAGCCAAGACGCGGCACGGGTTCCGTCTCATCATTGGCGGTGCGTCGTGAACTGCCGCATCTGTGACGCGCGGCTGTTCCCGATGGTCTCGTCGGGCGTGGTGAACGGGAACGACTTCTGGTGCCCAGCGTGCGGCGCGGAGCACGAGCGCATCGAGAAACTGGAGCCTGCTCGCAGACGTGCTGCCCAGCCACAGAGCGACATCGCAAGACCGTCGATGCTGACGTGGGAAGGGAAGTTGCACCCTGACGGGTCGATCTCCTTCTTCTGCCAAGGGACTGGCTCGCCGAGCGATGCCAGGGACATGGACGACGCGGTCTCCTTCTTGGCGCTGGCCGGCGAAGAGAGGCAGCGGGCGCTTCGTGGGGAGGACCGTTGGACCTTCCGGCAAAATCATAGCGGTACCTACTTTGCCCGGATCATGGGCCAGGAGGCCGCGCTGGTCCCTTGGCGTTGCGGCGGCCGGCGTGAGCGAGGGCCGCGTCCAGTATGGGCCCCGTTGCGGCGGACTGGCTACACCCCACCCCCCGAGCGCTGCGACGCCTGCAAGGCGGACTTGGTGAAGGGCTCCGAGGGCTATCGCGCCGAGGACAAGGCAAGCGATGGGCTGGCCACCAGCGTCGATTGGCGGCGGGTACGGTTCTGCGCTGCCTGTGTCAGGGCCGCGCCAAAGACCGAGGCGGGGGCTCGCCCGGCGCTCCGGGGCATCGACGGTGGCAGGGCGAAGAAAAGTGTCTAGCAGCGGATGGACGTGCTAGACAGTAACCAGGACGACGACGCGGCCCCCTCTCGGGCGCGCGAAGGAGCAGCATGACGGACCAGGCGCAGGCGCCGGACCCTCCCGACATGGAGTGGCGCGGCATCGAAGTGGAGGACGGGGAAGAGATCGCAACCGCGGTGGCCAAGGTGGGCGGTGTGCTCTCGCCTCGGTTCTTCGTCCCATCGAAGACCTCACCGCCTGGGAACTGGCGCGACCCAGCGCCAGCGTTCGGCTACCGCATCATGGCAGCGTGGGCACTCGACCAATCTGCCAAGGCAGAGCAGCGTGGGCGCCACGTCGAGGCGTTGCTCAAGGAGCGTGACTCCGCCATCCGGCTCGCTGGCGGATCGGACTACATCGAGACCGCGGTCAAGCACATCCTGTTCAGGGCCGAGCGAGCGGAAACGGAGCGCGACGAGGCCAGATCCTGGGTTCGGCGCCTGACGGCCGAGCAGCGGGTGCTGACGTGCGCCTTCTGCGGGGACGCCTACCCGCCCGGCACGCCGGAGACCAACCACGAGGCTCTCACGGCTCACGTCAAGGTGTGCGCGAAGCACCCGCTGGCTGGTAGGATCGACCCGTCCGACCTGGACGAGGCACTGGCTGCGGTCGACGTGGTCCATTACCCGATCGCCGCCGGGATCGACACAGGCACCGCCGTTTGGGCCCTCAAGACGAGGCTGGCGGTGGCCACCACGATTCTTCGGCGTCTCGGCGTGACCGTTCAGCCCGAAGAGGGCAGCCCGAAGTGAGCCGCGACGAGTACCTCTCGCTCGACGAGCGCACCAGGCTCGTCCTCGCATCCGCACGCGCGCCTGACCCGGTGCTGAAGGAGCGGAGCGTCCACCTCGCCGAGATGAACCGGGTGCTCCACGCGCTCCCGCTCGGCTCTCCGGAGCGGTACCGCTACGCGATGTCGATGGCCGACTACATCCTCACGGAGCCGAAGCGATGAGCCTACTGCGTTCTGGTGAGATCGTTCACGGTGACACGCTCCACATCCTCGCCGAGGAGCCTGCGGAGTCCTTTGACACCATCTTCCTCGACTGGCCGTACCCCCAGGCGAGCCCGGTGCGTGGGAAGGATGACGGGGCCGCCGCTCGCATCTTCGGGCCGGTGTCGTTCCTGGTCCGCCTTCTTCGGGAGACGAACCGCATCGCCAAGCCTGGGGCGCACATCTACCTGTTCGGCGACTGGAAGGGCATCCCAGACGCCGGCTACGCGATGAGCGTCACGGGCTGGTTCCCGACCACCATCATCGCGTGGGACAAGCAGTACGTCGGCACGGGCGGCGTCTGGCGTTCGTCGTGGGATCCGATCTTCTTCGCCAGCAAGGGACCGGCGGACGTTCGGACCGACAAGGCATATGGCAACACGCTCCGCACCCCATCCGTGCGCGCCGGCCGGAGCCACCCGTACGAGAAGCCCGAGGCGCTGTGGGCTCGACTCTGCGACGTGTCGGTCGCCAAGGGCTGCCGCGTGCTCGACCCGTTCGCTGGGAGCGGGTCGAGCCGGGCTCCAACGCTGGCGGCTGGGGGCGACTGGTACGGGATCGATGTCGATGCCGCATTCGCCGACGCGGAGCCGAAACGATGAGCGCTCTCACCGATGCGGACCGATCGGTGATCGCTGCCTGGCGCGACCTCGGCGCCGCGGTGGCGATGCAACGCCAGGCTCGGGACAGGGTCGACGGCCTCAAGCCGGACGCCCCGGAGCGAGCGATGCGCGAAGCGATCCTGGCGTACACGACCGGCCTGGCCAAGCGTGCTGAGGCCGACTGGGTCCGCGCTGGGGTCCAGGCCATGGCGAGCCAGCCGCTGTGAAGAAGACCAAGAAGGAAGAGGTGGCCAGGGCTCGGTCCGCAGTGGAGGTGCTCCTGGCCAGGAACCCGGGCACCAAGCCTGCGACGATGCTCTCCTGGGCGGCCCAGTACCGTGCCATCGCCGAGGAACTGACCCGGCTGGCCCTCGTGGCGTCCGGTCCCATCCAACCGCAAGAGGAGCCGCCAGGATGAAGCAGACCATGCTCGCCGTCGTCGCCCCGCCTGAGCCGTCGCCAGCGGACCAGGTACTGTCGCTCATGGCTGGGCAGCCGGTGCTCTGGCGGGCCAGCGACGTCCGAGAGCGGACCGAGATGCGGCCCGAGACGATCGGTGCGTGCTTCGCCAACTTGTCGGCCCGCGGGCTGATCAAGTGGCACGAGCAAGGCGGCTGGGAGGTCACGCCAGCGGGGCGCGAGTACGCCGAGGGGCTGCCGACTTGACCACGATCGCCTTTGAATTTCCCTTCACGATCACGTCCCCGAACATCGGGCTCCGGGCGCACTGGTCTGTAAACCACAAGCGGGCGAAGGGGATGCGCGATGCGATGCGCGTCTGCCTGGCCGCGTTCGTCGCGCACAAGCCGGACCTGTCGAGGCTCGTCACGGTCTCGATCCAGCGTGTTTCGCCGCGAAAGTTCGACCAAGGGGACAACGACCCGTTCTCTAAAAAATCGTTTCGGGACGAAATCGCTGCATGGCTCGGCGTGCCGGACAACGACAAGCGCGTCGTCTGGCAGTACCCAGAGCCAGAGCGCCGCGGGGCCCGGGAGAACGTCGTCGTGGTCCGCATCGAGGATGACCGGCTCGCCCAGAGCCCACTGCCCCGCGTCTTCACCGAGGCCGAGGTCAACGGTGGCCAGGTCAAGCTCTGTAAAGGCTCCGGCAAGCCTGCGTCGGTCGCTGCCCCCACCTCGCCGTGCTCCTACTGCGGGAAGCCCTCGGTGCCGACCCGAGCGAAGGGGGAGGTCATCGTGCTCGCCTCCCACCCCGAGGGCAGTGGTGTGGCCAGGCCGGCGCCGGCTCCAGCGGTCGAGGATGCCTCCCCTCCCCTCGCCGCCCCCTCGGTGCCCGTCACCAGGCCCTGCTACCTGGCCCACCCCGACGACCAGCGAGAAGGGGTCGACGACGACTGGATCGTCCGGAAGGAGCGCTGGGTCATCCCCAACGGCTGCCCAGAGTCGATCCCGATCCTGGCCAAGAAGGGGATGGTCTTCCTCGTGCGCCGGGACGCCTTCGATCGGTCGAAGGGCGGCCACATCTTCGTTTACGACGCGGCCACTCCGGAGGAGGATGCCGTGGAGCGGGCGCGCTGGGAGCAGCGCCCCGAGGAGCAGACCAAGCCGGCGCCGACGGTGGTGCGCCGGACCCCGGCCGGGGTGGTCCCGGTAGGGCGGCGCCCGTGAGCGCCTGACGACGACGGAGGAGAGGAGCGAGGCCCATGGCCACTTTCAACGAGAAAAGCGGGTTTTACGAGGAGCGCGGGGAGTTGGACCTCCCGGTGCCCATCGACGCCGAGCAGGTCGAGATCGCCACCAAGGAGATCAGCCGGCTCTCCTGCGAGCTGGAGCCGCTGGAGGAGGAGAAGAAGCGGGTCGCCAAGGCACACCGCAACAAGATGAAGCCGTGGAAGAAGGAGCACGACGGCCTCGTGCTCCAGATCAACGCCAAGGAGCTGAATGGCGAGGAGAAGGACCGCGCGCTGGAGGACGTCTCCCGGCTCGCCTGCAAGATCGTGCCGGTGCAGGTCAAGGCCAGGCAGGACGCCTCGGGCTTCATCGCGAAGATTCGCCCGCTCAAGGAGGACTGGACCAAGTTCACCAAGGAGGTGAACGAGGGGATGCGCCTGACCAAGGTCCCCGTGCTCGCCGTCTTCGAGACCAACGAGAAGGTGCTCTACCGGCTCGACGGGGCCAGCCCGGCGGAGGTCCCCGGGACCCGGAAGCCGTTCACCGAGGCGGAGCGGAGCCTGATCAGCCAGGGGACCCTCTTCCCGGCCATCGACGCCTTCGAGATCGGCGGGGTCGCCCCGAAGGCCAAGGCGCCGAAGCCGCCCAAGGCTCCCAAGCCGCCGAAGGCCGAGGAGGGGGGCGACGACTCCGACGACGACGAGGGGGACGGCCCCGTCTCCGAGAAGCAGCCGAAGAAGGCCGCCAAGGACGGCGACCCCGCCGGCACGACCCGCATCAGCCGGCCCCGCAAGAAGGCCGCCGCGCAGTAGCCTCCCGCCTCCCCGCCCGCTGGCGTTCTGCCAGGTCTGCGGCTCTCTCCCCTCACCAGCCACAAATGACGTCGCCCCCGGCCGGCTTACGCTGACCAGGGGCGACGGGGCTTACGCTTGCAGGAGGCAACCAGTTCGGGAGGACGACCGACACCGACGACGGAGCAGCGCGAGACCCGAGGCAGATCCTACACGGGTCTCCCCCGTCGCGCTACATGGCAGGCTTCGCGCGGAGCCCGCGCAGATCCTCCGGCCATTCGGACTCGGTCCCGCCGTGCGAGTCGGCGAGTCGGACGCGCCAGGCCCCGCCGATGTCGTCCATCTTGGTGTCTGCCGGCCAGTGAGTTCCTGGCCCTTGGATGCCATCGGCGATCGGGTGTGCCCCGAACTGCTTCGGGAACCAGACCGTCCCTGACTTGCGGCAGACGTCGCGCATATCGCGCATCCACTGGATCTTGAAGGGCCGCGCCCCAGGGCCGCTCTCTCCACCTTGCAGGGCCCATCCGCGAGGCCCGAGTGCGAGGAAGACGTCGGGGAGGGTCACCGCCTCCAGTTGTGGCTCGACGGAGAGGAACCACACCGGAGACGGGCACGCGAGGAGGTCATGGATGCGCTCGTCGGCGCGCTTCTGGTCCTCGACGGTGACGCCGAGCCGTACGTTCTTGAGCGGCCAGACACCTGGAACGAGGTTCTTGGGCTCGCGGAGCCCAGCCTTCTCCATCGCCTCCTTCGCCATCCTGTAGAGGAACGCGCAGATGCGCGCTCCCAACGTGCCGACCATCATCTGGCGGGCCTGATCCTCCAGCCACACGAAGAACTCACGCATGCGCTTGGCCCGCTTCGTGAGTACGTCGAACGTCTGCCATCGAGCCGCCGCCATGACCCCGAAGACGGCGGCGATGTCCTCGAAAGGGTGCCCCTCGAAGAAGAGGTCCCCCAAGTCGTTGACGAAGATGTCGCGCGCCTTCCTGGTCCGGAGCGGCTCGTCCAGACGGTCGGCGACCATGCGGCGCTCGCCGGTGAAGTGCGGCCCGTGCGCGCTCATCACGGACAGGCCAACGTAGGCCGGGTGCTTGCTCAGTCGTGTCGCAAGGAGCCGCTCGGCGTAGCAGCCGCCCACACCAGCCGCGCCACCGCAGCCGGGCGAGACGCGCCGGCAACCAGTGAGCGGGTTCCAGGTCGATCCGCTGTCCGGGATGAGGGTGCCGTCAAGGGCGACGGCCCAGGTCCATTGAATGCTCGTCCAATTCACTTGGTGGTCTCCTCGACGGTGCTGTCCGCCTTCAGCCGGGCGGTCTTCTGCTTCGGTGGCCCAGCGTGCCCTGTCTTCTTCCCTGAGGACCCGACCTCGATGAGCCTGACCAGGCGGGAGCCGTCAGGCTGGAGGTGCCCCATGCTGTCCAGGCGCCAGCCGGGGACCTTCTCGCGGACGACCTTGGCCACCGTGTTGAAGGGCTGGGAGCCGGACTTCTTGGCCTTGGTCATGACGCACTCTTGAAGAGGTCGCGCGTGAGGTTCTGGCCAGCCTTGTCGGTTGTCTTGTCGTCCATGCTCGTTCTCCTGCGGCTTCGAGGGCCGCGCCAGTCGTCCAGGAAAATTGTCTAGCACAGACTTGACTGGCGGTCCGAGATTTGTGACATTGCACAGCGGACGACAGACCCGGCGCCGATGGGGCCCGGGAGAGGAGACTCTCATGAGAGGAACGAAGCCCCGGACCAAGGTCCCGGACCGGGTGACGATCCGCATCGGCGACATCAGCGCCAAGGTGGACGAGGCAGGGCTGGCGCTCACGCTGGTCCACGGTCGATCGCTCGGGCAGCCGGCGGTGCTGCGGACCTTGCTCCTGGCCGGCGCCAACGCGGTGCTCGGCGCGTCGAGCGAGGATCGCGGGATGGTCGCGCTCCGCATGCTCATCGACGCCGGCCTGGCCGAGGAGCCGGTCATCCCCGAGGCGCTCCGCGGGCTCACGCCGGCTCAGGCGCAGAACTTCGCCAAGCGGTTCAACGCCGTGACGCCGGAGCAAGCCCTGGCCCCGCTCCGCGCCAAGGTGCTGGCTTCCGTCTCTGCGGCGCTGGCGAAGCGCAACCGCAGCGACGTGAAGGACGAGGAGGAAGGCGCTGGAGCGATGCTCGACGCCGTGGTGCGCGACGCCGCCAAGTCCGCCAAGGATGGGGACAAGGTGGACGCGGCCTGGCGAGCCTTCCGCAATGGATGGTCGCTCCCTCAAAACCTGTCGGCGGATGCCGAGACCGACGTGGCGGCGTTCTACGCGGCCGCCTACTTCGAGGCCAGCAGGAGGCCGCTCTCCAAGGTGAACCGGGAGCCGCCGTTCCCGCCGCCCAAGCACATGGCGCCCGCCAAGTGGCCCGGGCTGCACCCGCGGGACCGAGGGGACACCAAGAAGCGGAAGGCGAAGACCACGGCGAAGGGAGGTCGGTGATGGGCAGCGAACTGTTCCAGACCCTGAAGGACCAGAAGCGGAAGATCGGGCGTGGAGGCGCCGAGACCCTGGTCGGCCCGCCGGAGGAGTTCATCGTGATCGGGGTCGACGTCGACGCCGATGCGCTGTGCAAGAAGTACCCGAACCCGGACACCAGCAAGGCGCACGCTCGGGCGCAGGCGATCATCCGAGGGGTCGTCGACCGGACCCGGACCAAGGGGCCGCCGCCCGATTGGTTCGTCCAGAGCCTGGCCGGTGGCGTCCGGCAGTTCCCGACGGTCGCGAACCTCGGGCCGGACAGCAAGGGCCGGATCTGGATCGTCCATGTCGTGGGCCGCCAGCGAAACACCGGCCTCCGCATCTGGAACAAGAAGCACCCGGACGACACGCACGACCTGACCTGTGTCCTCGCCCCACTGAAGCACAACGACAAGGCGGGCATCGACGCCGAATTGGACGCTTTGGAGGCCAACGCGGAGAGCAACGTCTTCGTGGCGATGGCTCCGTCCAGCCTCGGCGACCACGCCGCCAGGCTCAAGGCGAAGGGCAAGAGCGACGCCTACATCGCCGGGAGGATCGGGGCGCGCGACGCCGAGCATGTCCGGCAACTGGTGGCGCTCTCCGAGTGCTGCGAGGCGGTCCAGCAAGAGGTGGACGCCGGCCGGGTCGCGCTGGCGGCGTGCGTCGCGCTGAGCAAACTCGCGCCAGAGGAGCAGGAACGGCGGGTCAAGCGGACGGCGGCAGCATCGGCGAACGGCGGTGGTCGCGCCCAGGCCGCTCGTGACGCTGTGGCCCCTCCTCGGCGCAGGAGCGTCAACGCCAAGGTGCTGGAGGGGACGGAGCAGAAGGCTCGCGCCCTCTACAAGGAGAGCAAGTCGGTCCGCCTCCTCGACGCGGCCCAGATCCTCGCCTGGGCGCTGGGCAAGGCGGAGTGCCCGGAGTGGCTCGCCAACGCGGTCCCGACGAAGGGGGCGGTGAAGTGATCCTGCGCGTGCAGTACCGCGACGGTCCGTTCGAGGAGATGCACTTCGACGAATGCCAGCCGATCGCGCTCGGCTCGTTCGTCCAAGGCGCGCTGGGCCCGTCCGAGGTGGTCGCCACGACCCCGACGAGAATCGTGGTCCGTACGCTCGCCGGGGTGCGACTGGCCAACGGTCTGGTGGCCCTGAGTCGCCAGGTCATCGAGCGCCCAGCGGACTGGCCGTGGGAGGCTCCTGTGCCCGTCGAGGATCGACGATGACGGACCGCGCCAGCATCAGGGCAAGCATCGCCGCTTCGCTCCGGACGACGGCGGACTGCCTGGAGCACGATGGATCTGTCTTGGCAGCCGAGGAGCACCGTCGCGCCGCCAGGATCGTCGAGGGTGACTTGCCCCTGTACGAGAGCGACGGAAGGCCAACGAAAAACGGTGAAGCATGACGGCGAAGAAGAGAGCGAAGAAGGCAGCGAGGCCCAAGAGCGACCGGACCAAGGCGAGGGAAGCCAGTGAGGCTCTGCGAGTGCTGACGCTCGACCTGGCCTACGAGAAGGGCCAACTGGTCAGGGACGGGCTCAAGGTGCTCGACGAGATGGAGCAGTTGCTCAAGGGGACCAGGTTCTGCCTGGAGAAGTCCGGCGCCTTCCCGATCAGCGTCGTGGAGTTCGCCAACAAGGGTCGGACCATCGTGAGCCTGGCGACGGCGTTCGCGGTGCTCTCCAAGGTCGAGAACGACGCCAAGAAGAGGGAGCGATGAACCAGGGGGATCTGTTCGCGCCGGGGCTCGCCCGCCGGACCAGGCTGGACATCGAGCCGCCCTTTCGATGGGTAGGCGCCAAGCGCTGGCTCTGCCAACAACACGGCTACCTGCTCCCGTCGCCATCCTCCTGCTCGCGCATCGTGGTCCCGTTCGTTGGCGGGGGGAGCATCGCGTTCTACTACGCCGGCCTAGGCGCCCAGGAGAAACTGCGTCTGTCCGATGCGCTCCCACCGCTGATCGATGTCTACCTGGCGCTCCGTGACATGCCAGAAGTCCTGCTCGGCCTGCTCCACGGCATCGAGGAGAAGGGGTACAGCCGCCAGCACTTCGAGCAGGTCCGGCACCAGTACAACGCCACCCGCGAGACGGCGACCGTCTCGATGCGCGCCGCCCTCTTCATCGCGATCCTGTCGTGGGGCATGAACGGGCTCTGGCGCACCAACCGGAAGGGCGAGTGCAACACGCCGTTTGGGAAGCCTGCCGGTGATGGGCCGCTCCGCTTCCCCTCCGAGGAGCGGCTTCGGGCCTGCTCGCGCGCGCTCCAAGGCGTCCCCATCGAGTGCCGCGACTTCGAGGCGCATGTCATCGACGCGAAGCCGACGATTGGCGACTTCTTCTACTTCGACATGCCCTACGTGCCGGCGAGCGCCACGTCCGCGTTCACCGGCTACACGCAGGACGGCTTCAGCGCGGATGACCAGGCGCGCCTGGTGGCTCTCCTGCTCCGGCTCGACAAGGCTGGCGCACGCTGGGCGCTCAGCAACAGCGACACCTCCGTCACGCGCCAGATGTACGCCTACCCGAACTGGAACGTCACGGCGCTCCAGCGCTCCGGCTCGATCTCGTCGAAGACCGACGGTCGCCAAGCGGTCGGGGAGATCCTCGTGCGAAACTATAGGGAGAACGACCGATGAACACCAAGGATCAGGACAAGGCGAAGGCGGAGCACCTGGACAGGACGCTGGAGGACATCGAGAAGACCCGCCAGTTCCTCGACACGCCGGCCGGCAAGGTGCTGGTCAACGTGCTGGGCGTGGCCTGCCTCGTTGCGGACCTGGCCAACGGGACCGTGGCGCTGGCTCGGCGGATCTTCCGGAGGAGACGGTGAGCACCTACCCCGTCAGGTTCGTCAGCCCAGAGGTAGAGGCAGCGGTGCGAGAGCAGGACGCCAAGACGTCGCCCAAAGGCTGCTACGAGGTCAAGCCGTGCGCCGTGTGTGGCCAGTTGAACGTTGCACACCGACTCGTCGATGACTCGCCGCACGGGCACCACATTCGCGGGGCGAGGCACCAGAAGGCGCTGGCGGGTAGAGCGAAGACGCTGGTCGAGATCCTCGTACCAGAGGGAGGCGCAACGTGAAGGACATCGAGACGCTCAAGCGTGAGGAGCGGGAGCAGCAAGCGAGGATCGCAGCGGGCTCCACCTGCACCCCCGCGTGTAGACCCGGGGCGTGCGTATGCCGTGTCGGGACGAAGGTCTCCAAGCGCCAGGTTGGCTTCGACTTCGCCCAGCCTGCGAAGCCGACCCCGCAGATGTCCCTGATCCTCGACGCCGTGAAGAAGGAGGCCGCTCCGCCGGCCAGCAAGCCAAGGCCGGCGAGCGAAGAGGGGTGGCAGTGTCTGTCCTTCTGGGAGCCTTGGTTGCAGGGAGCGATCCTGCGTCGGCATCCACTGGCGAAACGCATCGAGAACAGAACGGCCTGGACCGGGTGCTCCTACCGCGGCCCGCTGCTCCTCCACGCCAGCAAGGGCCACGGGACCCTCGTCGACTTCACCGAGGCGGTGGAGACGATCCTAGAAGTGCTCGGCCTCCACCTGGACGATCCGAACGATGATACGGCCCAGGTCCGAGCCATGCGAGGAGTCGCCGAGAGCACCAGGATGACGGCGCGAGGTGCGACGTGGAAGCCGGCCAAGGATCTGGGCCGCGGCGCGATCGTCGGTCGCTGCCGACTCGACGGCGTAATCCGCAACGAGGCAGACTTCGCCTCCTACGTCGCCAACGTGCCAGGTGCTCACGCTCAGCGAGCCTGGTGGTTCGGCGGCTTCGCGCTGGTCCTCGCCGACGTCGAGCGGCTGGAGACGCCGGTCACGTACAGCGGCAAGCAAGGCTTCTTCAAGGTCCCCAACGCGGTCCTCGCCGACGCGAAGTGGACCCCCTGCCCATGACGACGGCGCTCCCGCTCAACCTCGGCGCCCCGGCCTCCCCGCACCGGCCCCCAACCTGGCAGGAGACTAGGCGCGAGGTCATCGACCGCCAGCGCTCCCGCTGCTTCACCTGCGGCCTACCCTTCGACCGGCTCGACGTGGTGGACGAGGCTGGGCTCCTGGTGGCGCTCTGCCGTGGGGACAGGGTCAGGAGAGACGCAGCCCGCAGGAAGGCCGCGCACCAGAAGCGACGGCGCCGAGCCAAGCAGGCGCCGCTACCCATCGGAGGATCGTGATGAGCAAGGATCGACGACGTCGCCGCAAGCCCGACCAGCCCAACAGCAAGAGCGAACTGGAACTGCTCGCCCTGCTCCGAGAGCGCGGGCCCCTGTCCGTCATGGGGGCGGCCAAGATCGTCTTCGGGAAGGACGACGTCGACTCGGTGCGGATCGTCTCCAAGCGGCTCCGCCAACTCAAGGACGCCAACCGGGTGCGCTCCTACGAGGAGAACGGGGTGCGCAGGTTCGAGGCCCTGCCGGATCCGCCGGCCGCCCAGCCCGTGCAAGGGGCCGGCTGACCGTGGCCTACCTGTGCGTCGAGTGCATCGAGGCTCACGGGCTCGTCCACTCCAGCCCGGTGGGGCTCGGCTTCGGTCGTACGGCGACGAGCGTGGGCCCGTGCGAGTCGTGTCAGCCGGTCGCCTTCGGTTGGGAGCCCGCCCCATCGGAGTTCGGTTCCAAGTACACGGTGTGGGTTCCGTGGGTGCTGCGCAGCCTCGACGACCCGGAGGCGATCCCGCGCCAGCTCGCCGAGGCCGACTGTGCCCGCGGCGTGGTGGCGCTCCTCGCATGGCTGCTCGGTGCGACGTGACCCCGCTCGACCGCGCCAAGGATCTGGTCGACGTTCTCCGCCAGTACCGCATGGCGCAGACCACCGAGGCGAGGCTCCAAGCCTGCCTCGCCGAGGTCTTCACGAAAGAGGGCGTGTCCTTCACCCGAGAGGAGCGGCTAGGGCCAGGATCGCGGCCAGACTTCTGGGTCGAGCCTGGTGTCTGCGTCGAGGTCAAGATCAAGGGGTCGATCACGAGCGCGTTGCGCCAGGTTTTCCGCTATGCTGAGCACGAGCGCGTTGGCGCTTTGATCTTGGTCACAGCGAAGGCCCGGCACGCACTGAGCAACCTGCCAGAGGAGGTCGCCGGCAAGCCGCTCCAGGTCGTGTACGTCGGAGGGTTCGTGTGAGCGGGTACGAGGGGAACGTCGTCTACGGCAGGACCAAGAAGCGGTGGGAGATCACGCTCGACCCGCAGGCGATGCTCCGAGCGAAACGGCTGTTCCCCAAGATCAACAAGGCGCACATGGGGACCGTCTTCCTGGCGGACTCGCCGGAGACGGCGCGGCTCCTTCAGTGGTTCGGCCAGTTGCACGCCTTCGAGATCAGCGACGCGGACCGCGCCATCCTCGACGCGCGAGTCGCGGAGCACGAACGGCAGAAGGCGCTGGTCGCCAAGGTGCTCGATGGCGACTACAAGCCGCCGGACTTCAAGATGGCGGTCCCCCCGCGGGACTACCAGGCGCAAGCCGCCGCGCTGTGCTTGGAGTCCGGCGCACTGGTCCTTGGGGATGCCACCGGCACGGGCAAGACAATCAGTGCTTTCGCGCTTCTTGCTGACCCGCGGGCATTGCCAGCGGTCTATGTGACCCTGACGGCGCTTCCAGGACAGGTGCAGCAGATGATGGCTAAGTTCCTGCCAGACCTGAAGACGCACGTCCTGAAGAAGGGCACGCCGTACGACATGACCAAGGGACCGCACGGTCGGCGCCTACCACGTCCAGACGTGGTCGTTACCAGCTACTCCAAGATCGTCGGACAAGCCGAGACGCTCGCCAAGATGGGCGTGAAGACGGTGATCCTGGACGAACTGCACGACCTACGCCACCCGGGGACCGACAAGTATAAGGCTGTTCAGCACCTGGTGAAGCACGCCACATACAAGTTCGGGATGAGCGCCACGCTCACGTTCGGGATGGCGTCGCAAGTCTTCTGGTTGGTCAACCTGGTCAAGCCAGACGTGCTCGGCGACTGGGAAGAGTTCCGAAGGGAATGGTGCAATGGGAAGGGCGGCGATAAGCCTCCCGTCGAGGACCCCGACGCACTCGGGCTCCACCTGCGCAAGATGGGCGTCGTGCTTAGGCGCACGAGGAAAGATGTGGGTAGGGAGTTGCCGAGGTTGCAGCGGCTCCGCGTGCCTGTAGAGATGAACACCAAGCCGCTCCGTGACGTTGCAGGGCGCGCCGCAGAACTGGCCCGGATCGTCCTGCGGGCAGGCGGCGATGGCTTCTCCAAGATGAAGGCCGCTGGCGAGATGGACATGATGCTCCGGATGGCCACCGGGATCGGCAAAGCCCCGTATGTGGCGGAGTTCGTCGCGGCCCTAGTCGAGTCAGGGGAGCGTGTCGTGGTCTTCGTGTGGCACCGCGAGGTCTACGCCATCCTCAACGAGCGACTCAAGGAATGGAAGCCGGCCATGTATACCGGCTCCGAGAGTCCACGGCAGAAGGCGGAGGCCAAGCGTAGGTTCTGCGATCAGGCCGCGCCGGACCAGACGCCGATCCTCATGATGTCGTTGGGGTCGGCTGCGGGGATCGACGGCTTGCAGTACAGCGGGTGCCACGTCGTTGTGTTTTCAGAATTGGCGTGGACCCCTGGGTGCCACAGCCAGGCCGAGGAGCGAGTAGACCGCGACGGGCAGCCAGAACCAGTGGTCTCGTACTACCTCGTTGCCGAAGAGGGCAGCGACCCGGAGATCAGCGACCTGCTCGGGCTCAAGGAGGCCCAACTCACGGGGCTCATGGACCCCGGGACGAAGAAGACCGAGAAGGTCGACCAGGCAGCGCAGTTGGAGCGCGTGAAGCGGCTCGCCGCCGGCCACCTCGCGCGTCATGCCCCTGGGGACCTGGACAGGTTCGAGGGAGCCCGCGCGCTGCTCGCCAAGCCGCCCGCGCCCGACCCCATCGCTACCGTCCCGCTTTTCGTTCCGCCGGCCCCCGTCGAGCCTCCCCCGCCGGAGCCGAGGCCGTGCCACGCGGCCTACCCATGGCAGCAGACCGACCCAGAGTCCTTCCTCACGGTCGACGTGACGGCAGACGTGGCCGCCATCGGGTACCCAGAGGAGATCGAGGTGGAGGACGACGCTGGCAACCAGGCTACGCTGGTCCGGTACAACCACGAGGACCCGTCGCTCGGCGGGCTGGTCTACCTCTACATGGAGGATGAGTAGGTGGAAGCGAAGACCTGGACGATCTACGCACTGTTGGACCCAGTGCCGCTCGCCGATGCCGGCGACGTTCGCTACGTCGGCTGGACGGTGAAGACCGCGTGGAACCGTCTGCGTACCCATTGCGGCGCCGCGCGATCCAAGAAGAGCCAAGACTACAACTCGTGGAAGAGCAGGTGGCTCCGCTCGCTCCTTGCCGCAGGTCTGATGCCAGTCCCGATCGTATTGGAGACGGGCACGGACATGGACCTCTGGAAGGACGCCGAGAAGAAGTGGATCGCCCACTACCGCGCGCTCGGCGCCCGCCTCACCAACGCCACAGACGGCGGAGACGGGACCCCTGGGCACGTCCAGTCGCCGGAGACGCGAGCGAAGATCGCCGAGCGGTCGAAGGTGTCGCAGCGTGGGCGCAAGCACTCACCAGAGACCCGGGCCAAGATGAGTGCTTCAGCGACGGCGCGACAGTCGACCCCGGAGGCGCGTGCTGCAATGAGCAAGGCGCGCAGCGCCGCTACGCTGACGCCAGCGGGCCGGGCGAAACTTGTGGAGTGCGGCAAGCGCTTGAAGGGTGCTCGTGCGCGTATGGGCATCGGCAAGTTGACGGCCGACCAGGTTCGCGACATCCGGGCGCGTGTGGCGGCCGGTGAGAAGCGGCGCGCTGTAGCGGATGCGTTCGGTGTTCACAACTCGACCATTACGGGCATCCTGCGCGGCAAGATTTGGCTGGAGGTGCCTGGCACCATCGGCCCAGACGCGCGCGCAAAACTGAACCCCGACAAGGTGCGAGAGATCCGAGCCTTGGTTCGCGCTGGGGAGGAGAAGCAGGCGGTCGCGGCGCGATTCGGCGTCAGCGGCTCACTGGTCGGCGCCATCATGGCCGGGAGGATCTGGGCCAAGGTCCACGACGCCCCTCCCGTCGTGGAGCCATCCGCCGCTCCCGCCGGTAGCCCCTCCTGCTAGACACCGCAGAAACCAGCACCCACCCCCTCGACACCCCTACCATCCCGCTCGACGAGGCCGTACTCTTGGCTCTCATCCAAGAGCCGGCCCTGTGTCGGCGGATCTCTAAGGAGAAAGACCATGGCGGCGAAGAAAGCGGTGATCATGCCCAAGGGCAAGGCGAACCCCGGCGGGTTCCGGGCTCCCGGGGCCATCCCGGTGAAGGGGACGGCGACCCCGAAGACCCCACTGGGCATCAAGGGCGCCCCCAAGCCCGGGACCCCCGGGGCCAAGAAGCGGCAGAACAACCGCAACAAGGGCAACGTCGGGCCCGGCACCGGGAACAACTCCAACCACGGCGGCGCCGGCTGACCTCACGCCCCAGGTGCAACGCCTGGGTGCTAGACTCCGCCCACATTGGGCAAGCTCGAACAGACCACAGAAATCCTCGACAGAGCCGCGGCAGATGCCGTGGCCAGGACTGGCTCCAAGCGGGCGCTGTGCTTCTACAGCGGAGGCAAGGAGAGTCGTACGATCTGCGCACTCGCGCACCGCAAGTTCGACCAGGTGGTCGGGGTCTTCATGTACCTGAAGAAGGGCCTCGCGTGTGTGGAGGAGGCGCTCGACGATGGGCGCCGCCGGCACGGGATGGAGATCGTCCAACTTCCGCATTGGATCCTCGCTCGCATGCTCAAGGCCAACCTGTACCGGCCACCGCTCTCGCCTGAAGCCATCGCAGCGATCCCTGACCTGACGGTGCGGGACGTCTACGACTGGTCCATCGAGAGTACCGGCATCCAGGTCATCCTGACCGGGGCCAAGGCTGCCGATTCGCTTTGGCGTCGCCGGACACTCAAGGCGGTCCAGTATGCCGAGATTTACCATCCGATCGCGTCGTGGTTGAAGGTGGACGTCATCCAGTTCCTGGCCGCCAACGGGATCCCCATCCCCGACTCCAGCGGGCACAGCGCGACCGGGATCGACCTCACCGCGCCGTCGCTGGAGTGGCTGCACCGTCGTCACCCGGCTGACTTCGCGCTGCTCGCCGAGGACTTCCCTTTCATCTGGGCCACGGTCTGGCGGCGTCGGTTCTACAGCCTTCCAAGCGCTGCACCGTGATAGTGTAGGGCCTACCCGCGGGCGTTAGCGCGCCCCGGGCAGGTGGCTCAACCAGAAGGGTGGTCGAACATGCTCAGCGTACGGAAGTGCAAGAACTGCGGCAAGGACTTCCAAAGGACGCTGGAGACCAAGGGGCGCAGGTGCTGCTCTGACGAGTGCGCGAAGGCTTCGTGGGCCGCCTCATACAAGGGCACGGTCGGCTCGTGGCTCGACCGTTTCTTCGACGGCATCTGCTTTGATGGTCCAATCATCGTCCCCGAACTTGGTCCGTGCTGGCAATGGACTCGCGGGCGTTCAAAGGACGTCGGGTACGGGAAGATCGACATCGACGGGGAGACGAACGGTACCCACTGCGTTTCGTGGGAACTGTTCGTTGGCTCGATCCCGGTGGACCTGTGGGTACTGCATCACTGCGACAACCCGCCGTGCGTCAATCCGGCCCACCTGAAACTCGGCACGGCGGCGGACAACACTGCGGACATGATGCGGCGTGGCCGTTGTAGGGGGTACGTGAACCAAGGCGAGGGGTCGCCCAACGTCAAATTGACCGACGAGCAGGTCATCGAGATCCGACGGCGACGAGCCGCTGGCGACACGTACAGGGTGCTCGCCGAGGCGTTCGGCGTCTGTCAGGCGCGGTGCCATCAGATCGTGAACGGGAAGGCATGGCTGCATCTGGCCAGTGCTGACGTTGACGGGTAGCCTTCACGCATGGACGACGTTGCACCCGAGTCCGGCGCGGCGGCGGCAGCCTCGCAGGATCAGAACCAGACGCAGACCGAGAAGCCGGCCAAGAAGCCGCGAGCGAAGAAGGCTCCGGCGGACGGCGCGGCCCCCAAGGAGTCCAAGCCGAAGACCGACAAGGAGAGGCTGGCCGCTCTCCCCATCGGCTCGGCGGAGGTCCCACGCCACCAACTCGACGGAGGCTACGAGGTGGTCTGGATGGACCGCCGGGCCATCACCGAGTGGGAACAAAATCCTCGTTACATCGAGGTTGACAATCTCGCTGCCCTCCGCGGCTCGGTCGCCGACAACGGGTTGGTGGAACCCAGCGTCGTCTTCAACAAGCGGTTCGGTCCCGACGGCAAGCCCCTCGGGATGGTGAGCGGGCACCAGCGGCTCAAGGTGCTCGACAAGGAGAGCAAGACCGGCCACGTCTACCAGATCCAGGTCTCGGTCGTGGACCTGGACGAGGACAAGCACGTCGAGGTTGGGATCGCTCTCAACAACGCGATGGCCCAGGGCGGCTGGAACTTCGCGCTTCTCGGCGAACTGCTCAAGCGCCCCAAGGTGAAGCTCAAGGCCACCGGCTTCAGCGAGGGGGACTTCTACACGATGTTCGGAGCCTCCGGCGACGCCATGAAGGCGAGCGCCCAGGCCATGAACCTCTCGCTCGCGATGGAGAAGGCGCAGGAGCGGCAGACGCACCTCAAGCAAGCCTTCGCCAAGCGGGACGAGTCCGACTACTACCTCGTTTTTGTGTTCCGCAACGGGGACGACGTGCTGGCGTCGCAGGACGCCTTCTCGCTGCCCATGGGCCAGACGTTCGTGGACGGGGCGGCCTTCCTCCAGTCGAACCTGGACTGGCTCGCAACCCGCGGCTCTGACAGGAACAGAGACCCCGAGGAGATCGCCATCACGAGTACCCGCGTAGCACTCGAAGTGGTGGCCCCAATCAAGGCTGCCGACAAGCGCATGCTCTCCCCCGAGGCCAAGGTGGTCCTCCGCGGGTACGTGGATCAGATGAAGGCAGCGCTCGACGAGGCTGACCAGGTCACAGCCAAGGGCTGACGCTCCTGCTCGCCGCTGTCTAGCACCCGCCCACTGTGCTAGACTCTGCCCATGGACGCTCGCTCCGAGGCCCTCCAGCGCATCGCCGCCATCAACGGCATCTCCGTCGGCGAGGTCGAGGACGCCGTCCGCTCCGTGGAGCGACGCCTCGACCGTGATGCCGAGGCAAGGAAGACGATGGGGCTGCTAGCGGCGCTGTCTGGCATCGTGGCGACGGTGAGCCTTGGCCCCTCCCCGTTCAGCCAGCGCAAGCCCAAGTCTCGCAGGCTGCCCCCCAACACCCTCGACGCTCCCGCTCCCAAGGCTGTCCGTGATGCCCTCGGGACAGGTCCCCGGATCAAGCCCCTCCCGGAGTGGAAGGGCAAGCGAAGGCTCACCAGGCGCGAGCGCAAGCAGGCCAGGAAGGTAGGAGCACGATGATGCTGGTGGGCACGACCCCGCTGCCCGTTGGGCTCATGGCGGCCATCGCTTACGGCGAAGCGCTCGACCGGGTCCTGAGCGACGAGCGTTTTGCGGGGGAGCGTCTGGACCAGGCCCGCCGGGACGTCTGGCGCTGGACGCCTCCCCCTCCCTGTACGACGGCGCTCTACTGGTTCGAGCGCTACGGCGGCAGGATGAAGTACCAGAAGGCACTGGAGGCCGAGCGGGACGCCCAGGCTGCCCACGCCAAAGCCGCGGACGCCGTCGTCCGTGTTCGGAATGGAGGTCGGGCGTGAGCGAGTACCTCTTCAACGACCTAGAAGCCCAAGCCCGTCGAGCCTGGGAGGCCAACCCGATCGCCAAGAGCTTCTCCATCATCCCGGAGGCGGAGCGGCGCCCCGTGCTCCGGGGCACCTACGGCTTCCGAGTGACCTTCAAGGCCGGCGCCAACGTCAAGGACCAGGTCGACAACCTGGTCACCACCATCGCGAAGCACTGCGGCTCGCGCGTGCGCTGCACCGAGGTCCGCGTCCTGGCTGCTCTGGACAACAGGATGGCCATGGTTCACGCCGGCCCCGCGGGGCTCGACCAGGAAGCGCTGGACCGCTGGTTGCAGCGGATGGCGGACGGCCGATGACGCCCGCCGTGCGCGGCTGGACCGCTGCCTACGTGGAGCCACGCCCATGACCGAAGCCCGATCGCACGGTGAGTGCGCCGCCCTCGCCGCCTCCTGCCCCGACCACTGCGACCGCGGCATCCTCTACGCCGACCCAGAGGTCGATGATCGTGGCTGCCCCTACCGGCTGGAGTCCTACTGCCATTGCCCGGCCGGCACCCTCCGCCAAGCCCAGGACGAGCCCTCCCGATGAACACCGACCTCCCCCGCGAGCGCACCCCTTCAGGCCCAGGCTGGACCTCCCACGGCCGAGCCGCTGGTGGCCTCGGCTACGCCTTCTCCAAGGGGCTCCTCTCCGTCATCTCCTCTCTCGACGTAGCCACCCTCCCCGACGGCTCTGGAGACTCCGGCCCCCAGTGGCACATCTCCGTCTGCTTCAAGGGCAAGCGCCCCAAGGACGCCCACTGCAAGCAGGCCCTGACCGCCTTCGGCTTCACCGGCCTCAAGTACGACGAGGACAACCACCACCCCGGCAACGCTCGCCACTTCTTCCTCGTCGTCGACCCCACCCGCCGCGTCGACTGTGAGTGCAAGGACACCGAGGACGTCATCGTCGAGCCGGACGGGTACCGCTGGACGACGCCCACCGCTGCCTCCGGCGAAGCCTGCCGGGGCTGCGAGTGGGCCCGCGGTCCACTGAGTAAGGGCAAGCCGTGCCCGGTTCACGGCCAGAGCCAGGAGGCCCGCCCATGAGCCGGCCCCTCGTCGAGAGCGCTGTCGCCCAAGGCCGTTACGTCGAGGTCACGACCTACCACGACGGCCCCAACTCCCCCATCCGCGCCTCGCTCCTCTTCAAGACCGCAGAGGATGCCGCAACCTGTGCCCGCGTCCTGTCCGAGGCCCAGTCCCCTGGCCCGAACGGTCGACGCGCCCCCGTCCAGAAGGAGTCATGCGGGAGCTACACCCGTGGTCCCTACGCCTGCAAGCTCCACCCCGCCGACGACCCGCGGCACCACCGCGGAACGATCGCGTGGGCGGAGCACGTCGAGGCGTGGGACGACTACGCCAAGCGCTACGGCAAAGACCAGACGGCGGAGAGGCTCGCCGAGCGCGGCGGCTTCTCGTACTCCGAACTGGTCGACCACCTCGGGCGCCCTCCCACCACCTGGATGCCGGTCGCCACGGAGACCTGACATGCCGTTCCCTACCACCATCCCAAACGCGCCCCAGGCTCGACACGAGCCCAGCAAGGCTGCCGAGGACCGGATCTCCCAACTCCGTCGAGCCTTCGACGACGACCTCCCCCGCACCCTCGACCACGCTGTCCTCCTCGCGGCCCTCTGCCTCCGCGGTGAGCCCAACGGCTTCTCCTCTGACCCCTCCGAGATCCTCGCTGCTGGGGTCGTCGCCCTCATCCAAGGCAACGTCCCCCAGGATCTCCTCGACAGGGTCACCGCCACCCTCCAGGAGGTCAGCCAGTGATCCACGTCCAAGGCCCCAAGCAAAACAGCGACCTCCTCAACCACGACGAGGCCCTCTGCTCCACCACATCCACCCTCCCTCCAGACACCCTCGTCGTCTTCCACCCCCGCGCCGTCAAACTCACCGGGGGAGGCTTCTCCTGCCCCGACTGCGGCGTCTCCTCCCGTGACCCAAAGGGTTCCGCATGACCACCCGATGGATGAAGGTTAAAAACCTCGCCATCGGAGGCTACGACCTCTTCGAGACCATCCCCCTGCCCAAACCCCCACCAGCCCTCCGAGACGCCGCCGACAGAGCCCTCGCCGATCTCCAGACCCAAACCACCGCCTGGAAGGCCACCCTCCTCACCCTCCGCACCGCCCTCTACCGACTCAGAGCAGCCCAACAAGCAGCCCGAGCCACCCACCAGGATCCACACCAGTGACCGACACCGACATCTCTCGCGCCGTCCTCATCACGGCCCCCAAGGAAGACCTCCTCGCCATCCGAAAGAGCCTGAAGGTCGGCCACCGGGACAACGTCGCCGGCTTCGCCTCCGGCAACATGCTCGTCGCCCTCGGTCGCCACCTGTGGCACGAGCCAGCCACCGCTACCTGGCTCGACTACGCCTGCGTCGTCCTCGGCCTCGCAACCATGCTCTTCTTCCTCGGCCGGGCCATCTATGACCACCTCGTCCGCCGCAAGGGCAAGGAAGCCTTCGCCCGTGCCGAACAGCGGGCCCTGACCATGCTGTCAGACACCACCCCCCCGCACGCGGGCGCGGTTTAGCACGACTGTCTAGCACCCAGAATCTAGGAATCCGCCGTCATGGCACGAAAACCAGGCCCTACAGCAGGGCAACCAACGACAGTGGCCGGGCGTCGCGCCTACAAGGACGCCATCGACCTCGACCCAGATGCCGCCCTCTCCGACCTGGACTGGTTCCACAAGAACTGCGCGAAGGAGTTCGCCATCTTCCAGGCCGAGTTCGACGCTGAGATGGCCCGCTACCGCGGCACCGGCTCCAGGGCCACCCGTCGCGGCCAGCCCCTGTCCCTCAAGGTCGAGCACGTCCCGATGATCTGCGCGCAGGCCCGCCAGTTCGTCCGGCCCCTCGCCGCCTTCCGGGTCTACGGCTACCCGCCACAGACCGTGAACGCCTGGCTGAAGGAGGGCAACGACCCAGACGGGCGCCCACTGTTCAAGGCGCTGGTCAAGTGCTTGGGGACGGCGGAGGCGGTGCTGGAGTCAGCCTCAACGATCGCGCTCGCTCAGATGGCCAAGAACGGCAACTCGGCGCTGATGGAGCGCCTTATGGCCCGGCGCTTCCCAGCATACTGGGGGCAGACCGCCAGGACCCCGGTGGGCGGGGCTGGGGATGGGACGCTGAGCCTGGACGCGGTGCCAGGGCTGGCCGCGGTGCTGGGGGCGCTGATCGAAGAGGTCCCGCCAGAGAAGCGGGAGGCAGCGAGGCAGAAGGTGGCCGCCCTGCTGTCTAGCAAGGGGAGCGGCGGGGGCTAGGCACTGCTAGACAGGCATCGCCAACTTGGCGAGAGTGCAGTCGGGGCAGCGGTTGTCGCTTGCGGCGAACTCTGCGGGGTCGCTGGTGATCATGACGAGCCGTCCACCACCACCTTCTTTGGGTGAGCAAAGGAGCCGCCCGCGCAGGTCGAAGTGCATGGGCCGCTCGCGGTGGGCACCGATCTTGTCGGTCTCGTTGGCGACCACGTAGAGCCCGCTACCAGCCGGAGCCATCGACGTGTCTGGGTAGGCGCGCCGCCCAGCATAGAACGTCTCGGCTCCGAGCGGGCTGACCACGACAACCACGACGGGCTGGTGGGCATCTTCGAGCGCGCACTGCTGTCTGACAGTGCCCACGGTGAGCAAGTCCTTCCTCGCCATCTGGTCCTCCGTCGAGGCAGCGGTGGGGCTGCCTCGGAGGTCACTGTCTAGCACTGGTCGGAGGAACTGTCTAGCAGTGCGGCCAGGTCCACCAGCGAGCACCCCCTTCGACGCAGATCCGGGTCTGGATCCCCATCGATCCCAAATCCCAGAAGGTGAGCCTAGACGTGAGCGGAGGTTGGGGTCGAAGACCCCACCGTAGTCACGGCGACGGCGAACCCGGGTCCAGGGGCCGGGCCCCTGGGGGCTGTGACAAGACCGACAGCGGCTCCCTCGACGTCGGCAAACCGCCGCCAGCACCGATCCGGATCCGAAGTCCAGACGCGCTGAGGCGCGCAGAACCAGAGGAAGATCAGATGCGTGCAGTAGCCCGCACAGAAGCAGAAAGGCACACGTTCCCCGTCACTCGCCCCCGCTCCGTCCAAGCACTTCGGGGGGCTTATCACGTCCATAGCGGGCGTCAAAAGAATCGACTTACACCGTGGTTGCCCAAGGATCCTGCCCAGGGTCAAAACTGACTCAGGGGGGTCGGCGCTGGACCGTGCCGATGGAATCCGGGTCGGAGGGGGCGGCGAAGAGGAGGGCATCCAGGACGTGCTGAAGGCTTGGGTAGCGCGGTGCCTGGATTGGCTCCGGCCGCTCTTCGTAGGCGTAGACCTTCACTGCCCCGCGCCACTTGACCAACTGGAGCGTCTGTACGGTCTTCATCGGTGGATCCTGTGGGGTGGCTTGGCGGACCGCGGGCGAGGGGCTCTCCTGCCTGGCGGCATCTTCGGCTTGGGCTGCTTCAGGCCACTGGGCATGAGCAGGCGCGCCTCTGGCGCCTGGTCGACGGTCGCCCCGATGGCGTACCTGGCAACGGCATCGTCGACCATCTCTTGCTGGGCGGGTAGCAGGGCGCCGCCGCCTTCGGCCTTCCGGTGCATGGCGGCGAAGGCCACCCGCTCCGAGGCGGTGAGCCTGGTACTGGCGAGGAGGTTGGCCAGCACGGCGAGGTCATCGTTGGCGGACATCGTGCTCCTTCTGCCGGAGGCTCCGGCCAGTCATGGGGCGGGTGGTCTCCTCGGCGTAGGCGGGGTCGATCTCGATGCCGAACTTCGCCCCAACCGCCCCCCAGGTCATCTCGCGGTAGCCGACGCGAACCCCTAGCCTGGTCGCCACGTCGACCACCCAGGCTCGTTGCTTCTCGGTCAGGACGTCGCCCGGCTTGAGCCTGGCTCGCATTCCCCCGAAGACGGCCCGCTCCCGTGGGGGTAGCCCAGGCTGGGCCAGCGCGGCGGCGAGGAGGTTCCAGTCGGGCTTGGTCCGCGCCTCTCTGGCAACGGCCAGGATGTAAGGGAACCCGAGGCGCGGGAGGAGGCGCATGGTGCTCGCCGATCCTACCGCGGCCTCAGCAGGTCGAGCGGGGTGTCCCAGATCGTCCTGGTCCCGTCGACCTTCACCCGAGCCCAGGTCCCGTGCATGGGAGGGTCGTCGATGGTGCCCTTCCAGGGGTCCTTCCCGAGCCCGACCAGCACGGGCAGCCCTGGCGTCACCTCCTCAGCCCTCACGGCGTTGCCAGCAGTCCAAGCACGGCGGCCAGGCGAGGCACAAAGTGGCGCCTAGCAACGTCGCCAGCCTTGATGACGGCCAGGTACTGACGGACCAGAATCTCGGTGCTGTCGTTGGGCCTCGTACCGCCATCCTTGAACGGCCGGATGGCGTCCAAGGCCATCCCTGCCTCGGCCTCCCCAAGTCCAAGAAGGCTGGCAACCTCCGTCCGGTCGATCGGCTCTCCCATCAACACTGTCTAGCAGTTCCGAGCCCACTGTGCTAGACAGTGGATGCGGGCTGGTGGCCCCTGGTCAAGGTTGGGGCGAGAGCGAATACCTGAGCCAGCCCGCACTTCAAGAGGAGCACCATGAAGCCGCCCAAAGACCTCCCCGCCAACTTCTTCGCCTGTCTCGGCTCCCACATGCCAGAGGACAGCCCAGGCGTCGTCGTCGTCATGAACCGCCCGCAGTTCGTCGCCATGCGCGACGCGATCAACCGGGTCCTGTCCGACCGGGTCCCGACGGAGACCGACATCCCCGTGTACTGCGGAACCAAGGTCAGGTTCGGCTTGACGGAGGTGTCCTACTGCCCGCAGTTCGTGACCGCGGACTGGATCGCGCGCAACGAGTTCCTCACGTACAGGTACCTGAGTTCAGATACCCAGCGGTCCGCGCTGGAGGTCTACGACCCGAGCATGGACACGACGTGGGCCGTGCCCGAGAGCGTATTCTCCTTCGCCGTGAACTTGATCGAGCAGTTCAAGGCCATGATGCCGGAGTTCTGGGCCAAGCCGAAGAACGCCGCCGTCAAGCCTCCGACGGAGATCGACCCGATGACCCACGCGGGGGTGCTGACGGTGGCGCAGGTCCACCACTACTCCTGCAAGGAGGGGGCGCGGCTCCGGTCTCTCGGGTTCACGCCGTCGGAGATGTCGAAGTGGTTTGACGAAGGGATCCCGAACCCGTCTAGCCCGGTGGGGATGGTTCTCGGCGTTCGCTCCAAGGGTGGAGGCGGCATGATGATGTCCTCTGCGGTCACTGGCCGGTCGGACGACGGCGCCCCGATCATCGGGACCATGGTCCACCGAAGCATCGCGGCGATGCCCCCCGCGTGAGGAGCAATCATGGCCATCGACGCGGCCCACAGCCACCCGCAGGTGAAGCCGTGATCGTCAGGCGGATGGCGACGATCATCGGACTGATGCTGTCGAACGTAGCGATGTGCGCCATCGCTCAGGTGAGCGTCCGCGCCCTCTGGCCGACGTTCTACGGCGGCGTGGTAACCGGCGGGCTCATCACCATCGTGAGCCTTGTTCAAGGTGCGACCATCGCGACGCTTCGTGCGAGGTGGAAGAAGCGTGACGCATCAATCGCGCCTGCAACGTGTCGCGTCTGCTCGGTCTCAGGCACCATCCCCGCGCTGCTGGCGGAGGTTCGGTCGATGCCGGTCGACGATGCGTGGACCAACGATCACGGCTGGGCAGCGCTGGCGTGGATGTACGAGTCAGCAGCGTTCGCCGCGCGTAGCCACCACGAAATCGCCTACGAGATCGCGCGGTGGAAGACGCTCCCGACGGAGGAGACGTTCCGTAAACGTCTGGCGAGCGTCGGGTTCGATGGTCCAGCTTCGCCAAACGTGGAGCGGTTCGTGGCTAAAGTCCGCGAGGAAGTGGCGGAGAACCAGGCCGAGAAGCAGTGCTAGACAGTGCCCGCGGGTCCTGCTAGACATCGTCCACCAGCGGCGCCCGGACGAGCCCCTCCCTTTCCGCTGCCGTCCAGCGCCACTGACCTGGCCCCAGGATGCCTCCCCCGGCTCCCCTGGGGCCTCTGCTTTGGGGGGTGGGTGCTAGACAGTCGGTCGCGGGAGCGATAGCGACACGCGCAAGGCGAGCCTGCCGAGCGCAGTGATCTGCCAGCCTCCGCGATCGTTGGGTGCCGCCCTGCCCTCCAACGTGAGTTTGTGGAGGATGGGACGTCGGCGGTAGACCTCGGCCCAGGTGAGACCGCCGCTGCGGTAGTGGGCCGCGACCGGGTCGGAGATGTCGACGAGGATCTGCGCCTCGTCCAAGGATAGGCCCCTCATCTGCTAGACAGTGGGCTTGCCGGTACTGGGCGACGACGCGACCCATTCGCGGTGCGCCGCTGCCTCGGCCTCTGCCGTCTCTTCAGGGGTCAGGGTGGCCAGCGCTGCGGCCCGCAGTTCGGCGTCTCCCTTCCGCGAGGTGACGTTGAGCTTGAAGGCGCCGACGACCACCTTGGCGGCTTCCCGTACACGTTCCAGCGCTACCGGCAGCCCCTCGCCGCGTTTGGCGGACTTGCTGGTGTCTGACAGCGCTCGGATGGCGGCGGCGACCTTGTCCCTGGATGCGCACCCGCCGTGCAACGTCTCCACCACCTTGGCGCAGCGCTCCTTCATGCCAGCGACAGCCTCCGCGATGAGCACGTCTGCCAGCAGGACGTGCTCCATCATCTCGGCCATCCGGACGCTCATGCAGGTCACCTGGAACGCGATCATCCTGACCCGCTTCTCGGCCTCGTCGACTCGATCGCGGTAGCCCTCAAGGTCCGTGACCTGGCTCCGAAGCCGCGCCACTTCGTCGACCGCCAGGCCAAGGCCGCGGGTCACCCGTCTGGCGGCGTCCAGCGGCGTCTCTTTGGACGTCGCGCCAAGCGTCTGGCGCAGGTGCTCGACGTCGGGATCGGTCTCGGCCTGGTACATGGGCTCAGAGGCCAGCGTCTCCCGGACCTTGTCGGCGAGGTACCCGGGGCGGATGTTGGTCTCCCCGAGCAGCCACTGGCCCAGCACCTTCCTCCAGGTTGCCTCGTGCATGGCCAGGGCGTTCTCGGTCCTCTTGGAGGAGCGGAGGCGCTCGACCTCCTCGCGCAGTTCCGCCACCTCGGCACGACCGGCGAGGATCTTGCCGATGGCCCGGCGGAGGAGGCGCCGAAGCAGGTCATCCGATACCTCGGCATCGCGGCGGGCACGCTCGGCTTCGATTCCACGGACGGCGCCGCCGCACGGGCCGAGCCCAACGAGCTTCCAGGCGCGGTGAAGTTGCTTCGCCATTTCCTCCGGGCTCGGCGGCTCTTGCGGTACGGACTCGGCGGGACGGCAGACATCGCACGCATCGGACCGCATCGGGATCGAGCAACGCTCGCAGAGCACGATCTTGCCAGTCTCGTCCACGCGCCACCACGACGCGAGCACGGCGTCGTCGACCTCGGTCTCGTAGTCCGGGTAGGCCACGGCAAGCGCGCCGGGGCGGCTACCAGGACCGAGGATACGCGCGGTCAGGTGGGTGACCGGATGCCTGCGACGGTCGCCAGGTTGCAGGATGGGCGCGCTCACGGGGCACCGCCTGCGGGCTTGGAGAACGTGAGCCTCCTCCGCTCTTCCTGGATGTGGTCCGGTTTCACGGCGACCGTCCATCCCTCGGCGCGGAACACGGCGGACACGCGGTCCGCAAGATCCACTGGTACGAAGCAGTTGCGATCTGCGGTCGCGAGCGCGGACCGACAGTTTGAGACGGCGTACTGGTACCCGTCGGCGTCCCTTCCGGGGACCATCCACGGATCTGGCGACGCGACCGCGAACGCCCCCACGATGATGGCGCACATGCTGGGCAACACGATTGCCGGGTTCCTGCTCGCCCACACGATCGCCGCGTTCCCTGCTACCTTGTCGAGCATCCGCTCCATGCGTGCTCTCATCTGGCTCCTCCTTGGGCATCCGCCGCCAGTTCTGCCGCTCGCCTCTCTCGAAGGTGGGGCCGCCGATCGATCTCGGCGTCGATGTTCGGGTCCCTGTACACGCGCGAGAGCCAGAGGGCCTCGTCGGACATCCGCCGGACGTATTCCTGGACGGGGGCACCCAGCGCTCGAAGGAGCACGGCGTCTGTGCCGACGATCCGGCCATCGGCCTCAGCCTCCACCACACGCAGGCGGCAGAGTGCGTCCACCGTCTCCACCGCGGGCAGGACGTTGACCTTCACCATCGCCTCCCAGGCGTCCATCGCACCAGATTCGACGGCGTTGGCGATGTACTCCGGCTCGATGCTCTCGTGCTTGCGGATCACGGACGCAGCGCGCTTCCGCTCTTCGATCAGGCTCCCCATGGGTCTGTCCTCCAACCAACTGTCTAGCACAGTGGGCTCAGAACTGCTAGACAGTGGCCAGCGCCTGGACGTCTGAAGGGAGGACGGCCTGGCTCGGGCCCCAAGGATGCCCACCCATGAAGACGATCCGCTTCGAGCACCTCGTCCACGACCCGACGAGCAACGCGGCCACGCCGCCGCTCACCCCCCAACTCCTCGACGACTGCTTCCAGGCCCTGGAGATCGAGACCGGGCAGAAGGCCACCAGCGTCTACCTCTCCGCCGACGTGTGGCGGGCGGTGGAGTGTGAGGCCCCACAGTCCTGGCGCCCGATGTCGATCTGGACCACGGAGACGCCTGCCCTGCGCGCCTACCGCTCCGACGAGGGAGACCTTCCGGTCATGCTCTACCGGCGCGTGCCCATCTACCTCGCCCGTGGTGGGGGCGAGCCTGGAAGGGCCGTGGTCAACGCCGAGGATCTCAGTGGCGACATGGTGGGCCAGGTCATCCTCACCAACCTGGCCGGGACGATGCCACCGGCCTACACCGTCGACCCGCCGGCAGGGATGCACGTCCTGGTGGGCCAGATCCGGCGCGGGCCGTTCGGCGCTCCGAGCGAAGTGCTCGGCATCGCGCCATCTGGCAGCGTGAAGGTGACGGCTGGGATGAGCACGACCTACAGGAGCGCCGAGGAGGTCGCCACCTGGCCGCTCGTCGACCCGCCGGCCGAGACCTCGGAGGAGCACAGGGCCAGCGTTCGTGAGAAGGCGTCGCGGGGGAAGGCCAACCCGTCGACCATCGACGCTGAAAAACCGTCTCGCGCAGGCGGCGTGACTGCGTTGGTGGTCGCGCTCTCCGACATGCTGGAGAAGATGCGGGCGCAGCCGCCTGGGCTGCACCACACGATCGCGAACCTGAACGCACTCCTCGGCCTGGCCAAAACACTGCGAGGCGACAAGGGGGGCTGCTCGTGCCTCAAGATTCAGGCAGATGACCCGTCGCGCCACTTCAAGGGCTGCCCGGAGCGTGAGCGCTTCCCCGTCCCGCTCGGGCCGGTCGACGGGATGACGACGATCGCCGACGCGGTCGATCGGGCCAAGGTCTCCTACCTCGCTGGAGCCGAGGTCATGCGGGAGCAGGCGGCGCAGCGCGTGGAGGAGTACAGCGGGGACCACCACCGCGAGGTGCTGCCCGGCAACATCCGGCGGCTCAAACTCCCCGACGGGAACGTGGACGGCCCGCTCGACCACCTGCGCAAGGGGGTGCTCGGCCTGGCCAAGATGGTCGGCTACGACGGCACCGGCTGGGCCTCGGACCCGGACGAGCGGATGCTCCACGCGATCAAGGACGCGCTGGAGAAGCCCGATCCTGCTCCGTTCGGCAAGCGCCTCGGCATCTTCCGCGAGGTCTACCCTCAGAACGGGGAGAGCGCGGTGGACGTCGCCATCCGGCTGCTGTCCGACATGCGGGAGGCGCTCGACCTGCTCGGCGGGGAAGGCGCCACCGGCCTGGTCAACGGCATCAAGCGTCGGGACGTGGTGTCGTCGACCATCTTCAAGCGGCTGCACGACCTCCGCTCGGCGTTGCTCGTGATCGTGGGCTCGCGGCCACCGGAGGACGTGCAGGACGAGGACGGCTGGCTCATCGACAAGATCAGGGGCATCGAGGTCTCGGCGCGAGCGCGCGGGGCCATGCTCGAAGATGGGCCAAAGCCCGGACACGAGCCGCGCTGGCTGATGCAGGAGCGATCTGAGCGCACCCAGGAGTGGCTCAAGACGGTCAACACCTGCGTCAAGGACGCCGCCGACACCAGAGACACCGAGTGGGAGCGGGTCCTCAAGAGCCTGGCCAATGACTTCGACACCGAGGTCCAGCGCCTCAAGGCTGCCAGAGGCAGCGACAACGTCGACAAGGGGCAGATCGCTGGTGAGAGCCTGGGCTACCAGCGCGCCCGCAACCGGGTCCTCGAAGTGCTCGCCGCTGCCCTGCCGAAGCCCGCCCACTCGCCTATCTGACATCTCCACTACCACTCACGAAGCGTCGCGCGGCACGCGGAAGCCGCGCAGGAGCGACCATGCAACGTCTCGTTCGGATCCTTGCCCTGTCCGCTGTCCTCGCCACTGGAGCCGACTGCGCCTCCTTCGGGCTGAAGGACTACGTCTGCCGGTACACCTACGACGTCTACACCCAGTGCGGGACGGACGGGAAGCCGAAGGGGCCCAGCCAACAGGCGGTGGCGTCTGGCCCGACCGTGTCCGCACCGGACCCCTTCCTGGCGTGCGCGAACACCGTGAAGACGGTCCAGAACGTCTACCCGGACCGCTACCACATCATCTGCGACTGGCGGCTTTGCGTGAGCCTCGGCCCCTCAGCGCCGCCGATCCAGCCCCAAGACCTCGACGGAGGTTCCACTGACCCAGACGGCGTGACGTGCCCGGTGACCTCGGCCGACCTCGGCTCTGGGGGCATGCCTGCGGGTGGGCTCACCACGTCGTGCGCTGGCCCTGGAGAGGCGTGCAACGCGCAGTCCCTCTGCTGTGACGGCTACGCCTGCCAGGCGGACGGTACCTGCCAGTAGCCTACGGCCGCCTGGCCCAGAGACTCGGCAGCCTGGCGGTGTCCACCAGCAACTTCGCGTCGAACCGCAGGGTCTCTCGTACGTTCCCGACCAGACCCGTACCGCGCACGAACTCCACCACGTCGACGGCGACGATGTCTCCCTGCCCGTCCTCGCATTGAGCCGGCGCCCGTACGGGTGCTTCCTCCCGCTCGACGGGGACCAGGCAGCGGGACTTCATGTCCTCTTTCCGCAGCGCCCCCTTCGCGACCAGCCTGTTGACGTGACAGTTGACGCCGTTGGTCGAGCGGATCCCGAAGTGGGCGCCGATCTCACGGATGGTCGGCGCGTACCCCTTCTCCCGGTAGCGGGCCCGGATGAAGGCCAGGATCTCAGCCTGCCTGTCGGTGAGCCCAGTCATCGGTCCCCTGCGGCGATGTAGAGCAGCTCTCGCGTGACGACATGACGGCCGTCTGGTCCACATTCACCGTCGGCCTTGAACCTGCGGACCCGATGGATCAGTCGAGCGCCGAGGAGGAAGGCGATGACCCGCTCCATGGTCGGCGTGCGAACGTCGAGCGCTGCGCACGCTTCCCAGCCGAAACACATGCCTCTCCTGACCCGAGACAGCGCCACGAGGCAGAGGTCTGCGAGCGGGCGCTGGTCGTCCACGAAAAGGCGGAACGATCGATCTCGAACCTCGTGACCGTTTGGTCCACGGATAGCGACCCGTTCGTGAACGCGCTCTCTCACACGCACCTGCCTTCCGATCCTGGCCCGTCCCACAGGTAGGCCAGTTCCTGGATCTCAGCGATGAGGGCTCGTCGGTCTCGCTCCGACTGGCGAGCGGCCTTTCGGACCTTGCGCGTGCGGCGCCACCACATCAGCGTCTTGCTCTTCAGCGTGGGTAGGCCGACAGGGCGCGTCCACCACGGCTCCTGGTGCCCGGCCGGCTTCTGGCACGGCGAGGTCTGGACGCCAGGCTCGTGGATGAGCCCGCAGATCATCGGGCACTCGTTACTTGTTGGCGGTACCTGAAGCGGTAACTCTTCCGAGCCTTGAGCGTGCCCAAGGTTGGCACCACGTTGAGTTGGCGCAGGTCGATGCCATCGTCCAGGATGCGGTCAAGCGGCAGGTAGCCCATGGGCTTCCCAGCACCAGGCATGTCCGGATGTGTCTTCCAGTCGTCGGGGTGAGGCTCTTCTCGATCGACGTAGACCACGTCGCCGAAAGCGTGAGCGATGACGCGGTAGAGTCGCTTCGTCTCGCTCACCCATTCCCGAGCGACACGGTCCAAGAACTCTTGCGGGGTCTCCGGCCAGCCTGCGTGACGGATGACTCCGCGATGCAGGTCCAGCAGTTCTTGGAGTGCGGCAGGCCCGCCGAAGTGCAGTGCCCCGCTGCCTACGCCGACCATTTCCTCCGGACCGATGTGCGTGATGAAGCCGCGAACGCGCAGCGCCTCCGCCAAGCGGCTTGGGTCGTACAGGCGGGTCATCGCTTCTTTCCCCTGCGCGGGACCTGGCTCTGCTCCTCGGGGGCTCCCTCGCCGTCCCGCTCCACGATCCGCTCGGGGAGAACCTCGGCTACAGCCTCGACGGCTGCCATGGTCTTGTGGGCTCCGTTCTTGGCGGCCAGCGCCTTGAAGCCTGGGGGCATGGGGATCTTCCACCCCTCCGGCCCTGCCCCGAGCCCGAGGCCGATCCGGAGCCCGTTGTCGACTACGACGGACCGCTTGAGCCCGTGCTCCTCCATGGCCTCCTGGACGGCGTTGTAGACCTCCTTGGAGACCGTGGTGGCCAGCATGGGGCTCTTCCGCTCGACGGGGGCCCTGGACGAGGGCTCCACCGTCTCGGTCGGCTCGGAGGATCGTGGCTGCTTGGCTGGCTTCTTTGGGGTGGGCATGAGGTCACTGTCTAGCAGACCTGGGGGGCCAGTGCTAGACAGTGCTGGCGGGTGCTAGACAGGCGCCGTGGGCGGCTCGCCTTCGATGTCGGCCACGATCTGCTTGAGGGCGGCGTCGGCCACAGCCATCGCGTCATCAGGACCGGCACCCTTCGTCTCGCCTTCCTCGATCCACTCATCGCTGTAGGGATCGCCAGCGCTCCACTCCCACCGCGGCTTGAACGGCCACGGCATCGCCTTCTTCGTCACGCGGGCAGCCGCGGGCTGGGAACCGTCCTTGGCGACCGGACCGGACCACCGCCGCTCGTAGCCCTCGTCGCATGGGGTCCATGGGCCCACGGTCAGCCGGATCGTGAGCGTCACCTCTGCGCCTGCCGGGATGTTGGTCGCCATGTCAGCCGACCTCGGTCTGGACCAGGTAGAGGATGGGCTCGCCCAGCGTGATCTTGTGGTTGCTCTCGCACCACGCAGCGAAGCGCTTCCACGACCTGCGGCATGCAGCCAGGTACCCCTTGTAGTCTTCCTGCTTGCCGAAGTCCTTCAGTGGGAAGTTCACGAGGTCCGGCGCGAAGTCGTGCCCGCTGGCGCCCACCGCGACGAAGAAACCGAGGATCTCATGATCGCCATCCCCGTGAGGCGTGTCGGGGGTGGGGCCATCCTTGCTGTTCTCACGAGAGTAGCCCTCCACCAGGCTGTGCCAGCCCTCTTTCAGCTTTGCCGGAGGGGCCTTCTTCACGCCGAGCATCACCGCATACGTCATCTGTCCCATGAGGTAGACTCCACGTCGGGCCTGGTGCTGGCGACCCTTCTCGCCGGTGCCGGCCCGCTCTCTCGGTCCACTGTCTAGCACAACCGGACGACCTTGTGCTAGACAGTGCGGATGGGCAAGAGCAGGGGGCGACGCCGAGCCGCCAAGGAACCGCGCCGGACCAAGACGTGCTGCGGGTCGTGCAGGCACACCGACATCATCCGGATGGCGGCGCCTGCGGCCGACGGGCGTCCCAGGTTCAAGTGCGGCCGATGCGGGTCGACCTGGACCAACGGCAAGAGCGGGGAGCCGTACGCCTCGGTGGCACGGCAAGAGGAGACGAGGATGTGATGGACGACAAGACCAGCGGTAAGTGGGCAGGGCACGGACCGGGGTGCCTTTGCGAGCAGGCGCACGCCGAGGTCAGGAGACTGGTGAAGGCCAGGGATGGCGAGGACACGGCGGACGCTATCCGGCGAGCGCTAGTTGCGGACGAAGCACTGGCCAGGGAGATCGTGGATAGCGTCGCATCGTGGCGACAGGAGGGCGATTCGGCCTTCCACGCGGCGCTCAAGTTCCTCGAAGAGATCGCTGAGGACATCCAGCCGGTCGGCATCGACCTCGGAGGCCGACGATGAGCGACCAGAACAAGGTGGACGACGGATGGGATCTCTGCTGCCAGCGGGCAGGACAGGCGAGGCTGCTCCGGGCCTCGGCAGCGCTCTGCGAGGCGGCCGGTTCGATGACGGCTTCCAGTCAGGTCCGGCTGACGCTCCTCGGCGTGGCCACGCTGCTGGGCAAGCGCACGCTGGAGATGGTGAACCTGTCCGAGGCGACCTTCCTGGTCCTGGCTCGGAGCCTGGACAACGGGGACGACTACGCCCAGGAGATGCTCCGGGAGGTGAAGGAGCACGCCCGCACCATGCGGGGCCAACTCGCCCTGCCCATCGCGCTGGAGCCGGGGCCGACCACGTCACTCCACGGCGAGATCGAGGCGGAGGCCCGGCGGCTCGGGAGCGGCCTCGGCAAGACCGAGAGTCTGGGTGTGCTGGTCGACAACATCGGGAACGCCGCCGAGATGTTCCAGGATGACGAGGCCCTCCGAGACGACCCGGACGCCGACATCGAGCCTCTCCCTCGCCGAGAAGACCTGCTCACCATCGCGGCGTGGGCCTACCTCGCCCTCAAGCGGGAGACCGACCACCCCGGGGCGGCGTCCGACGAGGTGCCAGAGGCTTCTCCCGTCTCGCCCGACGCCAACCCGCAGATGGCGCTCCCGCTGACGCCGGCCGACGCCGGCAACGGAGGCCCTCTCGCTGTCTTCGCCGGCAGCACGGAGCGTCCAGCCTTCGTACCCGACGTGGTCTTCGAGGGCATCATGGGCGCCCCTGTCGGCGTTCGTGGCCGTCCCGACGGCGGGGTGGAGATCAGGACCAGTTCGCGTGGGAGCGGCGAGGGGGTCTACTACTTCGGGGGGACCGGCGCGCCCATCGCTGGCTTCGTGAGCAGTCGCGAGCCCATCGTGGCGATCGGACGTCGATGACCTCTCGCGAGTACGTCTACCTGCTCTCGCTGCACTTCCGCGACCACGTCCCGGGGGCGATCGTCCGACGCTTCAAGAAGCGAGACGGTAGCGCCAGCCTGGTGGTCCGGCTCTGCGACTGCGGCGGATGCGAGGGCTCCAACATGGTGGCGATCCGGACGATCACCGGGCACGCCGCCATCCACATGAAGGCGCCACACAAGCAAGCCAAGCAGGAGGCGTGGGAGATGGTCCTCGACATGGTCAAGCCAGGAAGGTGGCCGCAATGAGCAAGGTCCGAATGAGCCTCGGGATGACCGAGGATGCGCAGTTCAAGGTCGAGCAGGAGTCGCTCGACGACGACGGGTCCCACTTCGACCCGGTGGTGTACTCGCGCAAGGACAGCCTCAACCTTGCTGCCGGTCTCCTGGTCCAACGCATCATGCCAACCTGGAATGGGAGCGAGGTCCAGATCGCGGTCGTGGACGATCAGATCGTCATCTCCAAGGTGCCGCCGAAGGAGTCAGCGTGAGCAGCGCAAAGGTCAAGCGTTTCGCAACCACAGAGCGAGAGCGCGAGGTCTGCGGTACCGTCCAGGATCTGGCCTGTACCTGCGGCGGGGAGATCCGTCTGACCGGCACCGTCGAGCCGCTCTATGCCTGTATGGGGGACTGCGGGGCCACGTCGTCGACCCTGTTCGCGTTGAACGTGGTGCCTGTCGGCGCGCCGAGATTGGGGCCAGCATGAGGCGCTCGATCCTCGTCCGCTACGGCGTGATCTGGCTCTGCGAGCACGGGCGCCAGTGGTGTCCGTGCATGGCGAGCGGCTACAAGTTCAGCCCGTACCAGTTCAACGAATACGGCTGGGCAACGTCGATCCTGCCCGCCGCGCTGAGGGCACAATGAGCGACGCAGAGATCGGTGCCAGGGTGCGCCGGCTGTTGGACGACGGGGAGCTAGCGACCCTGTCCCTTCGGCGAGGACATGACCCCGACGGGGCTGGCACCTTCACGGTGCAGGTTCACGTCTACGAGGAGCACGCCTCCCGTCTAGAACTGGGCAACGTCCGCGGCGGGCACCACCAGACAACCCGCGGGCAGACGCTGGGCGAGGCGCTCGGCAAGGTGATCACATGAGCCTCTCGCACCACTACGGGTTCTGGTCCATCGTCATCATCCTGCTCATGGGCGCCATCGCCATCATCTTCACGGAGGGTCGTCGATGAGCCAGCACAAGCACCGCCGACCGTTCCGCAAGGGGTCATCGGGCCACTGGCAGTTCGAGTACCCGCGCAACCGCCGAGAGCGCAGGTGGATCGAGCGCAGGGAGATCGAGCGCGAAGCCAGCGGGATGGGGATCGTCCCCACGGTTGGCGAGACGAGCGCCGCGCTCCGTGACCGGGTCCTCGACGCCATCTACCCGGAGCGCGTGAAGCGGCGCGAGGAGGCCCAGGCCAAGTACGGCAAGGGCTCCGAGGTCTACTGGATGCTGCACAAGGCCACGGCCGGCTTCATGCCATCGCTGTGCGCCGTCAACCTGTGTCTCGCGACGGGGCCAGAACTGGACGACCTCGCGATCCTCTACGGCGTGGACCGCAGGGAGCCCGCCAAGCCTGACGGGGTGGTCATCGGTGCCGTCGAGGTGCAGTGGGCAGGCTCGACCAGCACCACGCCGGAACCGGGAGGCTCCCGATGTACCTGAGCGCTGGCTTGTTCATGCTGGCGGCCGTGGCAAGCATCGACCCGTCCTCCCCCGATGCCATCGAGGCACCTCCTGCCTCGGGGCCGATCTCCGCCCCGCCGACGGTCCGCATGCCGTCTCAGCGACCGTGCCCCAAGTCCCGTGTCGTGCCGGTCGGCCCTCCGCGGCTCCTACCGCAGCGGGTAGAGCACCCTTTCGACCCCGAGCATCCGCCGGTGGACAGCGTCCAGCGCTTCACCCTGAAAGACTAGCCGGCCTTTCCCTCGGTCCTAGCCAGGTCGAGCGAAGTGTGCGACGCGCCGGACGTTCGCGCTGGAGGTTGGAGCACAGTGAGAGCGGATCTGCTCTTCCTCTCTGATCCCTCTCCCAGACCGAGAGGAGAACCGGAGGCAGACAGCTTGGGGCCCCACCCCCACGCTGGAGAGGGAGAAGGGAAACGGAGCCCCCCGTACCCCCCATTGGGTCTGGCCGTTTTCGGTGCTGGCCATCCGCCTGGGTTGAGGGAGCCCGGTTCCCTGCCCGACCAGCGCACGCCGTCGAGTCTTCAGGGGGGTCCGTCGCCACGCCCACACTTAAGAGCGCCCACCACTCCTACCGCCTTCCGCCCGGGTTGGGGATGGGTAGGATCTGACCCATGCCCGAGGTCTGCCAGTCCTGCCTCACCAGGGTCCGGGTCCGCCGGCCAGACCGCGCCGTCCGGTGTCGGTGTCGGGCCGTCGTCCGTGTGGCAGCCCAGGCCGTCGCGTCGATGCCTCGCCAGGAGGCTCAACGCCTGCCCGCGCGTCTCCCCCGCCAGCCGAAGCCACCCGACCCGGACCCGCTACCATCCCGCGCACAGGCTGCCCTCCTCGTCGCTGCCGGGGCCTACGACCCACCGCCAGGGGTCCGCTTTGAGATCGAGGCGTGGACGTTGGTCTCGTCGACCACCTGCTAGGCAGCATGCTAAGGTGCTCTGGGCTCTGGACGAGCAAGCCACCCCGCCGGGCGGGACACCCGCCAAAAGCACCGGGATACACGGCCCGGTGCCTCGGACGACCGAGGCGTGGACGACCGAGCCCTTTTGCCAAACGAGGCAAGCCGCTGCGACCACTGTCTAGCAGGCGTCGGTACTGCTAGACTCACGGGATGGACGACGCAGCCACCAGGATCACCTCAGCCCTCACCAGCACCTACCACTTCGAGTTCGGAGCCAAGCACGCCGGCCCGAACAGCCTCATGGCCGCCTTGGAGGCGCGGCCAGGGTACGGCAAGAACGTCAACTGGGAGGCACGCCCCGATGGAGTGACCGGGCCGACCGGGCAAGCGTGCCTCCCGTGGGGCATGTACCGGGCCGCCTTCCAGGTCACGGCGGAGGACGTGCTCGCGGCGGAGACCTACGGGCGGGAAGCGCTCGCCGAGCGGTTCCGTGAGCGGGTCACCAAGGTGTTCGGAGCCCTGGCCCGTCTCGTCGAGGACGACCTCCACGTCGGGAACGGGATCGACCGGAACCACAACCCGGCCATCTACGGCCTGCTCGGTGGTGCGCTGGCCGCCACCGCCGTCTACGCCAACATCAGCCGATCGACCTACCCGCACTGGAGCGCCAACGTTTTCGCCAACGGCGGCGTGCCGAGGCCCCTCACGACGGCGCTGGCGACCCGGGCAGTCAACTACTGCGTCACCGCCAGCGGTACGGCTCCCACGCTGGCCGTGGGCAACCCCGACGCGATGGACGCTGCCGGCAAGGTGCTCCAGCAGGTAGGCATGCGCCTCTCCAACGTCGAGCGGTTCCCGCGGGGCATCATCGTGCTCCTGCAACCAGACCACGTCTGCCTGAACTACCTCCGGGTGGGCGACTCGTCGCCGGTGCGGTTCCAGTTCTCACGCGGCGAGAAGGGGGAGGTACCTGGCGTCGCTGCCACGCTGGTCACGCAACTGGTGGTCGACCAGCCGAACGCGCACGCCGTCATCCGCGACATCGGCTGGCCCAAGCACGACTGCTAGACACCGAGGTGCTAGACTCTGGCGCATGGACGCCCCCCACCCTCCCAGCACCATTCCGCCGCCCCCAGTCGAGCCAGCCAACCCGCGCGATCAGATCCGGCCGCGAGAGATCGTCTACGAGTTCAAGATCCAGGACGCGGGCGAGAAGCAGGCCGCGGAGCGCTTCCTCGAAGTCGCCACCCAGAGCGCCCCCACCACGATCCGGTTCTGGCTCGACCGCTCCGACGACGAGAGCGGGGTCTCAGGTACCGGCCGGGTCGCCGAGGGGATCCGCTTCTCCAACGGCAGGGTCGCACTGTCCTGGCTGACCAAGCACTCGTCGGTCGCCATCTACGACAGCATGGCCGAGGTGGTCTGCATCCACGGCCATGGCGGCAAGACCAAGGTCACCTGGCAGGACCCTCCCCCCGAGCCGTACAACTGGGGCGCCACCAACTGCGCGCTCGACGCCTGTGAGCACAACCCCTTCGGTTCGGCGGGTGGGCTCGCTGCCCGCGCCACGGCCCTGGTCGCGCCCGAGTACGTTCCCGAGGACCAGCGCCGCGACTACCTGGACGGCTACGCCATGGCCGCCGCGGAAGCCTACGGGCCCGACTGGCGGACCTGCCACTTCGGGTGGGCGCCGGCCATCGTCATCGAGGCGCCGAAGGCGGAGGAGGCGACGTGAGGCCCGTGGCACAGGCAGCGCTGATGCACACCCTTGCCGCGCAAGGCCACTTCGAGCGGATGCGTGGCGAGGCTCACGTCTTCCTGTCGAAATACAAGCGCTACGCGCCAGACCCTGCGCCTGGTGAGCGTGAGCCCGAGGCCGACACGCTGACGCCCAGCCGACTCGCCGTCGAGGTGGCCAACGCCTGGCCTGACCAGGGCGTCGAGGCCCACATCGACTTCGCCACGATGCGTGTCTGCATCACCGCTCCGTTCAACCCACAGCCTGGGTGGATCGAAGACGTCACGGTTACGGAGATCGGCGGCTGACCCATGCCCCGCGCTGCTGCCCGCCCTCAGCCCAGAGGCCCCAAGAGTCTGGACGACCTCGTCCACCTGACCCTGTCCCTGCTGGAGAACTGGGACAGCAAGCCGCTCTCCACCCTCGCCGCGCTGAGGGAGAAGTACGCTGGGGACTTCGTCGGGTTCTGCGGGCACCTGAGCGTGCCAGCAGCCGAGGCAGGCGAGAAGCCAGGCGAGATGGCGGGCCGGCCGGTCCCCTTCGTGCTCACGCAGCTCCAGCGAGACTTCGACGCTGCCCGCACGGGTAGGGACCAAGTTTTGAAGGCCAGAAAGCTGGGCATGTCGACCGTCGAGATCGGCCGCGACATTTGGTATTGGCTCATGCACCCAGGGGCCAACGTCCGCGTCATCGTGCAGACGGAGAGCGAGCACGGGATGCAGAAGGACTTCGCCAGAACGATCGACCTCATGCTCAAGAGCCTGGTCGACAAGGGGCTCGACATCCCGCTCCAAGCCAAGGCCGGGGGCAAGGGGCGGTGGGCGCTCTCCTCGACGGTTGGCGGCGGAGTGCTGGAGGTTCTGGAGGCCGGCGCCAGCGAGCACACCGCCGACAAGAAGGGCCGCGGTGGCACCACGCACCGGCTGCACTGCACCGAGATCGCCTTCTGGGAGGTCGCTGCGGCCACCATGGACAGCGTGCTCAACTCGGTCACCGCGCCGGCACCTGGGACCGAGGTCACGATCGAGTCGACTCCCAACGGGGTCAGCACGAGCGACGACGACCCGCGTGGTGGGGCCTACTTCCACCGCATGTGGAAGCGGGCCACGTCCGCCGAGGGGGACGAGTTCACGCCGCACTTCTTCGCGTGGTTCGAGTTGCCAAACCGGCGCCTGCCGCTCGACGAAGGCGAGACGGTCACGCCCGACCAGCAGCCCATCGACGAGCGCCGCGTCCGCGAGGAGCAGTGCTGGGCCCTGCTCCATGAACACCTTTCCAAGGAGGAAACGATGCTGAGTCTCATCGAACGCGGGACCAAGTCCATCACGACGATCGCGATGGAGTTTCTCAAGTGGTACCGGGCCCAGGTCCGCGCCAAGGGGCAGATGCGCGTCGACAAGGAGATGCCCACCGACCCGATCACATGCTTCATCGCGTCGGGCACCGGCTACTTCGCCAAGGAGGTCACAGAGCACCTCATCGGCGAGGCGACCGCGAAGGAGAAGGCCAAGCCTCCGAAGGTGATTCAGGTTCGCAGGGCCGGCGCCTCCTACGGGCTCCGGATCTTCGAGGACTACGACAAGCAGGAGAGCTACCTCGTCGCGGGTGACACCAGCGGCGGCGAGGGTGGCGACCCGGCCGCCTTGCAGGTGTGGACCCGGGGGGCGCGCCCAAGGCACGTAGCCACGCTGCATGGACAAGTGAAGCCGAAGGAACTGGGCCGGCTCGCTGTCGCCTTGGCCATCCGGTACGGCAACGCCTGGATCGCCATCGAGAAAAACAACACCGGGATCTCCACCATCGACGAGATGGCCAGGCCGAAGATGATCGCTGACGTGGTCGGCGACCGTGCTTGCATAGAGGCCAGGCTGTGCGACGTCGAAGCGTCGCAAGACCTGCGGGAGATCGCCAGGGTCGCGCCAGCCTTCGCCAAGCGCCTGATCGAGTGGGCGCGGGCCGACTGGGTCGGTTGGCCAAACATCTGGGCCGACGCCGACGGGAAGAAGGGGTGGGTCACCACCGGCCCCAGCCGAGAGGCCGCGCTCTCAGGCTTGGAGCAGGACCACCGCGTCGGGAACTGGCGGACCCCAGACGTCAAGGTGCTGGAGGAGTTCCGGACCTTCGTGGTTGACGCCTGGGGCAAGGCCAGGGCGAAGAACGGGAGCAACGACGACCTCGTGCTCACCGCTGCCATCGCCTGGGCGGTGCTGAGCCGAGCGATGCCGGCGCCAGTCTACCGGAGCACCGGCGCGATGCCCCCTGCCTGACGGCAGGGCCATGGAACGACGAAGCCCGGCGCACCATCTCGGGGGCCGGGCTTCTGGTCCGCTGTCGGTGCTGGGGCTAGATGTCGAGGTAGTACGGGGGCGGCTCGGGGTGGACGTAGCGGCCGATCTTCCGATCGTACTGGCGTCCCCGCTCGCCTTCCTTGCGACAGAGGAAGCATAGCCCGATCTCGCCGCACGCCTTGACGTCGCGCCGTTCCTTGGTGCATCCGTCGCACGTCGCGATCGTCGGTCGCGGAGCAGGATCTGGCGTCCCCTTGCCGATGACGATGATCGCCCGGACGTCCTTACAATCTGCCCGGAGGCGCCGCTTGACGTCTGCTGCGCTGGTGCCGCGCTTGAGCGTGCGGACGGTGTCCCCGTCGAGGGTAAAGGCTACATGGAACGTGAGCATCGCTGACATGGGAACCTCCTAGCACCGAAGCCCCGCTGTCTCCGAAGAGAGGCGGGGCCGGTATCGGTGCGACGCTGGGGCTAGCCGTGGCCTTTGTCGTACCCGTCTCGGCATCCGTGCCCGGAGCGGCCCGTCCCCGGACCGACCTTGCCGGACGTGAGCTTGCGCAAGCGACAGCTAAGCGGGCGAGACGGGGCCGCCTTGAACGCGCGACGGATGGCGGGGCAGATTCGGGGCGTACGTTGGGCGCGCGTGGCCTTCCCCTTGACCGGCTGTCCCGCGCAGTGCGCGCACGTCTCGCCCGTCGCCGCATGGCGCTTGGCGCGCCCGAGGTACGCCCCCGTCTCCTCGGCTGAGGCGATGACCTCGTCTCGGTGCGTCGGGCAGAGAACGAGGCGACGGTTGCCCGTCGTGGGAGTAGGGGCCGGGCGGACGATGTAGGCGATGAGGTTCTTCACAACGCCGGAAGCCCCTGCCCCGGGTTTGGGGTGAGGGGCGGGACTCCCGGGAGAGGCGGTCACTTGGCAGAGGCGAAAAACCGGCTGTAGTACGTGCTGGCCCTGCTCTTGCCGGGCACGTACGGGGGATGCCCGTTATCGGCGATAAACTTGTCGACAGCGTCGAATTCCGCCGTCATCGCATCATTGGCGCTGACAGTGTAGTTGCGGGCTACGTACTTGCCGCGCTGGTCGGTAACGGACACCTGGAATGTCTTCATGCCTGATCCGGAATGCACGGCCCGTGCCGCCCCCGGATCCCGCTGATTCCCGCCCTTGACGCGGATAGCGCGCCCGGTGGCATGACATCGCTGTCATGGTGTAATCGGATCTCCCGCGTTTTCGCTATGACTGGCGGATCATACCCCCTGATTCTGCGGGCTTTCCGCGCGACATTGCTGTCATGGTGCCCCCTCTCCCCTGCAACCCGCCGGGCCCCTATCCCCTGCTCCTCTGCCCCTCTTCTTGCGGATCCCCTGTGTTTCTAGGCGACGCTCCGCGTTATCGTCCCCTGGCATGTCCTCTGCACTACGGATCCGGCATGAAAACTACCCCGACCCGCAAGGCTTCACCCCGCGCCGTCAAGGCGCGTCCCCTTCCGCCCGTCGATCCGCACTGCCCCGCGCAGTGCGAGATCCCCGCCCCTCCGGCGAGTCAACGCCGCGTCCGGAAGGCGCCCGCGTCCCCTCCCCCCGTGGTTGCCCCCCGGCCCGTCGAGGTTCATATCCTCTCCTACGGGCGCTTCTACGTGACGTTCTCCGGCGAGGTTGGCTCGCCCGTCTGCCGGGTGACCTACTCCCGGACGGGCTACGTGCGCCTCGTGCCCGCCCCGGAGGCGCGCCGGATCTACGCTGACCTCGTCTCCCGGGGCTACGTGGTCCCCGGGAAGCTCATCGAGGGTACCGCGGCGTAGCCTCCCCTCGCCCCTGCAACGGCCCCGAGCCGCCCCCCCTATCCGGGGAGGGTAGCCGGGGCTTCGGGCGTTATGAATACCCCCCGGCAAGCTCGATGCTTCGTGACGATCCCCGCTGACTACGCCCGGCAAACGGGTCTTCCTTCGGAGCCGTTCGAGGTTCGGCTCGTGTCGACGACGGCGGACCGCGTTGTGTTCGGTTCTCTGAATCCCTACCGGACCGAAACCGTCGACGTTCCCGCCGAATGGGTCTCATTCTCGTTCGACTGAAGCAACGCTCGCCCCTGTGATGCCCCGCCCGGCCTTCGCTCCGGATCGAGCGTTTGGGCGGGTACGCGCCCGGCGTCGCTGTTGTCTCGCGCGTCGAGGTTCAGGACCGACCGCGCGCCGTTCAGTTCCCCGACTACCCGCACGTCTGACTCGACGCTCGCCCCGCTCCGGGCGATGGGGCCGGAGTACCGGCCCGTTGCGGATGCGATCGACGGTGCTGTGGATCTGGTTCCGCGGCCGTCCGATGCGCTCGACAGGGACTACCCCGGGGCAGAGGCTCTCTCTCCGGACGCGGAAGTCTTCGCCGCGACGCTGTAGGGCATCGGGCCCGGGTCTCCCCGGGCTCAGCCGGCCACTGGCGGAGGAGGGAGCTGGCGCAGGTCGACGGCGTCGGCCTCGGGGCTGGCCACCCAGCGGACCGGCAGCCGGGCTCGGAGCAGGCGCTGGACGCAGTCCCCCGTGCCTCGTAGAGACCACCCCTTGAAGGCCCCCGAGGTGCGGCGCGGGTCCCGCTTCCAGATGGCGCCGAAGGCTAGTCCCCGGTTCGGGTGGCTCTCTCGGAGCATGCGCCCGTTCCTGATGTTGCCGGCGGCCTTCCCATCCCGATCCCAGTTGGCGGGGTACTGCTCGACCTTGAAGCCGAGCCCTCGGGCAGCGAAGTCGGCCAGCATGTCGACCGAGCACTGCACGCCGCCTGGACCAGGATAGGTGACGACGCGGCCGTCTGGGAGACGCCACCGAGCGCAGGCCCCGTGGATGATGACCACCTCGCCGACCTTCGGGTCGCAGTGGTCGGGCAGGTGCCTGGCGATGTCATCCAAGGTCCCAGGCCAGTCGCGCGAGCCGGTGACGAGGATCCTGTCGGCCATCACCAGTCCTCCCGCGGCATAGCCGCCCGCATGCAGGCGGAGATCGCCACCATGGCCGCCTTGTTTCCTGGGGTGAGCGAGTCGGCCATCGCTGCCATGGCAGAGACCTCGCGCTGGAGGAACCAGCCGATCCCCTGCCCCTCCTTCGGCTTCGGCTCCCCAGCGAAGAGGATCCCCGAGTAGAACCGGAGGAAGATGCCAGGGGCCGGCTCACCCTCCCAGATGGGTTGCGGGTCCATGTCGTAGAGCAGGATCCCGATCTCCTGCCTCAGTTCTCGGGTGAGGGCTCCGCGGTCGCTTTCCCCGGCCTCCACCTTGCCCCCTGGCGACTCCCACATGAATGGGTAGGGCTTGCCGGGCCGGCGCTGGGTCAGGAGGATCCGGCCCTCCTGGTTGAGGAGGACCGCGGAGACCACGTCGATGCGCTTGCTCATGGTGCGTTCCCGATGACGGCGTCCATCCTGGCCAGGAACGACTCGTCGGAGACGTCGCCGCGCAGTTCCTTGAGCAGACCCACCGCCTCCGTATGGGCCAGCCGCAACTGGTCCCGCTCCTTCCGCATGCCGGAGATGGCCGAGACGATGTCGGCCCTGTACTGGCCCCCGTCCGCCACCTTATCGCAGGCGGCGATGATGCTCTCCTCTCGGTCCTTGAGGTGCCGGATCGTCGAGAGCAGCGTCTGGATGAAGCCAGCGGTCCGCAGGCACCCATCCGTCCCGCCAGGGATGGCCGGCGCCACCGCTGCGGCGTTCTTCAGCCAGAGGATGATGCTGGTGGCGTTGGCCTCGATCTTCTCCACGTCGACCGTGCCCGTGCGGGTTTTGGGCTCGGGAGGCATCTCGGCGACCTTCGGCTCCACGGCTGCCCCCACGGACGACCGCAGCGCCGAGTCGATGACGCTGGCGATCGGGGCGTACCACTTCGTCTTGAGGACCCGGCCAGCGGGGGTCCGGCGATCCTCCTGGACGAGGTAGCGGTGGAACTGCGAGGTGTCCGCGCAGTCAGGGCCACCATCCTGCCGTTTCGGGACCAGGAGGTACTGACGGGTGGCGTCCATCGAATCCCCTGCCTTGACCCAGGCCAGGATCTTCACGGTCCGCTGGCCCCCGTCGGCTTTGGAAGAGCAAGTGTAGGTCACCACCTTGCCGACGTTCCCGGCGCTCACTTCGCACCCCGGAGGATGGCGGCGAGCGCCTTGAAGGCCGAAGCCTGGCCATCGCAGTACATCGATCGGAGGACGTCTGGGTGGCAGAGCCCCTCGCTCTGGGCGGACATCGCCTTCTGCTCACAGAACTTGACCACCTCGCCACGGTACTCCTCGATCGCGTGGACGGCGAGCCAGGCTTGGATCTCGTCCGTGGTCCTCGGGATGACCGCCTTCTCCATGGACGGCCACGGCGTCTCCCACGCATCAGTGTTGCCTCGATCCGGCGGGCTGACCGTTGGCTGGCTGTTCGCCATCTGCGCGACCTCCAGCCCCTCGCGCAGCCCCTTGATGAGACCGGGGAGGCTCACCGCTGCGCCTCTAGCCCAGCCGCCAGCCTGGAAGGCTTCGGCGAGGATCGCATCGACCTCGCCGAAGTGATCCTCCGCCCTCCGTGCCCGCTCCAGCAGTTCGGTCCCCTTGGCTTGCAGGCTGGTCACCTGCTCCCGGAGGTGCTGGATCTCCTTCGGGAACGCGGGAGCCCCCAGTTCCTTGGCGCCCTCCTCCAGGTCCCAGATGCGCCGGGTCTGGTAGCGGATCTTGGCCCTGAGTCGCCAGACCTCGCCGATAAGGCGGTGGGTCAGCGCTCGCACCGTGGTGGCTTGGCCGACGCTCAGGCCGGCCATCCCTTCCGCGATCGTGAACACGGCCCCCCGCAATTCTGCGGCGGTCATCGCCACGCGCCCGACTCGCTCAGACATCCTCGTCCTCGTCCTCGTCCTCGTCGTCGTTCACCGCCACCGTCTCGACCTCGGCGCCGAGCGCCTTGGCCAACTTCTCGATCATGGGGCGGACCCAGCGGTAGTCGCGGGCCTCGCAGTTGTCCTCGGGCTCCCCGCCGATGCCGCCGTTCCCCACCTCGACTCCGTCGACCTTCACCGTGATGTGGACAGGCTCGTAACTGTCGCCGCCCATGCGCTCGATCGTGACCTTCGCCATTCGTGCCTCCTGCCCCTACGGGCCCCCACTGTCTAGCACCACCGGCCGCTGCTAGACAGTGGCGTCTGAGCAACCGACGGGCGCCCATCGTTGCGTTCCTGCACCCGTGCTAGACAGCCCGTGCTAGCCTTCTGCCATGGGTGTCGGGCGTCACTCTGGGGATCGTGTACTTGACGGCTACCTCGTCGACTTCTTCGAGGGCCATGGCCATGGTTCGCAGGTGACATCGTCATGGTCCTCGCTGGTCGATGCCGCTCAGGGTGGCTTCGGGGGTGGCTGCACGGACCCGGAGCGGCGCCTGCTCGGCGACGGCTCCAAGATGGACCGGCGCCTGAAGGGGTGGGAGCACCGCCGGGCCATCCGGAACGCGCTCGTCGCCCTCCCCGCTCGCGCACCTGGCTCCCCAGCCTGGGGCTTGGTCCTCTACGCTTCCCACGGTCCGATCCCCTGGGCTCGGCGCCTGGAAGACGGGGAGGCTCGCGGGGTCTCTTCCAGGGTCTTCCGCAAGTTGGCCCCCAGCCTTTACGGGGTGTCAGTGCTCCTCGCCGGGATCGAATCGGATGTCTGCTTCGACGCCAAGCCGGTCCGGATGAGCGCCAGCAAGGAGACCAAGGAGTCGGAGCGCCCCAGGCTGGTCCTGACGGCTGCCGAGCGGTTCGTGGTCTCGCTCTGCCTCGACTCGACGAACCCAGGCCAGTCGGCCCTCCGTCGGGTCAAGGACGAGGCGTCGGCCCTCCTCGCCGAGGCTGTGCGGCTCTACCGAGACGCCGCCGGGCTCCCAGTCGATGAGCCGTCGCAACATCGTGCCACGCGCCAGCCACGGGCCCGCGCTGTGGTCTCGCTGGTGATGGGCCGGTGATGCTGGCCGCCGGCTGCTTCGTCACCTACGGCCTCGTTGCCGTACCAGGGCCAACCGGGTTCTCTGGATCTGGTGGGCTTGCTTCGGTGATCCATGTGGTGGAACCACGTCCTCCACCTCCCGCTCCTTTGAGCGGCTGGAAGGAGATCGCCAAGTTCTGCGCCGAGAACGGTGGGCCTGGATCGATCCGCCAACTCAGGGAACTGGCGACAAAGGACAAGAGTTGCCCCATCTATGGCCCGGCTGACGGGTTCGGGAACGTGGTTGCGGTCCGCGAAAAGCTCGCCATCTGGCTCCAGTGCCGCCTCATTCCGCTTTCGATGCGATCGGTAGCGGATCGTGCCGAAGAGCGCCGCGTAGCGCCGAAGGCAAAGAAGAAAGCCACCAAAGTGGCTGGGAAACGTGCTGGTCGCAGGGGCGACTGATCGCCGCAAACCGCCGCTGCAACAGGCCAAAAACGGGGGCATCCTTCGTCAAGGTCACGCGAGCGACCGGACGCCCCCATCCCATGGCGCCCGCGTGACTGTCCTCTTCGACACCTGACCCAGTGAAGTACGGCCTCCTCTCTGCCAAGCGCGGCAAGTCCGACGGTTGTCGCGGCTACGATGCTGCCTGGTGGGAGACGCTGGACGACCTCTACTGCGGCGGCATCCAGATCCAGGAGAACGTCGACAAGTACCTGAAGAAAGCGCCAGGCGAGAGTCCAGAACGCTACAAGGCGCGGAAGGATCTGGCGGGCTACGTCGGCTACCTTGGCCAGATCGTCAACCAGTACGCCTCGGCGATGTTCTCTGGGCCGGTCTCCGTCACCCCGGCGGGAGACGCTGACGACCCCAACACCCCAGGGGAAGTCCCCGAGCCAGAGGTGTACGAGGCGCTCTCCGACGACGCCGACCTTCGCGGGACCAGTTTCGTGGGCGTGCTCCAGGACACGCTGCGTACCGCGCTGGTCAAGAAGCGGGCGCTGATCGCGGTAGACTTCCCGGCCAACACTGGCCCGGCCCCGAAGAACCGGGCGGACTCCAAGTCGGCTGGGCTCGGGCAGCCGTACGTGTACGAGATGCCACCGGAGGAGATGCTCTGGTGGGAGTACCACGACCAGGTCCGGCAAGCGGTTCCGCTGGACGGTGGTGGCACCGCTCGCTTCACGGTCGGTCGCTTCTCCTGGTGCATCACCAGGAAGATCGAGACCCGCCGGGCCACCCCAGAGGACCCCGTCGACAACCCAGTCGAGGTCTACAAGGTTTGGAACCTCGACGAGAACGGCCAGGTCACCTGGACGACGTACAACGTCCCCATCGTCAAGGGGAAGAAGCCACAGCCGGAAGTCGAGGTCGAGATCGCCGAGCAGTCCGGCCCGACGACGTTCCGTGAGATCCCCATCGTCGAGATCGAACTGCCGGACACTCTCTGGCTGGGGAACCTCGCCGGCCTCCTCTGCCTGGAACTGTGGCGGCGCCGGTCCGAACTCCTCGCCGCCCAGCAGCGCAGCCTGATCACGATCCCGGTGGTCTATCTGGGCCCGCAGACCGGGGCCTTCCACGGCCCGCTCCCAGCCGACGTCGCCCAGCAGCAGTCCCGCGGCGATGACCCAAAGAAGCAGTACGAGTCGAAGGGGTTCGTGGTCCTGGCCCAGGGCGACAAACTCGCCTTCGAGGGGCCGGATACCGCCCCGTTCCAGATCGTCGCCACCCAACTCCAAGACCTGACGGACGAAATCTTCCGGGTCACCGGCAAGATGGCCGCGTCGATCTCCAACACGTCCACCGCGCTGGGCCGGTCTGGGGAGAGCAAGTCAGCCGACAACAACGACTTCTGCGTGGTGCTCAAGGCCCTGGCCGCCATCCTTCGGGACGCTGCGCGCAGGGTCTACGAGATCATCTCCGACGCCCGCGGCGAGAACGTCAAGTGGGCGGTCCACGGTCTGGACCAGTTCGACCCAGACGAGGACCGTGCCGCGCTCCTCGGCGAGGCCGTCCAGATCCTCGGTGCCGGTCCTGGCTCTCCGATGGATCTCCCCAGCGGGACAGCCAAGGCCGAATACTGGTCGTGGTGGTTCCGCAAGTGGCTCCCAGGCGTCTCGCAGCAGACGATGACCACGATCATCGGGGAACTGAAGGCCCACCTGGAACAGGCCGCCGCTGACGCAGAGCAGGCGAAGGCAGACGCCGCTGCTCAGGCTGCGGCGCTGGCCCAGCAGCAGGGGCTTCCGTCCCCCGGTGCGGCGAAGGTCGCTCCAACTGCGGCACAGCGGCCCGTGGGTCCGACCCCTCCCAGGCGCCCCCCTCCTCCGTCCCCCGCGGCGCTGGCTCAGACCGCCAAGGCGAAGGCGGCAGCCAAGGCTCCCGCCGCGCCGAGCAAGGGGCCCACTGCCCAACCAGGCAAGCCGGCCGTGCCCGCTGGCAAGGCTCAGCCGCCACCGGCCAAGACTCCACCGCCGCGCCCAGGCGCACCCACGCCAGCCGGACCCTGACTCATGGCCCAACCGCCCATCCTCCGCCGCTCCCCGATGCGGCACTTCGACGACGACGTGCGACGGAGCGCGGTCGCCATCCTGGACGGGCTGAGCATCGACGTACAGGTGCTCAGGGCCGGGATCTATGCGGGACACCACCGTGTTCGCGGGTGCGAGGCGGTGGCGCTGCACCGGCTGATCGGGGACTACGCCGAGGCGCTCGACGGATACGCGGACACCCTTGCCGAGTTGGTCGAGCAACTGGGCGGCCAGTCGTCTGGCTCCGTCGAGGAACTGGCGGCCAGCACCAGGCTCCGCCCGTGGCCAAGCGGGGTCGTCGAGGGCTGCGTGCTCGGGGCGCTGGTGGTCAACCGCTCGTCGGCCTGGCTCGCGCTGGCGGAGCAGGCCATCAAGGATCTGCTCGCGCTCGGGATGCAGGCGGCGGCCAACGACGTCATGACGATCCAGAGCGCGGTGCTCAAGTGGTCGTGGAAGGTCGACGCAGGCTTGCCCACATCGGAGCAAGCGCAAGAGGACGTCTACGAGCAACTCGCCGAAGACTTCCCGCCAGAGGCCATCGCCTGGGTGCGCTCCGACCCGATGGGCAAGGCCGCGCCGGCACCGGAGGCTGGTCGAGCCTCCAGGTTCGTGACCGACGGCTCCGAGATCCAGCGTGGCGCTGACGGCGTGCTGCGGGTCTGACCATGGGCAGCCAGGAGCAGGCGCGCGCCGCCAACGGACAGTGGACAAGCGGTGGAAGCGAAGGCGGCGGGGACCAGAAGTCCTCTGCGGATCTGGATTCATTCCTCAACAAAGAGGTCCCCTACTTCGTCCACAAGCACATCCTGCTGACGAAGTCAGTGCGCCAGTGCGGCGCGACATCAGATGCTTTCGCCACGGTCGCGAAGGCGAACGGGTTTGACGCCTACGTCGGGTCGGTGCCTGGCCACTTCCTCAACTACGTGCAGACGGCGGACGGTGTATTCAAAGTCGATCTTACTGCGATCCAGTTCGAGTTCGACCACCACGCTGCCGCTGGCGGAGACGCAGCGCAGCGAGCAGAGATGGGTCGGCTGATGTCGATGGTGGCGCACGACCCGTTCCGCGCGATCAAGGTGGAGAAGGTCGACCACCTCCCTGCCGATGCACGACCAGCGCATCCAGAGAACGAGGCCATGCACTACACGCCGGTCGATGCGTGGCGGTTCGGGTCGCCAGACATGAACAGGCACATGCGTGGCGAGTACGACGACGATGAACTGGACGACCGGATCGTGAAGCGCGCCACTGGCGGCGCTCCGTTCGCGGGCCGGGCGACGGGCGTGAAGGTGAAGGGCTGACCCATGGAATGGTGTGGCCCCAAGATCGTACCGATCCACACGGTAGACACCCGTGACCGCGAGACGTGGACGGCGACCAAGGAGCCCGACCGCGTCGCACACTTCGTCGCCACGCTCCAGGCTGGCGGCAAACTCCAACCGATGGTGCTCGTCGAGACCCCCGACGGCGTCCACCACATCCCCGACGGGCACCACCGCTTCCTGGCCTACGAGCAGGTCGGCCAGGACCCCGTTGCCTACGTCGGCTACGTGCCCACGTTCCAGCCTGGGGACCCCTGGTACGACATGCACGCCCAGCAAGTGAGCGGTGCGAGTCGGCTCGAAGACGCCGACCTGATGGCCGGGCTCTCGGACGAGGAACGGGCCTGGGTCGAGAAGGATCCGTCGAACCCAGAGCGCCCAGACAACCCGCCGTCGTTCATCGAGGACGAGAGCACATGGGAGAAGGCCAAGGAGGCGGTGATGCCTTACTGGGATCGCTACTCCGCGCCGTATGGCGCCGTCATGGTGGTCTACAAGAACATGGGCGGCACCACCAAGAGCAAGAGCTGACCGGCTTCGGCCGGACCGCATGGCCAGGCTTGTCGGTGCCTGACCACGCATCGCAGTAGCAGCACCACCGATGGGCTCCCGGACCTCGCCGGGTTGGGCTGCGGCGCCCTGAAGCCGCACAGCACGCGCGGGTGTCGGTACCGCGCTCTGCTGCCGAACCAGACCGATTTACGAGCCAGCGCGAGCCAACGCTGGAACGGAGACCCATGGCCGATCCGATCACCCCTCCGGGGCAGAACCAGAACAAGACCCTCTCCGCGGACGAGGTCACGGCGCTCGCCGCCAAGACGGCGGAGGAAAAGGCGACCGCGGCTGCCAACCAGGCGGCACATGCCGCCTTCACCAAGCGGGAGAAGGAGGCGGAGGCGAAGCGGGCCGAGCGCGCTGCCCAGTACAAGACCGAGCGCGAGCAGGAACTGGCGACCCACGGGGAGACGCTCGCCGAGAGGTTCACCAAGGCTCTCGACGAGCGCCTGACCAAGGTCACCAAGTCCATGGACGATCGCATCGCGGCGCTCGCCGGGACGGCCGCGAAGCCCAAGGATGGGGAGCAGCCCCTCGCCCCGGTGGACCTCAGCAAGCACCCCGAGTTCCTCGCCCTGCGCGAGGAGCAGGCCAAGGGGCAGGCGCTGCTGGAGGAGCAGAAGAAGGCCCTGGAGGAGCAGAAGAAGGCCACCAAGGAGGCCGCCAAGATCGCCTCCGAAGAGCGCAAGGCCCGCGAGCAGGCGGAAACCGAGCGCCGGTCCGAGGCACTCGTCACGAGGGCCAAGGACGCCATCTCCGAGCACATCGGCGTCAAGGACCCGGTGCGCGTCAAGCTGGCGTGGACGGTGCTCAAGACCGACGGGCGCATCGCCTACGACGACGGCGGCAAGGGCTCCAAGCTCGTCTACATCGACGACGACGGCGAGGAGCAGCCCATCGATAAGGGCCTCAAAAAGTGGGCGAAGACGCCGGAGGCCGAGGCGATCCTCCCGCCCATCGATCCAGGTGGCAGCGGTGGGAGCCCCATCCGTGGGCGGCGTGCGCCGCCGCAGCCCACCAAGCCCGAAGACAAGATGCGCGAGGCGGTCAAAGCCGGCCTCGTCAAGACCCTCATCGGCTGAGTCGCAGGGCGTTCCTGCCGGCTGAGCAACAACCGGAGACCCCATCCCCATGTCCAACATCGACACCCTGTCCGTTCTGAGCCCGGCGCTCAGCCAGCTCTTCAACCGTGTCCTCGCGTTCCAGTGGAACCGCAAGGTCGTCGCCCTCCAAGGCGTCAAGATCGTGGATGGGGCTGGCAAGAACGTGCCGTGGGACGCGGAGTTCCCCACCACCGAGACCCCGGCCGCCGCGTTCGCGCCGGGTTCGGACGTGAGCTCCTCGGAGTTCACCTACGACCCCGACGTGCCGGCGACCCTGGCCTGGGCCAACTACCGCGCCCCGACCAAGATCGAGGGACTCGCGGTCGACGCCGCGGCCACGAGCCCCGGGTCTCCCGACATCCTGATGCGGCTCTTCGACGCCAAGATCGGCGGCGCCATCTCCCGGCTGATCAAGCTCATCAACGACGACTTCTACACCGGCACCGGCACCGACGGGAACGGCAACCAGAACCTGATCGGTGTGCTCGGTGGCGCGCTGGAACTGTCCGGCAGCTACGCCGGGATCTCCCGCTCCACCTACCCCGGCTGGGCCGGCAACGTGCTCAGCAACGGCGGCACCCCGCGCCCCCTCACGCTGGCGCTGCTCCAGGCCCTCTACCAGCAGATCCTGACCAACTCCGGCCGCGAGCCCACCCGGATCCTCTGCTCGTACGCCGTCCACTCCAAGTACCAGAGCCTCTTCACGCCGATCCAGCGCGTGCAGACCGCGGGCGAGATGCCGCAGCAGTTCGGCGCCGGCACCCAGAAGCTCTTCTGGAACAACATCCCGCTGGAGCCGGACATCTCCTGCCCGGCCGACAAGCTCATCATGCTCAACAACGACACGATCGAGCTTCAGGCCCTGCCCCGCGCCATCCCCGAGATGTTCGAGACGCTCGGCGAGGACATGACCGCGTTCGGCGGCACCGGCCTCGGGCCGGGCGACACCCAGCAGCCCGTCAACCTCCAACTCCGCGTCGAGGTGCTCCCGAAGAACGGCGATTCGTACCCCATCAACGTGTGGGTCCGCGTCCAGCTTCGCGTCGAGCACCCCAACGCCAACGGGTACATCGCCGACATCTCCCCCTCGTGATGTCGCGTGCGCCCTGAACTGCTCAAGATCGCGGAGGCCATGGGCGAGGCGGCGCGAGCCAGCCTCGCTGCGGTCGACGCGGCCACCTTTCTCCCAGAACCAGGTACGACCATGTCCGAGTACACCGACGAACTGCAACGGCTTCGGGCCGAGAACGACCGCCTCCGGGCCAGCAACGAGCAACTCCGCGTGTCCGGTGGCGTGACCGCCGTGGGCACGACCGTCTGGAAGAACACGACCGACCAGACCGTCAAGTTCAAGCTCTTCAAGGGGCCTGGGCCAGCCAAGACGGCGTGGCAGCACGTCGAGATCAAGCCTGGGGAGTCGGTCGCGCTGTCCTCCGAGTACGACCGCGCCATCCAGACGACGGACCGCACGGGCATCGTGATCGGCGGCCACGCGCCGCTGCTGGTCAAGATGGGGGCGCCCCCCCCCGACGTCCACTTCTCGCTCGTCCGCTCCCACGAGCAGGGCGTCGCCGAGGCCAAGTTGAAGGGGCACGGCGTCGTCGGCGAGCCGGTGAGCCTCGACGCTCTGGCCGCCATCCAGGCCCGCATGGACAGGCAGGACGCCGAGGCCAAGGAACTCGCCGCCAAGGTCGCCGCCAAGGACGCCGAGAAGGACGCCTCCGAGCGGCGCATCCGCGAACTGGAAGCGGCGCTCGTCAAGGCCAAGGCGGAGGCGGAGGCCCCAAAAGCCGAGGCCGGCTGACCGAGCCGGCAGAGCCTCAGCCCACCACGGCGCGGGCCGATGAGCATGCGGCTCCGTCGGTGGTCCCCGTCGTCCACCCGCGAACCAAGTGCCGGCATCCGGTCGGGTGCAAGCACACGCAGGCCAAGCACGCCATGCGGACGGGCCGCTGCACGGTGGCCGGCTGCAAGTGCCCCGAGTTCACGGCTCCGGAGAAGGCCCCACAACCCGCCGAGGAGTAGCCGATGCTGTCGTTCGCGCAGAAGGCGTCCATTCGGCGCTACCTCGGCTACTCGCTGCTCTACAGCCAGACCGACCCGGTCTTGGAAGGGCAGTTCCAGGCGCTGGCCAATCTCCCCGACGGAGGCGCGACCGAGGCACTGATCGTCGGCTACCTGACCACGCTCGATGCCATCATGGCCGGCATCGCGACGTTCCGCGCTGTCCACGAGGTCGGTAGCGCTGACGAGTCTGCGATCGACGTCCCACGCGGCGTCATCGGTCGCTGTATCGAGGGCCGGATGTACGTCGCCCAGCTCTCGCACGCCCTCAACATGCCCGTCCGCAACGACGTGTTCTCGGCGCCCAAGTACGACCCGTCGGCAGGGGCCTTTCCCGGCCTGCGCCAGACGGCTGGCTGAACCATCCCCCTTCCGTTCTGGAGACCACCCATGCCCTTCCTCATCAGGAACACGCCGGAGGCGATGTACGCGATCCTCGCGGCGTACAACACGAAGCAGCGCAGCAGTGCCCGCGGTGACGTCTCGTCCGCGATCCTCGGCGACGGGAACGACGGCGCCCAGACGTTCGACGGGACGTCGACCATCACGCTCGGCGGCGGCGGCACGATGGCGCCGACCAACGGCGTCTACACGGCGACGCGCGACCTCTACTTCTCCTCCCTGACCATCAAGGACGGCGTCGTCCTGAACATGGCCGGGTTCAAGCTGTTCTGCAACGGCACCATCGCCAACGGCTCGGCTTCGCCACCGTCGACCACGATCGCCGTGGCCTCGAACAACGCGGCTCTCCCCCAGGCGACCGTCAACGTCGCCAACACGACCGGCTTCCTGACGGCGGGCGCCTTCTACGTCCCCGCGCTCGGGTCGGTCGTCCTCTACACGGGCGACTCCGGCACCACGTTCACGACCTGCACGATGCTCTCCGGCACCCCCGAGGGCACGCTCCTGACGGGGCAGGTGGTGCAGGCCATCGCCGTCATCCACAACTGCGGCAACGTCGGCGGTGTCGGCTCCTCCGGCACGGGCGGCACGGCGGGCGCCATCTCGGCGGCCGGGTCGACGGCACAGGGGACCGCTGGCGGCGCTGGCGCGAGCGGCAGCGGTACGGGGGCCGCGGGCACTGCCGCCACGACCGGCTTCCCCGGTGGGACGGGGGTCGGCGGGGCTGGTGGCACGGGCACGGGCGCGGGTGGAGCAGCCGGGACGTGGACCGCGCTCGCGACGACCAAGGGTGGCGCGCGCTGGATCTGGGCGCTCATCGCCGGCCTGACCTTCGGCACGGCTGGGGTCAACGTCTTCGGCGGCGGTTCCGGCGGCGGCGGCGGCACGGCCAACAACGCGGACGCTGGCGGCGGCGGCGGCGGCGGCGGCGGCGGCGTCCTGATCGTGGTCGCCTTCAACCTGGCCAACTACGGCATCATCGCGGCCAACGGCGGCAATGGCGGCAACGGCTTCTCGACCGCCCACGATGCTGGCGGCGGCGGCGGCGGTGGCGGCGGTGTGGCCATCACGGTCAGCCGTACTCGCAGCGGCACCGGCCTGGTCACCGCGAACGGGGGCCTGGGCGGCGCCAAGGTGGCCTCCGGCGGGGCCGGCGTGGCAGGTACGGCCGGCGTCGTCGAGCAGGTCGGCACCGCCACCTACTTCCACTACGACGTCACCCCCGGCACGCTCCCGGCCCAGGACTGGGAGACCCCGCTGCCGGTCCCCGCGCTCCAGGTGACGGCGCCGACGCCAACGACGCTCGCGCAGGTCGTCACGGCGGCCGAGAACATCCGGAGCGTGCTCCTCGCGATGTTCGCCGACGCGCCGGTGCAGGGGCTGTCTCACTCCGGCGGGGCGCACGCCGCGGCGGACACCACGAACGCGCCGCTGATCTCCTACGCCCTGCTCCCGCCGCTGCTTCCGACCACCGCAGGCATGCCCGCGACGGTCACCGGGGCTGCCGCCACGTACGCGGCGGTGACCGCCAGTCATACGCTGACTCTGTCGTTCAACGGCCGCCTCGTGGTCGTGACCTTCACCGGCTCCGAGGCGAGCCAGGCCGCCTTCCACTCGGCGATCAACGCGGCCATCGCCGCCGTCTTCGACGCCTCGCTGGTGCAGGCCGGGCAGGGCGGCTACGCGCAGGACAACGGCGGACAGACGATGCTGGCCACCAACGGCACCGGCAACCTCGCGGTGGGCGCTGTCGTGGCCGGATCGGCCGACGTGCTGACCAGCCTCGGCCTCGCGGTCGGCGCGCTGACCGGGGTGACTTACGTGACGCAGCCGGCGACCCAGTCGCAGGCGGACACGCTGCTGAACGCTTGCCAGACGGCGTTCAACGCCCACCTGACGCTCGTGCAGAGCGGCGTGCTGGTTCACGTCCAGAACGACAACGTCAACACCTCGGGGGCCGCGTCGGCGACGAACCTGTCGACGAGCGAGACGCTGGCCACCGACCTGACCAACAAGGTCAACGCCCACGTGCTGAGCGCTTCCCCGGATCCGCTCATCCACCTCCTGTACTGACGACAGGACCATGCCACAGGGACCGCCGACCGGGCTCCTCCCGCAGATCCTGCGCCCAGTCGTGGCGCTGATCCGCGCGAACGTGCCCGGCGTGCTGGGACTCCACCAGGTGCCGGTGACGCTCAAGTCATGGCTCTGGACGGCAGCGGACGGGGGGAACCGGATCGACACTGGAGTTCCGGTTCCCTACCCAGACCTCCAGGTCGGGCACTACGACGTCAACGGTGTCCTCCAAAACACCCACGTCGAGGGGACAGCCGGCGACCCATCGGTGACTGTCAAGTGGATCACGCCGGCCTGGTTCGCCCAAGATGGGGTGACCCAGGTCGGCGGGTTCACCGTCGAGCAACTCGTACCGAGTGAGGCGCCAGGGTTCGAGTACCTGTACCTTCTAGGCTGGCCACAGGGTCCACGCGCTTACTGCGTCGGGCCTCGCGGGGTGAAGACCGAGAAGATGCTCCACTACACCTTGGACCTCGTGTCCGTGGACAGGCGTGTGCCCTTCTGATCCAATGATGGAATGCTCCTCCTCGCTCCTCCACCGCCCAGGACCCGCGTTCGCGCTGCTGTCGTCGGTGGCCCACGTTCGGGGAAGTCGACCCTCGCGCAGCGCCTCGCACGCAGGCTCGGAGCGCCCGAGGTGAAGGCCACCGACAGCCTCATCGGCGTCCTGGAGTGGAGCGAGGCGTCTGCCGAGGTGGCCACCTGGCTGGACGTTCCTGGACCGACGGTCATCGAGGGGGTCGCCGTTGGCCGGGCGATCCGCAAGTGGCTGAAGGCCCACCCGACCGGCAAGCCCTGCGACATCGTCTACCGGCTGGAGTCAGCGATGGTGCCTAGGACCCCCGCGCAGGAGACCATGGCCAAGGGCGAGCGGACGGTGTGGCTCAGCCTCCAGGTGGAACTGATCCGGCGCGGCGTCCCCGTGCTCGGCATGCCGGCGAGCCTGTAGATCGATGCCCTCTCCCGCCTCCAACATCGGCCCGCAGCAGTACCCCATCCCCCCGGGGGCGATGGACTCGGCGTTCGGTGACTTGGTCGTCGAGGGGATCGCGGCCTACGTCAACGTCTGGCTCGCCACGGACCTCAACCCGAAGTTCCAGAACCGGAACGGGATGGCCCCGGTTGCCGTCATCGCGACCCACTACTACGACCCCTTCAAGCGCCCCTCCGCCTTCTTCGTGAGGGGTCTCCAGGAGGGCACCGGGGTCTCCGGCTACGCGACGTGGTCGCAGGGGCTGACGGTGTCCGCCGGGCAGTACGTGCTGGTGGGGCCAGCGCCCATCGGCAACGCGCCGGACACCAGAATCGTCGTGCTCTACAGCACCGGAGGGACCACGTCGCTGGTGGGCTCCGGGCCCCTGCCCCCGCAGGCGTCGGATCCGACCTTCAACGCCAACCACCAGACCGACGGATCGGCCATCTGCGGCTACCTCGGGCAGGCGAAGGACGGGATCCCGAAATTGCCCGCCCTCTTCGTCTGGCGCGAGAGCGGCAAGGTCGAGAACTGGTCCACGGTCCAAGACCTCCGGACCTCGACGGTGAAGGTCGCGTACGTGGCCAACCAGATCCTCGTTCCAGGCGCCTGGCAAGACCGCTACGGGTTCTTCCCCTCGGTCGAGGGGACGCTCATGCGGGCCTTCTCCATCGGGCACCACCCACAGCACGAGGCGGACCAGAGCATCGCCGTCCTGCTCAAGTTGGCCGGGCTCGGCATCATGGCCGGCCAGTCCAAGTTCGAGCTGGTGGGGCCCATCCCTGGCGCGACCGGGTCTGACCAGCCAGCACTCCGAGGCTTCCCAGCCGTGACCCTGTCCATGACCGTCTACGAGGAGATCGGCCTGCCGACCCCTGCGCCGAACGAGCAGCCAGGGGACCTCCTGGTTGGGATCAACGTGGTGGACGACGGTGACCCGCGAGGGCCGCTCGACGTGCTCGACCGGGTCTTCCCCGCCGCGCCACTGGAGGACGACACCTGATGGGCTCGCCGAGGCTGGCAGCAGGCATCTACCAGAACCTGGCGGAACTGCGGGCCACGAACCCGTTCACCGTCACGCACTACGCCTACGTGCTCGGGGGCAAGCCGTCGGGCCTCTTCGCCTTCGTGCCAGGCTCTCCGCTCGCACAGGGGTCTCCGCCGAGCCAGTACGACGATGGCTGGAGCGTCATCATCCCGACCAACCCAACGGTGAGCGGGGCATGGATCCTCCAACCGGAGGACGACCGCGGCCCCGACATCACCCAGGCCAGCGGAGCGCTCACCATCGGCGTCTATGGCGGCCCGTGGCGGGTCATCCCTGCGGGACTGACCGGCGCGCTGACGGTCACGCTGTCACCCTTCTACCTCGACGGCGCGACGCTGATCCCACGCGGGTCGAAGATCGAGGTCACTCGGTCCGACGCCAGCGGGAACACCGTCACATTCGTGAATGGCGGCACGAACGGCGGCGTGCTGTCGTCGATCATCTTCCCCGCCAACTGGCTCTTCTGGTTCGACGGCGCGCAGTGGCTGCTCCGTCGAGACGCCCAACTCATCTGACCGAGAGGCCCTTCATGCGCTTCCTGCTCGTCACCGCCCTCCCGCAGGAGGGTTCGGGCCACGTCCACCTCGTGCTCGACCCACACCTGGCCACGTCCAACCCGCCGCGGGTCCGACCCGTCGGCGTCAAGGCTGCTCCTCCCCGCCCCGAGCCGGTGATGGGTCGGCACTCGACCCCGACGCACCCCCACAAGGCGGCCGGCTTCATCCCGCGTGAGCAGGTCATCGCCGACCACGCCAACCTCCGCAAGGAGGCGGGCAAGACGCTGGCGATCCTCGCCGAGGTCGACGCCCCGGACCAGGAGAGCGCCGAGGCTGCATTCAAGGCGCAGGCGGAGGCGAAGCAGGCGCAGGACGCTGCCAGAGCGGAGGCACAGTACGTCGCCTGGCGCGCCGCCAATGTCCCCGCACAGGTCACGCACACCCTGACCGGCCTCGGGCTCAGCGGACAGGCCCTCGGCGAAGCGCTGGCCACCCTCCGTGAGGAGGGACTGGTCATCGAGCACCCGAACGAGAACGGCCACCCCGTCTTCTTCGACAAGTCGGCGCCCGCCGGGGTCGACCCGCACAGCAGCCTCGTCCACGGGCTCACGAAGTGGGTCAAGTCTCGGGCGACCAACCCACAGCCGGCGGCGCACGCTGCCGAGGAGAGCTGAGATGAGCTTCCCCCCGGCCTCGTGGCCCATTCCAAGTTCCGAACGTGACTTCAAGCCCGCGCAGGGCGGGAGCACGGCGAACGGGACCTCCCGCAACGTCGTCATCATCGCCAACATGCTCGCCGCCGGGACGGAGAGCGTCGAGACGCTGGGCTCGCCGGTCAAGTCCCAGGCCGACTGCAACACCCGCTACGGCTCCAGGTCCGAGGCCGCGTGGATGCACCGCGCGCTGCGCATCATCGACCCCAACGTCCTCGTGACGATCGTGGCGATGGCGCAGGCGGGCGGCGCGACTGCGAGCACGCGCACCTGGACCCTCGCGACGAACGCCAGTGTCGGCTGCGACCTCTACATCGACTCCTGCGCCGTCAACGTCCCCGGCAAGTCCAGGATGGGCATCACGGTCGCAGCGGGCGACTCGCCGAGCACCCAGGTCTCCAACCTCGTCGACACCATCAACGCCGACCCGGACCTCCCCTTCTCGGCGATGAGCGGGAGCGCGGCCACCAACGGCTCCGAGACCAGCAGCGCCAACGCCTTCCCCGTGGCCCTGGTCAACGGGGACACCCTGGTCGGCAAGGTGGACGAGGCAGGCGCGCAGACCCTCACCATCTCGGCCGCGGCGGCGACGGTCACCGGCTCAGGCGCGACGTACGCAGCGGTCACCGCCAGCCACACGCTGACCCTGTCGTTCATGGGGACGCAGACGGTGGTCACGTTCTCCGGGTCGGAGGCAACGCAGGCGGCCTTCCACGCCAAGATCAACAGCGCCCTCCCTGGCGGGCTCACGGGCGGCGTGGCCCTCAACAACGGAGGGCAGACGCAACTCACCAGCAACCAGCTCGGGAGCGCCGCGGTGGGCGCGGTCGTGGCCGGCTCCGCGGACGTGCTGACGTCGCTCGGCCTCTCGGTCGGAGCGCTGACGAACGGCACCGGGAACGTGCCCAACGTCGCTCAGGTGACGGCGTCGCAGATGGCTGGCCTCCTGACGAGCACCTTCACCGGCGGCACGGCCGGCTCGACGGGCACCGCGAACGCCAACAACAGCGTGACGTGGGCGACCAACACGGCAGGCGCGACGGCCAAGGGGGTCCAGTTCACCTCCGGGTCGGTCGTCGCCAAGGTGGCCGGCTGGGACACCTCCGAGCACAACGGGGCGGCGTCGGGCGGCGCCTCGACGATCACCCTCACTACCTACCAACTGGGGGCGCGCTCCAACTACTGGCTCGACCAGGTCCGGCTCAGCTACGACAACCCGACCAACGCCACCACGATCTCGGCCGGTTCGACCGTCAACGGGGCGGGTGCGGACTCCTGCGCGAACGCGATCACCGCAGTCTCGGCGAGGGAGTTCACCTACCACGCCATTGCCTGCACGGCGACGAGCGGTGGCAACGCGAGCGACGGTGGTGTCGGCCAGTACAGCGCCTACATCTCGCAGAGCCTCACCCCCACCGTCGGCAAGAGCCAGTTCGGGATCTGCGGGGTCGACGGCACCTCGACGCAGTCCGCATCGGTCGCCCAGGCCAGCGTGGTCAACAGCACCTTCTTCAAGGTCATCCCGGCCACCGCCAATGACTGGCCCCCGAGCATGCGCGCCGCGGCGTACACCGGGATCCTGAGCAAGGAGCAGAGTGTCTACGCCGCGGTGAACCTGACCGGCTACACCACGGACTCCAACCTCGGCACTGTCTGCCCCTTCCCGACGCCGTACCTCCTGTCCAACGTCTGGTCCCAGACCGACGAGGTCACCCTGCTCAACGGGGGGTGCTGTGACGTGACCTACGACGGGTCCGGCGCGGCCTTCATCCGCCGGGACATCGCCAGCTACTCCTGGCTGCCCCCGGGGAGCCCTACGACCACGGAGGACTACCGGGCGAGGGAGGGCCACATCGGCTCGGTGATGATCGAGTGGTGGGCTGCCTTCGCGGCCATCTGCAAGGCGCGTGGCCTCAACAAGGGCAACATCCAGGCGAACCCCGCCTCTGGCGTGAAGCCCATCCCTGGGCAGGTCTACCCGTTCATGGTGGACTCGGCCGCGAACCTGCTCATCACGCAGATGTGCGGTCAGTACCAGAACGGGAAGCCACTGCTCGACCCGACCTACCTGAAGGACATGAAGGCGGCCACCGACACCACGATTCTTCAGCAGGGCGGGTGGAGCCTCGGCGTCGCGCTCAGGGTCGCGCGCCACAACAACTGGCAGCAGACGCTGATCAACGAGACCAGCGACCCGAGCTGAACGCGCCAAGGCGCACGCACAGGAGTGAACCATGGCAGGTTTGGGTGAACTGTACTTCGTGTCCATCTGGTCCCTTGCCCAGGGTGGCGGAGGGATCCGCGCCAACAACGTCAAGTTCGACACGTCACTGGACGGGAAGCGCGAGACGCTGCGCTCCCCGCTCCGCAACTACATGGGGACGACGGCTGGATCGACCACCAGGAAGTTCAACATCGTCGACCACATGGACTTCCAGTTTCTGGCCAACGGGCTCGACCTGGAACTGGCGTTCGCCAATTCCGAGATCCTCGACTACCAGATCCAGCGGTACAGCGACGGGGCCGCGGCTTCGGGGCAGTGCCACATCACCACGGGTCCGAAGGTCACGACGGCGGACGGGGCGATCACGGAGTTCTCCGCGGACTTCGAGGGCGACCCGGCTCTGTTCCAGTGACCCATGGGCGTCTCGCCGCCGACTGACATCGCGCCCGACAGGCTCTGGCGCAGCCTGCTCGGGACGCCGCGTTCGGACGGGACGCTGGACCCGCGCCCATCGAAGCGACTGGCCTACCGGCTTCCCTTCGCTCCCACCTTGGCCATGACGGTCTGGGCGGTCCCCTCGCTGGTCCTGGCTTCAGCCTGGGACCTTGCCGAGTGCCCGGAGGTGCCAGCCGTGGAGGGTCGCCGCGCAATGCGGACGATCATCGCTACCACTGTCTGGGCTGGCACCGCCCCCATCTTCCCCTCACAAGAAGTCGTCGGACGGCTCCCCGCCGAGGTGTGGGAGGGGCTGTCAGAGGCCGCCCTTACGGTCCTCGGTGCCATCTGCCCGACGTACCGAACGAGCGACGTCAGAGCCTGGCACGAGCGCCTGAAGGAAGGCGCCGCGGACGAGACGAACATCGCCAGGGCGCGGGCTCTGGCCGAGTGCATGGACCTGCACCTTGCTGCGAAGGGGCCGATCTGGATCCCGCGCCCAGAGCGCTACTGGGGGATTCCAGTGGGCCACCTGCTTGACGGGCATCGAATGGCTTTCGCCGCGGCCAGGGCTGCGACAGGATCGACGTCATGAGCCAAGAGCAGACCATCGACATCCTCAGACTGATCGACGAGCAGCCGCGCAAGTTCAAGGTCTGGCCCATCGACGGCTTCTACAGGGCGCCTGGGCACCAGGTGCTCAACGTGGCCATCGTCCTGCTCAACCCGGCAGAGGACGACGACGTACTGGTGTTCGCGGCGGACCGCCGTGTCGCCCTCTCCAAGAAGGCCAAGCACGCGGAGGCCGCCGAGATCGTACGCGCCGACGACAGGCTCCGCGTTTCGGCCGAGACGTTGGAAGCGCTCTGTCTGGCCGTGCGGTACGTCAAGCCGGACGGTACCCCGGGTGGCCAGGTGTTCCAAAACCCGGACGCGATGCGGTCGCGCCTGACGGACGACAACTGGCTGGCGCTCCACAACATGTACCGGCTGACGAAGGAGGAGATGGCGCTCGCTCCGGCCCTCACGGTGGAGAGCGCCGACGAGATCGTCGAGAAGATGGCGCCGGCCCTGGCCAGCAACATCGGGACCGACATCCCCAAGATCCTGTTCGCTCCAAGGAGCATGAGCGAGACGATCCTCATCGCGTCGCTCATGGCCGCAAAACTCACAAGCGCCAGGCAGGAGGTCGTGGACGCACAGGCAGCGCTCCCGGCGTTCGTTGCCGACCGAGAGGCAGCGGAGTCTGCGCTGGCTGCTGCGCGAGTGCGGATCGCAGAACTGGAAGCGGCGCTGGCTGCCAGGCCGGAGCCCGCCGCGGAGTAAGCAATGCCAGCCCTCCTCTGGGACTTCACTGCCACTGGTGCAGACGCTGTCGCGGCAGCGTTGCGCGAGGTGGACGAAGCCGCTGAGATGCCTGGCGCTTCCGCAGAACAGATCAAGGCTCTGGAAGGCGTCGCCGAGGTCATGAAGACCACGCTGGACGAAGCCACGGCCGAGGCGCTGGCGAGCGCCGCGTACAAGAGCAAGACCGGCGCGCTGGACGCCAGCACCTACGCCGAAGTTCCCGTCATCGACGCGGACTCGGTGACGGTGACCTGGGGAGCGCACGCCGAGCACGCCAGTTTCGTGGAGAAGAAGGGCTTCTCCCGTACGGCGGAGGTCGCCGCGCTCGCCGAGCAGCGTCTGGACGACGCCTTGAACCAGGTGGGGTCGTAGCGCCATGCCCGAAGTCGTCTGGCAGTTCAGCAAGATCGGCGACGCCGAACTGAAGAAGGCCATCGCCACGCTGGGCGAGGACGGCGTGCGAGCGCAAGCCGCTCAGCAGGCTGCACAGGAACGTGCCGACGCCGAGTGGCGCAAGGCGATGAACGCCAGGCTAGGCGTCTCGCGCAACGTCACGGCCGAGATGGCGGCACAGGAGCGCGCTACGGCCAAGGCGTCTTCTGATGCTGCGAAGAAAGCCATGGCAGATGCCAAGGCGGTCGCGAAGATCCGGGAGGACGAGGCGAAGAAGGCCGCCGCGGCTCAGGAAGCATCGATCAAGAAGGTCGAAGACGCCGCGGTGGCTTCGGCCCGTCGCATTGCCATGGTCGTGCCGAACCTCCTAGGAGGGATCGGGAAGCGGCTCATCAGCGACCTCGGCGCCGGCTGGATGACCAGCCTCTCTGGACTCAGCGGCAAGGTCATCGACGGCATCAGCGGAGCCGTCCGCGAGTCGATGAAACTCCAGGGGATCGCCCGTCGCATTGCCATCGACGCGCGCCGTCCAGGAGAAAAGTTGACCAACGTCTCCGCGCTCCGTCGGGAGTTCGAGGAGACCGCCATCGCCAACCCTGGCATGAAGGCCGAGGACGTGGCAGCCGGCGTAGGGGCTTTCCGTGAGAAGAGCGGGAGTCTCCCCGACGCGCGGAAGTACGCCGACGTCATCGCCAAGGTGTCGCAGGCGACCGGGAAGGGGACGGAGGAGATCGGGGCGCTCGCGGGCAAACTCCACCGCGAGTTCAAGATCAAGGACGTCAACGAGATGGGCGACGCTCTGGCCGCAGTTGCTGCTCGTGCGAAGGTTGGCGGCGTCTCGTTCGAGCAGGCGGCGTCACAACTCCAGTTGGCATCAGGGCGTGCAAAGGGTGCAGGTTACGACATCGAGCGGCTCGGCGTTCGCGGCATGAACGCGCTCCTCGGTGCGGCGGGCGAGGGTGGAGACCCGGAGCGTTCAGGCCAGGCTGTGGGCATGTTCATGTCCAAACTCACGAGCCAGGCCACGAAACTAAAGGGGACCGGGAAGGGTGGTCTAGGACTCGACGTCTACTCGACCGAGAAGGACGAGCACGGGCAGGCAAAGATCCGTCCGATCCAAGACATCATGGCGGAGATGTTCGTGAAGGCCCGCGCCCAGAACACCGTCAAGGGGGACGAGACCAACGCGGTCCCGATGAAGCTCGCGCTCGACAAAATCTTCGGCGGTGGCGGCAGGGGTCAGCCAGGCGCCGTGATGACGCCAATGCTCGACGCCTTCAATAAGGCGTATGCCTCAACACAGGGGACCGAGAAGGAGAAGGCCGCCGCCGGGGCATCCGCGGTCAAGGCCAAGTTCGATGAACTGGCCGCCGCGTCGGGCGACTACAAGGACCTGCTCCAGGACGTGAACACGGTCCAAGCGACGGGCGGAGCCCAGATGGAAGCCGCCTGGCAGAGCCTGGTCCAGGCGGTGGGCAAGGAGATGGTCCCAACGCTGACCGGGTTCATGAAAGAGATCGGAGCAAACAAGGGGCTGTGGGAGGCGCTCGCTGGCTCCGTGGGTCTCCTCGGTACGGCCGTCCGTGGCGTCGTCGCATTCCTGCAAGCGCTACACCTGGTCAGCGGCGGCGAGCATACAAACGCCATGGCGACGTACGCGCAAGAGCGTCAGGAGGCGCTCTCGCAGTACGCAGCGCTCGGCGAGGAGAAGCCTGGCGAGTCCAAGGAGACTTCGGTCAAGCGGAGGCTGCTCAAGAAGCGAATCGTTGACGCTTCCAGATTCTACGTCGGCGAGGAGGAGGCTGCCCTTGACTCAGGCGAGCAATCCAAGGGCCGGACCCAAGTCGAGTTGATGGCGATGTACGCCAAGCTCAAGGAGCACAAGCAAGCCCTAGCGGCTTACGACGAGGGTGGCGGGCTCGGTGGGTCAGGTGACCATACGACCACAGCAGCGCCTGGTACTACGCCGGCTACTGGGAGTCCAACAGCCGACAAGCAACACGCCGCAGCCGACAAGCAACACGCCGCAGCCGACAAGCAACACGCCGCAGCCGATGCAATCGGCCGTCACATCGCTACGCTGGGCACGATCGTCGATCGAGCCAACCACGGCAGTGGCGGCAGCGTCTTCTCTGGCGCGACTCCGGGGAAGTGATGGCGACCGGCGACAGCACCATCATCCAAGGGCTCTCCGCGCCGTCTTGGCGCGGGCTCTTGCTCCCGCCGTACCACGCCTTCCCGCTCGAATGGACGCACCGTCAGGCGAAGCGTGAGTACCCCTATGTCGACATCGCCGGCCACGACTGGACCGGGATGGACGTCAAGCCGTTCAAGGTCGAGTGCCGCTTCCTGAACACGCAGACGCAAGCGCCACCGCTGGGGTACGCGCGCTGGTTCCCAGAATACTGGGAGGTCTTCAAGACCCAGGTGCTCGACGGCAACCCCGGGGATCTCGTCCACCCGCTCCTTGGGTCGGTTCGCGCCGTCGTGGCGGACGGGTCGACGACCATCACCACCGAGAGCCTGAGCGGCATCACGGTGACCATCACCTGGGAGTTGACCAACGAGGATCCGAGCACCATCGCCTTCTTCGGCGACGTGCTCGCCGGCAACCCAGCCACATTGGCGAGCGCTGCCGATGCAGCGTGCGCCGAGTTCGGTGTCTTCCCTGGGCCTGGGAGGCTGCCCCAGCAAACGTGGGGCATGTACGGGATGCCGACGGGCGCGAGCATCTCTCTCTCGTCGATCTGGGCGGCCATCTCGGGCGGCGTCTTCTCGCTGTCATTCACGACGCTGGCGCAGATCCTGGCGCTCATCGGTGACGTCATCGCGATGGCTGAGATCCTGACGTCGCTCGACGCCTGTCAGGCGTCCCAGGCGCTGTCGGCCGTCTGGGCGTTCTTCTCCTACATCCAGGGCGCCCAGACGCAGATCGGCCTGGCCAACCGGCCAACCGCGAGCAGGACCATCGACACACCTACCACCCTGGCCGCGTTTGCAAACTCGGTGGGCAACACCTTCGACGACATCCTCGGGCTCAACCCGCAGTTGATCCCATTCGTCCAGGTGCCGAAGTACAAGGCCATCACCTACTACACGGCGGCCTGACGTATGGCGAACCAGCCACGCGCCCAACTTCGCATCGCGACCCCTGATGGTTTCGTCGTCGACACGTTCACGCAGGCCACGCTCAAGGACTCTTTCACCGACCCGCTCGGCCATCTGGACCTGCACATCGCTCCGCCTCTCGCGCGGTGGAACGACTACAGGACCAGGCTCGACCGCGGGGCAGAGGTTCGTGTCTACGTCAACAGCGCCTGCCAGGGGCGCTACCTCGTCGTCAGCGCGAAGCGGAGGTACAGCGCCAAGACGGGATGCACGCTCCAGATCCAGTGCGAGAGCCTGCTCACCACGGCGCACGAGGCCAACGTCAACCCTGACTACACGATCCGCAGTAAGTCGGCGACGTCGATCGAAGCCGTTGTCCGGCAGGTGCTGGCGCCGTACTACCCTCCCGGCTTCCCGATCACCACCGACGGTAGAGCACGGGCCGAGGCTCTTTCAGGCAAGCCGTTGCCCGGAGGGACCGCTCCGCCGTTCGTGGTGAGCGATCTGAAAACCAAGGCAGCGGTAGCTAAGGAGGGTGAGAACTGCGTCGCCTTCATCAACAAGATCGTGACCAGGCTCGGCGTCGTCATGCGCGACGACGGCAACGGCGGGATCATCCTTGGTACGGCGAACTACACACAGGGAAGGTCGTGGTCGCTGGGGATGTCGACGCAACCAGGACTCGGCTCAGAGTTCAACCTGTTCTACGGCGACATCGAGGTCGAGACCACCAACAAGCAGGCGTTCTCCCAGGCGTCAGTCATTGGGCAGGCTGGCCAACAGGGGCCGCCGCCTGGTACGAGCGGTGCCGCGTTCAACGCCAGCAGGCCCAAGAGCCCGGTCACGCTGGCTTCGGACGTGCTCCCTACGCTATGCGTTTACAAGAGCGCGACCCATCCGACCAAGCCGCTGATCTACAAAGACAAGCACAGTTCAGACCCGACCAAGTGTACCGCGGCGGCGCAACTTGTGTTGGGCAAGCACGCGGTCCACGCCTACCAGGTCAAGGGGTGGACGGTCGACGGCTGGCTCACGAAATCTGGCGCGGTCTGGTCGGTGGACACACAGGGCCGGCTGGCCATCGTCCCAGAGGGGCTCGACGCCACCTTCTGGATGCTTGAACGTACCCTGCACCTCGACGTGAGCGGTGGGCAGAGAACGTCCGGCATCCTCATCCCGAGCGGGGCCCTCATCCTCGGTCCTTCCCCTGGTAGCACCTGATGGTCAACGACTATGACTTCGAGATCCTTGGCGTCACGGCCACGTCGGAGGACGACGGGGCGACCCCGAACCTCGGCGACACCAGCGACGGAACCGGCGTTGCGGCAGAGGCGCCGATGTTCGCGTCGCTCGGGTTCTACGGTGGTCCTGCGCCAGCGGACACCCAAGGGGGGAGCGCTGGCGTCGTCCAGATGACGCTCGGGGACGACCGGATCGGAATCGCGGCCCGCGATGACAGGGAACTGCAAGCGCTGGCCAATGCGAACTTCACGATCGGCTCGTCGGACCGTGTCATCACCAGCCTGAACGCCAACGCCTTCGCGTGGCTCGACGCGACGGGCGCCGACAAGGTCGGGCTCTACAGCAAGACGGACGCGGACCTCCACGTCGAACTGGACGCGACTGCGAAGCAGGTCAGCGCCAAGGCAGGGGGTGCGTCCTTGGTGCTCGACAAGGCGGCCGGCACCATCACGGCCCAGACGGGCGACGTGACGGTGGAAGCCTCGCCGACGTCGCTCGCGGCCACCTACACCGATGGCGCTGGTAACTCGGGGGCCGTCAACGTGTCCGCCGCCGGTCTGACGCTCTCCTTCACCTCGACGACCCCGCCTGGGAACTGCGTCATCGCCTTCCTGCCTGGCGGCACCATCGCGATCACCACGACGCCGAGTCTAGGGGCCCCCGCTGGCATCCTGGTCAACCTCGTGCCGCTGGTCGTCCCATGAAGGGAGCGGTGTAGCTGATGGGCGGCGTAGGCTCCTTCCCCGCAGGGTCAGGCCCGGCCGGTGGCGGCACGATCACGCTCGTCGCCCCATCGGTGAAGGCGTCGAGGGCCCTGCTCGTCCAGGACCGCGGGCCCGGCGCGCTGATGGCCCCAGGCTCTGTCCCTGACCAGCGAACGCTCCGGTACGTGGTCGACCCGTCGGGGAACCTCGTGGGCATGGACGGGACCGCGCAGCGGGTCATCCTCACCTGCCAGGCGGCGGAGATCCCCATCCCGATCATCTACGCGGCGGCACTGGAGCAACAGCGCCAGGCGTACATCACGGCCCTGCAAGGCATGGTCAAGGAGGGGGCGATCAAGGACGTGGTCGTCACCGTGACCGACGACGGGCACCAGACCGTGATCCGCTCGATCAAGTTCTTCAACCTGCGCACCAGCGCGGCGGATACGGTGACGTTGTAGCCATGGTGCAGACCGCGTACCCGACCCCGAGCCAGTTGCTCGCCACGTACCTCGATGCGCTCCGGTACGCCTACTACGTCTACTCGGGCGGGCTCACGGTCGAGACTGGGGTCGGGAGCGACTGCTACAACCGCGGCGTCGCCATCACGCAGCGGGTGGCGCAGGCCATCGCCAACAACCAGATCAGCCTGGCCCAGTCCAACCCGCTCACCGCGACGGGGGACGATCTCATCGCCCTGGCCGCCGTCTTCGGGGTCGCCCCACGTCCGGCGAGCAACGCCAGCGGCGGGATCACGATCACCTGCTCCGGCACCGTCACGATCCCTCCGAACTTCACAGGGACGATCGGCGCCCAGCGGTACACGACTGGGGCGACTGGGGGCGGGACATTCGCCACCGGCGCATCGGTCCCCGTCACCTGCATCTCCGGCGGGCCAGGAGGCGACGCCCAGGCTGGCGCGATCTTCACCTGGGACAGCGCGGCCATCGGGGCGCTCGCCCGTACCGGGGTCGTCGATGGGAGCGGGATCACCGATGGGTACGCGGCAGACGGGAACGACCAACTCCGCGCCAGCCTCCTCCAGAGGCTCGCGGCGGCCCCCGTGGGCGGCAACTGGCCCATGGTCGTCGAGGTCGCGGAGAACGCCACGGCGGCCGTCGAGGCGGCCTACTGCTACGCCGCGAACGGAGGGGCCGGCTCCTTCGCCGTGGCCTGCACCCAAGCCGGCCCGGTCCGCACTCTCAACACCCCCACCCTGAACGTCGTGCGCGGGGCCCTCGCCGCCGCCTTCCCCGGGCAGGAGCGGATCACGGTCAACTCCTGCACCATCCAACCGACAGACGTGGTGGCGGCTCTGACGCTCCCGCTCCCGCTCGGCGCAGGGAACGGAGGCGGGTGGAGAGACCAGGCTCCGTGGCCGGCGGAGGACGTCTACGTCACCGGGATCGCCTTCGGGGTCACGATCCAGACGCACTCACTGGCCGGGAGCCAGGTCTCTGCCCCCGTGGTCGGGACCAGCATCGGGATCTGGGACCCGACCACGCTCGACACGTCGGTGACCCCTCACGTCATGGGGACCATGCGCGAGTTCAACATCGCGACCGTGCTTGGGTCGTGGCCCAACTTCAGCATCACGGTCCAGGGGGCCTACCCCGCATGGCTCACGACGATCGTCAACGCGGGGTGCCGGGTCTACATCTCGGCCGGCGCGATCAACCTCGTCTCCTACGCGCGGAACGTCGCCGCGCAGGTCCAGAAACTCGGCCCCGGTGAGATCACGGCGCTCCCCGAATTGCTCCCGCTGGCGAGCCGGCAGCCAGCGGCCGACATCACCAACGGCGTGCCTAGCGGAGTCACCACTAAAATGCTGGGGATCCTTGCAAACTCATACGCTGAGATTGAGGACTTCTCGCTCTCGCAGGTCAACCTCGCCGGGACCAGCACGGCGCAGTCGACGCCGCAGATCCCAGACACGACTGGGGACCCGCCACTCGTCATCACCCTGGCCGGAGCCGTCCCTGCGACTGGGCTCTCTGGCTCCCTCGCCTTCAGGCAACTTTAGGAGCAGCGTCGACCAATGGAAGCCCAGAGCCCCGGGACCTACGGCATCCCAATGCGCGATGCCGTGATCGTCGCTAACGTCCAGACCGACCTATCCGCCGCGCAGGTCAATCGGGCGTTCGACTCGGTCGCCCAGATGTCGCTCACGACCAGGCGCGCGTGGCTCAGATTCCCGACGGTCGCCAGCGGCGTTTCGACGCCCGCAGACGGCTCGGCCGAGTGGGGAACGGGCCCGTCGAACTGGATGGTGGCCACCAGGACAGGGGTGGGGACCTACACGGTGGAGGCCCTGCCGACGTCGATCCTGGGGCCTGGGATCTGGGCCAATAGCGTGCCGAACAGCCAACTGGAGGTCGTCAACTTCCGCTGGTCGTTCGCTTACGTCGACGGGATGCCGTTCCCAGTGACGATGACCACGACGCGGGCCGGGAACGTCATCTCGGTCTCGATCACGGTCATGGTGGCCGCTGCGAGCGGGCTGTCGATCTCCGGCGCCGCCAACAACGGGTCCGGACTGATCCGGCTGACCGTGTCCTCGACGGCGAACCTGGTCACCGGCTACTACGTGGTAGTGGTCGACGTGACCGGGACCGTCGAGGCCAACAACGTGTGGAAGGTGACCGTGATTGACGGCACGCACATCGACCTCCAGGGCTCGACCTTCGCCAACGCTTACGGTGGTGGGGGTGGCGTCGAATACTACCGCCCTGTGCCGGTCGACCTCCCGGTGGGCACCAACGTCTTCGTCGTGGGGGGCTGAGCGATGGCTGGTCTAGGGACACCCCTCGCGATGCGCTTGGGCGGCGGCCCCAGCGTCGTCCAGCAGGAGAAGCAGGCGCTGCTCGATGCTTCGCTGCTCGACCCGACAGACCCGCTTCATGTCGCGATGTGCCACGCCGAGGCCATCATGCTGTCCAACGTCTGGGCATGCGACGAGCGGCTCAAGGGGCTCCTGTGCCCCCCAAAGATGATGGAGAGCCTCCCCGTCTTCGAGGAGGCGTGCTCGCTCTCGGTCCTGCCAGGGACGAGCGACAACGACCGGCGCGGGGCCGTGGCAGCGTGCTTCGCTGGGCTCTCGTCCAACGCGCTGGCGGCGATCGAGGATGCGTGCCAGGCCATTGCGGGCTCGGCCTTCGTTGGGCTCACGGCGGCAGCATCGCCGATCGTGTACGCCCCCGGCTTGAACCCAGGGCCCGCGGGGTACGGATGGAGCGGAACGTCGAACCTCTTGGGCGTAAAAATTAACGCTACTGGACTTGTCTCATCGGCTCTGGATGACCTCAAGAGGAGGCTATGTCTCAGACTCAAACTCGTCTTGCCGGCATGGGACGTAGCCATCATTACCGTGTCTAGTAGTGGTTTCGTAGCCGGGATTGGCACTGTCGGGCTGACTGGAATTTGACCGTACGCCGTGGTACCATCGGACAATGAAACCATTCAACGAACTGTCTAAGTCAGGGAAACAGCGACGGCGAACAGCACAAGCGGACCCGGCAAGGTACCAGGCCATCCAGGATTCCACAAAAGAGTGGCGCGGCCGTAACAAGGACAAGGTTCTGTCCCACGGGAGGACCGCCGACGCGAAGCGTCGTTCACAGAGCCCAGAGAGACAAAGGAAGTGTCGCGAAGCGCGTATCGCGCGAATGTCTGAACAAGAACTGGCCGAATTCAGGAAGAAGCAGGCCGAGAAGTCGGCAAAGAACAGGAACGATAGGAAAGAAGCGTATACTGCGACAGCTCGCGCCGGCCATCTCCGTCGTAAATTTGGCCTCACCGCAGAGCAGTATGACGCGATGGTCGTCGCACAGAACGGCGTGTGCGCGATTTGCCATAAGCCGTGCCAAAACAAAAGAAGCAAGGGACGACTGTCTGTCGACCATGACCACGTAACTGGCAAGGTGCGAGCGCTCCTGTGTCACCTGTGCAACTTCGGCGTCGGGGCCATGCGCGACGACTCTATGGTCCTTCGCGCTGCGGCGGACTACGTCGAGAAATGGTCCGTGCTCCACGGCGCGGAGCCTCCGTCGACGCTAAAGCGCAAGCCGAAGAAGCCCAAGGCCAATAAGGTCGTCGAGCAGCCTACGCTCCCCGGAGTCCACTGAGGTAGCATGACCGGCATGGACGACCCCAAGACCCACACCACGCTCCTCACCTTCTCGAACCCAGGCGGAGCTTTCGTACTGGACCCATCGACGGTCCCGCAGACGCCGAGGGGGCCCGAGGGGCGGCTCATCGGTGCGGCCCGCGAGGCGTTCGCCGTCGCCATGGCCCGACGCGCGGAGCACATCGATCGCACCGGCGCCGACCCGATCCTGCTCATCGCCACGCCGGACGATCCGGTCGGGAGCAGGATCATCGAGGACCGCTGGCCAGGCGCGTCGAGGTGCATGACCGCGCCCGCCGTGATCGCGCTCCGGTTGGAGCAGTACGGCCAGATGTTCGGCCTCACACGCCAGCAACTCGACGCCGGGATCAAGGCTGCCGGGGTGACGAACGGAGAGAGCCTCTGGGCGTTCGCCGTCAACTCGACCGACCACCGCGACGTGCCAGACGTGCGTGTGCTCCGCGTCGTGGACGCGCCCATCGCTCTCATCGCCGCTCCGGAGGCCCCGCCGCTGACGCTGGCCGAGTGGATGTCGCTCTCGCCAGACGATCGGGAGGCCAAGTCCCCCGTCGTCGAGGGGGCGCTCTGCTCGCGGTGCGTGGCCACGAAGGTCGACCCGCCCGGCAAGGGGTCGACGACCGTGCCCGTCTCGCTGGCCCACAACGTCACGAAGCCCGTCCCGGTGTGCCGGCCATGCGCCGCCTGCATCGCCGAGGTGTGGGGCGCTCAGCAGACCGTGCCGCCGTCCACCGTCATCAACCCGGATCCCGACGCGAAGCCGACCGACGCAGCCGCATGATCTGCTCGACATATGCTCAGGCTCGCGCCTTCTTTCGGCAGCCAGGTACGGCTGTCGGCGGGGGCGTCGTCGGCACGTCGAGCGTTGGCGGGCTGGTCCAGGTCCAGACCTCGATCGCTCACGGGCGGACCACGGGCGACTGGGTCGACATCTCGGAGATCGTCGGCACCGGGGAGGCCAACGGCTTCTTCCAGGTCACGGTGACGGGGGCGAACACCTTCACGATCCCCGTCCCCTACGCCAACGCCTACATCTCCGGCGGGGTCGTCCGCAGGCTCTTGGTGGCTCTCGACGGCCTGCCCACCTGGCCGGGCCCCCAGCAGGCGGATGGCACCTTCTCCGACAGGGCCAGCAACCTGCGGAAGAGCGGGTGGGGCTACCCGACGAGCACGCTGGTCCTCACGACCCAGGGGGGCCACGTCTTCTCTGGCGGGCTGGTGGGGATCAACGGCCCGCTTCTCATCCCGTCTGAACTGAGCCCAGGCGACAACGTCTGGCCGATCTCGATCACCTGCAACGGAGGCGCGGCAGACGGGACCCCATTCACGTCGGACTTCGACTTCTGGGTGAGCCTTCGTCGAGAGGTCGGCTGGTACATGCGGCCCGACAACGTGACGCCGTACTACTGGAGCAACCAGCCGCTCCTCGTGACGCAGCCTGACCCGCTCAAGTCGGGCACGATCCAGTTGGCCCTGAACACGCCAGCGATCAGTGCGCTCCTTCCCGGGCTGTCGGGGCTCGGGCTGGCCACGCCCGACTCGCTCTACCGGATCCTCCAGCAGGTCGATTGCTACGTGTCGAGGCGCAGCGACCGCGCGTACCAGTTTGCAAGGATGCTCGCGCCGCCAACGCCTTTCCCCAACGTCTTCTGACGCGCAGATAGGACTACAGCATGTTCGGCTTGACCCCCCAGGTTCCCGCCATCGACGGGGTGAGTACCATCCCCGCGTCGGTCATCAATACCTGGCGGGTCGTGATGGCCAGCGCTGTGGATGGCTTGCAGGGCGGGACGTACGCGCTCGCGCCGGCCTCCGTGCTCGCCTTCCCGAGCGGCGGCGGGCGCTGGCAGGTCGACGCTCAGTTCACCGCCACCTACTTCGACGCGCCCGCTGCGACCGGGTCTGGGCGTCCAGGCGTCACCGCTACGGGTGATGGCGGCGCGTACGGCACCGTCTCCACGGGTGGGGCGGCGAACGGGTGGGGGGGCCACTTCATCGGCGGTGGCACGACTGGAGAGGGTCTCCAGGCTACGGGCGCTAGCAACGCCCCTGGCGGTGCTGCGGCGGCTGGTGGCGGGAACAACTACGGCTGGCTCGGCGCAGGCCACGGTAGCGGCGCTGGACTGGCTGGTGTGGGCGGCGCGACGGGTTCAGGCGTCACTGGGGTCGGTGGCGCGACGTCAGGCCCTGGGGGGTCTTTCTTCGGCCAGGCTGGCAACAGCAACGGCTGCGAGGGGACTGGGTTTGGGAGCGGCGCGGGCGGCTACTTTACGGGCGGTGCCACGTCCGGGGCTGGTGGCCAGTTCTTCGGTGGGGCGCCCAACGGCGACGCGATCCAGGCGACACCCGCTGGGATCGGTGCTGCGCTCCGGGCGAACGGGCCGATCCATCTGTCTGGCGTGCCCGGCATCGTTCACCGCACGGTGAGCATCTCCAGCGCTCCCGGCGGCAATCTCCATGCGGACGCATACGACACGGTGTGGCTGCACAACTCTGGGGCTGCGTATGACGTGACGCTCTCGGACCCGAACGTCGGCGCCCCTGGCGGCGGGCCAATCGACGAGGGCGTCCGCTGCACCTTCGTAGTTCCTGGGACGGAGGTGTCGGCCGGGGCCGCCGGAACCTACCAGACGAAGAACACGGGGAGCGTGAACTTGAAGGATTCTGCGAGCGGTCTCATCGCGGCCTTTGCCCCGCCAGCGGCCGGGACGATCAAGGCCATCACCATCGAGACCGTGTTGGTCGGGCTGATCATCCTCTGGGATGTAGTCGGATGGGCAGTCTTCGAGGCGTAGCGGTCGGTCAGCCCTGCGGCTTGCAGTGCCCTACGCCGTCGCAGACCGATGCTGCGTCGCACGGGGTGCCAGCAGGTTCCGGCGGCGAGTCGCACACGCCATCCATGCAGGTAGGCGTGTAGCACTTGATCGGGAGGCAGTCGGAGTCCACCGAGCACGGGCCGCCGATGTTGCTGGTGGTCTCGCACGCCGGAGTGATCCGGATGTAGCAGCCAGGCGGGACGTATGGGTTTGGTGGCAGCCCCAGGGTTCCGCTCTCGTCGCAGGCCAGCGTGCCGCACGGCCCGGGGCTCAGGTACTTGGCGCAGTCGGCGAGCGACGAGCACGGGGGCATGTCGGCGACGGCAGGCGGAATCTGGCAGCCACCGTCCTGGCACGTTCGCGCTCCGCCGGTGTCTCCGCCGGTGTTCGAGTCGGCGCAGGGGAACTCGCCGCACCCGACGGCGACGAGCCCAAGAGTGAGCGTAGCGAAGATGGCGCGGCTCACTTGCAGCCCCCTTGGACGCAGGAGCCCACCGTCGGCGAACAGGCGTGGTCGCAGGCGCCGCAGTTGAGTTGGTCGCTGTCGACGTTGGTCTCGCAGCCGTTGGGGAAGATGTTGCCATCGCAGTCGTTCCAGCCGTGGTCGCAGACGAGGACGTCGCAGGGTCCTCCAGGGATGAGCCTGCACACCGACCCGTGCGGAGCCGTCGGGCACGTCGGCTCTTGCGCTGCGCACGGAGACGGGAGTGCATCGGCCCCAGCGTCGGCGGCAGCCCCGCCGGTACCTGCTCCGCCACCAGACGATGTGGTGACGTCGAGGAGCCCGCCAGCGGAGCAGGCTCCGACGAGCAGCATGGTGACGGCGCAGAGCACGAGGATGGGGCGGTTCACTTGCACACCCCCTGGACGCACTGCTGACCCGCCGAGCACGTCATGCAGGTCGCATCCGAGCCGCAGGCGCTCGGGGTGTCCCCAGGCTCGCAGACGAGACCGTCGGCGATGCAGCCGAAGCAGCAGGCGTTGTTGACGTCGCAGACGCCATGCTGACCGCCAACGGCCTCGCACACCGACCCTGGGCCAGGACACGGGTAGAGGAGGCCGGTCCCACCGTCACCGCCCGCATCGCTGTCGGTTGAGGCATCGCCGATCAGCGTCGTGGTGGTCGTGCTTGTGCTCGTCGTACCAGTGATCTCGCTGGTGCTGGTCGTGGAGCCGCCCGTCCCAGCGTCGCCCACGGGCCCACCGTCCCCGCAGAACCTGTACTTGCAGGGGTCCACAGGGGCTTCGCTGTTGCATGCGGCCTGGGTGGCGAGTCCGAGCAGCCCGAAGGCGACCACGGCGAGGGGGAGCCCGCGGGGGGCTCGACGGCGCAGGAGGTCGGCGCAGTCGTTCCAGAGACGGATCCCGAAGGGGACCGCCAGGACGGCGTCGAGGACGATGCACGCCTTCCCCGTGAAGGTCGGGGCGACCGCGTAGCCGAGGACGATGGCCATGGAGGCGAGACGGGCGCCCCTGGTGAGGGGGTAGGGCCCATCGGTGGGCTTGTCGTGAACGTACCGAGGAAGAAGCAGGCTTGCCGCGATGGCGGCCAGGACATGAAGCGCGTAAGGGTTGAGCATGGGATCTCCAGTCGGTTGGGGGTCCTAAACGGCCGGGCTGGGCGAAGGAGTCGCTCGGCCCGGCTTTTTCGTTGCGTGGCGAGGATGGGGGTAGCGAGCGGCCGGGTCAATCAGGCGTGTCCCTGGACCGTGCCAGGCGTATCCCGCCTGGACTGTCTAGCAGTGGGTCAGGACGCCTACTCGGCTGGCTTCACGGTGACGCTGGGAACGTTGCTGACGGACGTCGCCCGTACCCAGCCCATGAAAGCGTTCCAGGGGCTGGCAGCAAGAAACCTCACCGTTCCCCACCGGAACGTGCCGGACCCGATGAAGCGCGGAGAAGTACCGCGGGGAGGGGCTCGGCGAAGCCGCGGGAGAGGGAGCTGCCGGAGTAGGGCTCGGCCAGCCGAAAGGGTGTCCGGGCCCTTCGTCTTTTTGTCCTTGCTGGCCAGGATGCCGTATTTCGGGCTACCTTCTGCCTATGGCAGACCCATCGACGGCTCCCGGCTGGATCGCGTTGGGGGTTGCTGCCATCGGTGGGGTCGTCCAGATCGTCACCGCGGTCGTCCAGCGCCCGAAGGAGAAGGCGGCGATCGAGAAGGCGGCGAACGACCGCCAGGCCGCCCTCGAAGCCTTCGTCCAGGGCGAGATCAAGGCGGCGCGGGAGCAGTTCGCAGCCTTGCGGTCGGAGAGCCGCCAGATCACCGGGAGTTTCCCGTCGATCGGCGCGGTGGAGCAACTCGAAACCGCCATGCGGAAGGTCGAGCACGACCTCAACGTGGTCACAGAACGCGCCGCGGCCCTGGAGCGGGAGCAGGGGAGGGACCGCGAGGCGAAGGACGCGGACCGCAAGGCTTGGCTGGGGATCCAACTACAGGTCGTCGAAGCGTTGACGACGCTGCGCTTCTTGCAGGAGGGACTCAAGGCCCTCCAGGAGAGATCGAAGTGACCATGCAAGCCGTCGCCGATGCGACCCTGCGCCTCGACGGGACCCCGAGCACCACGCTGCGCCTGCTCCGCAAGCTGAACGCTGCGCTACGAGGTCGACCAGAGGACGACGTGGACGAGCCGGAGATCCCCCCGGTGGTCACCGAGCGCGAGGCGGCGGAGGGAGACGCCCAGGACGCGAAGGGGCCGGGGCAGGCGGATCGCTGCTCTCCCTCGGCGCGGTAAACTGCGGCGCGAGCCCAACGGGCTTCGGCGTGGGCTCTGGCGGGGCGAGGCGGATGAAGATCCCGCGCATGTACGCGAGCGTTGCGCCCTGGAGCAGGAGCAGGAGCACCGCGACCGTCACCAAGAACCCCATCGCTGGCCCTATCATTTCTGCCGCTTCCTCCATCCGAGGATCATCGCCGAAAGGACGGCCCACGTCACGCCCGCAAGCACGTTGGGGGCGGACCAAGAACGCCACGGGGCACTGGTGAACCAGATCACGACGTCCCAAGCCGCGGAGAGGGCCAGGACCACGGCGGCAGCCTGGGGGAGGGTCCTGGGGCGACGCAAGACCTGGCTAACTACCGCGAGCCCTGTTAGCCGGCTGGCGCGGTAGATGAGCAGGTAGAGGGCCGCTCGGTTCGCCTCTGGCATGGCAGCGACGTCGGGCACCTCCCGGAGCAGGGCTGCCAGGAGACCGGCGTACAGGAAGCCTGCGAGGACCGGCAGGGCCTTGGACTTGGCCCCGAAGGCGTGGACCGCCAGGGCAGCCATGGGGGCAGGCCAGGCGGTGAAGAGGACCCGAGCGAGGAAGGGCGGGGGGGAGAGGGCCAGCACGACAGCGGTGCCGGCCATGGCGGCTAGGGTCAGGGCGACTGGGACGAGACCCCGGCGGAGGACAGCGAAGGGGGCTGTCCCCAGCGCGAGCCCGACCAGGATCTGGTCCGCGAGAGTCACTTCGGCGGGGGGGGGCCAGATCCAGGCTCAGCGGAAACGGTGATGTCCTTGGCCGGCGGGTCGATGAGCAGGTCGGTCCAGCCTTCGCATCCGGGGGCGGCCGGCATCTCCACGGTCTTGTCGCCCACCGTGCTGGTGTAGGTCAGCGAGAAGCTCGCCTCGCGCACGGTGCTCCCCGCGGCTTGCAGGTCGGCGACCAACTTGCGGGCGAGCACGTCCGCGTCCTCCGGCTTGCCGTTGTGGTGGATGCCCGTGCCCGTGATCTCGATCTTCCACGTACCCATGATGGGCCTCGCTTTCTGTGCGGAGGCTACCCGACTTCACCAGCCCGAGCGATGGCCTGGTCGAGTGAGCGCTGGGCCCGCAGGATGTCGTGCCAGAGTTCACGGGCGCGCCGCTGCCCCATGTGGTTGTCGCACCGCCCACCAGCGTAGGCGCTGAGACGCTCCTCGTTGGGAGCCTTGCGGCACGCGCCCATGCTCCGCGAGATGGACCGGAGGGCACGGCGGGCCGCAGCCTTCCGATCGTGAGCGAAGACCTCTCGCTCCTCGCCGCCCGTCAGGATCTGCCACATGGAGACGGATCGGCCCCCGTCGCACCTGGGGCTCTTGCCGTCCTTGCCCCGGTAGCATGGCCCGATGTCCACGTCGGGCTGGAATCCGCTCTCGTGGTTCGCCACACCCAAGAGGGCGGAGACGGACCAGCGCTGGCAGGTGTCCTGGTTCGGGCTGGTCAGGCAGGCGTCGACCGCTGCCCCGGCGACGTCTTGAGCGATCGATGCGTACCGGGTGCTACGTTGGTCCTGGGTCTCGTCCCAGCCGGGGAGCCGCTCGTGCGGGGCGGAGACGGGCGAGAGGGCATGGATGGTGGTCAGGGCGGCAGCCGCCAAGGTGGTCAGGTCCATGGGGCCCGTGTAGCACGGCCGCGCCTGCTAGATGGGCAGGGTGAGGGCTCGGGAACTGCACGCCGCGATCCGGAAGGCCAGCGCCGTCAAGTAGGCCGTCACGGCGAGTCGTGTTCCGGCGAGGGGTCCGGCTGGACGATGGTCGCGAAGACGCCCTTGCCGACCTTGCGGATCTGCCCGGACGAAGCCATCTCGCTGGCCACCGTGCTGACGTAGGCCGGGGTCATGTCGAGCGTCCTGGCGATGTCGGCTACCTTGAACGTGCCGCCCTGGTTGAGCAGTTTCCCGATGGCGACCGACGCCGAGTCGGGGACAGGAGCACCGACCTTGAGGCGGGCTCGGAACCAGTTGAGCCCCTCCTCCGAGGTGTGCAACTTGGGAGGTGCCACCTCGCCGTTCAGGTGGACCTTGAGCACCCGGAGGGCCCGGTTCATCGCGTGATGCGTCTCCCCGAGGCTGTGGATCCCGGTCAACTGCCCGTCGGCCATCGCTCGGTTCCAGAGGGACGACGCCGCGCCTGGGCCACCGATGCCTTCCCGAACCTGGGCGGTGAACTCGGCTGTCTTCGCTGCATCCGTGAGCCAGGCGATGGCGAAGCATGCCCGGAGCGGAGCGGAGAAGCGCTTCTCGGTGAGCGTGGTGACGGCCCAGTCGATCGCCTCACGGTTGGCGAGGTAGACGTCGCCGATCTCCTGCCGGGTCATCTTCGCGGCGGCCTCCATGTTGAGCAGATAGGCGACGTGCCCGGCGACCGGCGCTGCCTGCCGCGCCAGTTCCTTCTTCATCACGCCGCCGATGGCGAGGGTGTCCGCGACCGAACGGGACTTGCCCGTGTCGCACAGCATCATCGCCGTTTCGCCGGCCTTGGCGTCGGTGTACCGACAGACCACCACGAGCAGGTCGACCTTCGCCGCGTAGGCCGCTGCGAGTCGGTGCTGCCCGTCGATCAGGTTGCCGGCGTGGTCGAAGGCGACACCCTGGTGGAAGAGGGGCCAGCGCTTGGCGGTCATGTCCCGCGAGTAGCGCTGGACCATCGTCATGCTCAGGGGCCGGTTGCGGCCGTTGTGCTCCTCCAGGAGCCTCCCGCACTCCTTCCACGGGATCGTCTCGATCGTGATCGTCAGCCCGTGGCCGACCACCTTGTCCTGCTTGCTCATTCCTCGTCGTTCCCTTCGGTCGTGAACGTGATCGTTTCTGGGGCCGCGGCCTCCCCGTGCTCCATGCGGTCGGCGAGGACGCGGAGGGCCAGCGCCTTGACCTTGACGCGCGCCTCGTTTCTGTTGGCACCGTAGACGTGGCAACCATGGAACTCAGGCACGTCGCCGATCCAGCGCCCGTCTTCCTCTCGGTCGAACTTGACCGTCAAGCGGACGTGGAACTCAGCATCCAGTCGACGTTGCAATTCCTCGGTCGAGATGGTCTCGCCGCGCTCGATCGCCAACCTAGTTCCAGCAATGCGCGCGAGGTCTTCTTCCGTCACCGGCTCGCTGTCCGGCGGCGCGTCGTACGGGTCCACGATGGGGTCGTCTTCTGCCATGGCTTACCTCCGAGCGCTGTAGCAGCGCCATCCGTCCTCCGAACCAGTGTCTAGCACGACCCGGGCGGCACTGCTAGACAGTTCCTCCGACCTAGGCGTAGAAGAAGAGCAGGCCCGGTGCCGGCGGGGACGAACCCCCGCCACAACCGAGCCCGCGGGCCGTGTGAGGGCCCTACGAGATGGATACCACGAACGAGATTACGACCGACGACGCCATCGCGCTCGCCTCGGCCCTGTCAGACTCCTTCAAGTGGAGCCTGAGCGGCCACCTGCTCGGAAGCGACAGCCTGCTCGCCGCGCTTCCCATCGTCCAAGAGTCTGGGAAGAACTGCCACTGGGACGTCGTCTTCCCGACCATGTCCTGGTCCTCGGCGTACGCCTTCAACCCCACCGTCCCTGCGGCCCTCTGCTTCGCGCAGGTTCGCAGCGAGCCCATTACGGTCTCTGTTCCCGACGCGCTGAAGGCAAAGGCTTCTGGCTATGCGCCCGCCGTCATGGAGGCCATCTTCCGCGAAACTGTCACGGCGGCGCTCAGGGCGATGGCCGAGAAGATCGAAGCCCAGGTGCTCACTGGGTACGGGGTCGACGACAAAGGCAACGTGACGGCGGTCGGCCTGTTCGGCGGTGCCATCGAGCCTGGCGGTGCCTACGCCGGGATCAGTCGGAGCACCTACCGTGAATGGGCCGGGACCGCGATGGGGAACGGCGGCCAGCGGCGTGCGCTCACGGCGGGTCTCGTCGAGGCTGCAAAGGACCAGACGTCGGTCGCCAGGACCGTGGGCCGCCCTTACCTCATCGTCGCCAGCAAGGGGACCGCGGAGCGCTACCAGATCGGCAAGGGGTTGCCCGCGTCGGCATTCGCCGATGGAACCGACGTCGAAGACCGTTCCGGTGGCTACCAGTGCGCTACGTCTACGTCCTGCCCCGACGACGTCGTCGCCATCATCAACCCGGCTGGCGTCGAGATCGTCCAGCCGTACAGCGTCAGCGCGCCGTCCGGCTCGATCGTGTGCAGCGTGGCAGTCTTCGACGGCGTGCCGCAGCGCATCGGCGACAGGGACCCGGAATCGTGGGTCGTCTCCGGCCAGTTCCGCGTGACCATCCACGTCACGTTCGCCATGCGGGTCCGCGACCCGAGCCAGCACGTCATCCTCCGAGACATCGTCGGCGGCCCGCTCGCGCTCACGCATCTGTGCCCGAGGACCTTCGAGACCGTCCCGGCGCCCGTCGTACCATGCCGGTCCGAGCCGCCTTCCAGCCCGCTCCTCTATCGGAGTGGGCTGAGCACCTGGCACAATCCGACCGACACCACGGTGACCTTCAGGCTCTTCAGGGCGCCGGACCGCCGACCGTGGATCGACGTCGAGGTCAAGCCTGGCGGGAACATCACCATGCCTTGGGAGTTCAGCGCGCAGGTGCGGGCCTACGTGCCACAACTCGTCGAGGGCCATGCCCAGCGACCAGAGCCCATCGCCGTCCCGGTCTCTGCGCCGGCCGAGGACACCATCCTCGCAACCGCTGCCAAGGCGCAGGCCGATGAACCCAAGTTTCCGAGCGCCAACCTCAGCGAGCGCTTCTTCCTGGAACTGTTCTCGCCCGCCCAAGGTGGTGGTGGTCTCCGCGTGAACAACGTTCACCTGTCCACCTGCCTCGCCAGGACCACGCCAGGAGGCGCGACCGTGCGCAGGATCGAGGTCAAGGAACACGTCGACATCGCCCCCATCGACGGCCACGGCTTTTCGTTGGACCAGGCGTTCCTCAACGCCGAGATGCTCGACTACCGCATCGTGAAACTCAGCAACGGTGCCTCGTGCGAGGGGAAATGCCACCTCGTGACGGGACCTCTGGTCGTCTCGGAGGACGGCAAGATCACCGGCCTCTCTGCCATGTTTGAGGGGGACCCGGCCCGGTTCTCGGACGAGGAGGATGCCGCCGTCACCGGCGCCCGCCTGGAGCAGGAGCGCCAGGTCCGTGAGGCGGTGCCTGCGATGTCCTGGCGCGGGAAGCCGCTCCTCGGCACCATCGTCGACACGACCGTGCAGCCAGGGAAGTGCGCTTCCTGGACTGTGGAGTGCGCCTTCCTCAACTCGCACGTCGCGATCCCGCCCAAGGGGTTCGCCCGCTGGTTCCCCGATTACTGGGAGTCGTTCAAGGCCGAGATCATGGACGGCAAGTTGGGCGACTTCGTCCACCCCATCCTGGGCAAGACGTCTGCGAGGGTCTCCCGGTGGCACGCCAAGCACGGGGATCCGACCGGCGGCATCGTGGCATCAGTGACGTGGGAGACCGAGAAGCCCATGGTGAGCGCCGTCGTCGCGTGGACCGAAGGCGATCGAGTCATCGAGGCGACGGACGACCGGGAGACGGCATCGCTGCCAGCGCCCAAGGGGCACGAAGTCGTGTGGGAGTTCAAACCTGTCGGTGGGATCCAGAACGACCCGACATGGCAGGCCGAGTACAAGGCCAGCGGAATGCCTGGCCGGGACATCGCCAGGCGCATGCCGGCGTTCCTGGCCGCCAATCCGGACGCTCCGCAAGAGATGGGGGAGGCCCGAGGCAAGGCACTGGCCGAAGCGTGGGCGCTCCTCAAGCCGCTGGAGAAGGCCAGCGTCGACTACGGAGGCGAGTGGCCAACCGTGGCATCGAGGCAGATGGCGGACAAGCGCTACCAAGCCTACATGGCCCTCCTCAACGACCTCTACAAGCCCGCCTGACCAGCCCCCGGCCGGGCTCTACTGGCCCGGCCTCTCCTCCTCCCCCCAAGCCACACCTTGCACACCGCCCCAAGCACGGGGTAGGCTTCTCCACGGGTAAGGCGTCGGGTCGCTCGCAGGCCAGAGAGGTTCTCTGATGCGTCGCCCCCTGTCCGTCTGGAAGCACCTGGAGCAGATGCTTGCCCGCCGCGTCCTACGTTGCTGCGGCGTGGGAACGATCGTCGCGGCCCCGTTCTTCGTCGCGCCCATCGCGTTCGTCTCTTCGACTGGGTGCGCGGCCCTCGTCGCCGCCCTGCCCACGGTCTCCGAGGTGGTGAGCGACGCGGTCGCCATCCTGGGCATGATCTCGCAGGGGGTAGCCTCCTACTTCCGAGCCTCGCCGAACCCGACCAAGCAGGCGGAGATCGAGGCGGCCATCGCCAAGGCCCAGGGGGCGCTCGTGCTCGGGGAGCAGGGCCTGGCCGGGGTGGAGCACGCGACGCAGGGCCAGATGGCGGCGGCGTTCGCCTCCTTCGCGCAGGCGTACTCCGAGATGATGGCGCTGCTCGGCCCGCTCGGGATCGTGTCCGCCCAGCCGACCGCCTCGACGCCGGCCGACGGGGGGAGCGGCGCGCTGATGGCGACCCAGGCCCCGCGGCTGGTCGTCCCGACCCCACTGGCGGTCCGGGCGGCCCGCAAGTGAGCCCCCCGCTCGTCCATGGCCACCTCGGCAAGCCGATCCTGCTCGGGTTCTTCAGGGACCCGCTGCGGGCAGCGGGGCGCGGCTTCCGCTCCTTCACCGCCAGTCCAGGCGTCAACCTCCCCGGCGACATCCTCATCGCCACCGACGCCAGCGTGCCGATCCTGAACCAGGAGGCGGAGGGATCCTGCGGGGGCCATTCTGCCGCCGAGGCCGACATCATCGAGGCGCTGCGGGGCAACCCCAACGCCGTGATGGGGAGCCGCCAGTGGCTGTACCGCTGTGGCAGGGCGGTGGACGGCACGCTCGACCGAGACGCGGGGACCACGTTCCGGTCCATCTTCACGATGGCGGCCAAGGTCGGGATCCCGCCCGAGGCGGCGTGGCCCTACCAGTCCAAGAGCGGCGCACCGGACGGGGACGGGCTGCCCACCGACCAGTTCCGGAGCGAGCCTCCCGCCGAGGTGGTGCGCGAGGCGTACGACCGGCGCTCGACGGACGGCGAGCTGGAAGCCCAGGTGATCGACGACGTGGCCGGGGACCTCGGCGACAACGTGGACGCGGCGCTGGCGGCCGGGCACCCCGTCTGCATCGGCGTCGACGTGGACGACGCCTTCTGCGCCGGCCAGTTCGACCCGAGCCAGCCGGTGGACCTCCCCGCGAAGGCTTCTGGCGGGCACGCCATGGTGGTGGTCGGCCGGCGGGTCGTCACCGTGAACGGGACCGCACAGCGCTGGTACCGGGTCAGGAACTCCTGGGGCCAGGGCTTCGCCGACGGGGGCAGGTTCTGGATGAGCGAGGGCTGGATGCGCTCGGGTGACCTATGGCTCGTGAACCGGGCGCCCGCCCAGGAGACCGCGTCGTGAAGCCCGCCATCCTCCTCGCCTCTGCGCTGGTCATCGAGGCGTGCTCGTCAGGCCGGTCCTCATCGTCCAACCAGTCGACGACGGCTCCCGCCCCGTTGCGCGACGCTCCCCAGGCCAGCGTCGCCGCGGTCTGTGAGCACTACCGGATCCTCGGCTGCGAGGGTGGCAAGCCGACCCCCGCCGGGGTGCCGTGCGAGGTCGTGCTCACCAACGCCATCGCTTCGGGGATGCTCCGCCTCAACATGGACTGCCGGGCCTCGGCGACGTCGTGCCAGGCCGTCGATGCCTGCGAGGCTCCGCGCTGAGGTAGGCTGGGCCATGGCCGACCTACGCGACGCTCAGCCCCGCTGGCTCTCCTCGATCCTCCTCGACGCGACGGCGCTCACCGCCACCGTCACCCTGCACGTCCCCGTGGGGGAGGGGGCCAACCCAACCCTCTACGAGGAGGTCGTCCCCATCGACGAGAGGCTCCCCGAGTACATGCGGGAGGCCCTCAACATCCTGGCCAAGGCGGGGCTCCGGTACGTGCGGGAGCGCGAGAGCCTCAAGGGTGAGCCCAAGTGCGTGGGCTGCACCAGCGCCTGCTGTGGCGGGGTCTACACCAAGGTCCAGATCGACGCCGACGACGTGGTGAGGCTCGGGCGGGAGGACGCCGAGCGGGGCGTGGACTTCTACCCGGAGGGACCACGGATCGACGGGTTCGTGGGCAACATCCGCCTCGTCCCGTGGACGGGCGAGGGCACCGCCAGGCCAGAGGGGGCGACGGAGACCGGGCCCCGCTGTCTCTTCCTCGACCCATCGACGAGCGCCTGTACGGTGTACGACAAGCGCCCGACGACGTGCCGCACCTACGTGGCCTCGTCCTGCCAGTTCCATGAGCAAGCGTCGGAGCCCCTCGTCCAGATCCGCCGGGGCGCGTTCGCCGCGACGGAGTGAGCATGGCCGACGTTTACGCTACCCCCATCGAGGCCGTCGTCGTCCCGTCGTGGGTGCCGCTCGGGTCGGTGTGGGTCACGCAAACGCCGCTCCTGGACCCCGTGCCGAACGGGCCAGGGCTCGCCCACCTGAGCACAGACGAGGCACTGGCCATCGCCGAGAGGCTCGGGGCGAGGCTCCCGACGACGGCGGAGATCCTACTGCTCCACGAGGTCGCATCTGCGGCCGGCACCGAGTTGGAGGCGTACCCACTCCCAGACGCCTTCCTCCGGGCACAGAGGTGCGTACCAGGGGACGCCAGGATGTCGAGCAGGGACTGGTGCGACCGGCACGACGCCCACGTCATCGCCGCCATCACGGCGCTGGGGGACCTCGGGGACAGGCCGATCGCCAACGCCGGCAAGCACTGGCGAGGGCCACCACCTCCGGGGCTGGCTGGCTTGACTGGCTGGTGGGTGCCGAACGTCGGGATCTACGACCCGTCAAGGCACGGGCCAGGCTTCATCCAGCAGGGCACCGGGTTTCCCCACAACCGCGGCCATAGAGACTACGGCAGCACTTGCGTCCTGGTACGCGACAGCCTCCCATGATGAGGTAGGCTCGACGGCATGCCCGTCGAAGCACCGCACCTGATCCTGGACACCGGCCCGAGCCAGGGCCTCCCCGACTGGTCCCTCGTCGCCGCCAACGTCCCCAAGGTGGACGCGGCGTGGGTCAAGTTGAGCGAGGGGGCTGCTGGGCCTGGGTCGGTCACCACCAACGGGATCGCCAACGTCAAGGCGGCTCGGGTGGTCGGGATCCCGGTGCGGGGCTACCACTTCTACTCGCCCTTCTCCGAACCCGAGGCGCAGGCGGACAACTTCCTCCGGCAGCTCCACATCGCCGACGACGGGTGGGACGGGCCGATGCTGGTGCCGATGGTGGACGTGGAGCGCTCCGTCGGGTCGCAGGGGAAGTTCCCCACCGTCGGTGCGCTGCTCAAGTTCCTGGCCCTGGTCGAGCAGGACGTCGGCGAGCCGCCCATCCTCTACTCGGCGGCCTGGGTCTCGGCGGGCATGGGCATGGCGGCCCACCAAGAGTTGACGAGGTACCGGCTCTGGGTGGCGTCCTACTCGTCGCTCGCCCCAGCCGTCTGCAAGCCATGGGGAGCGTGGGGCGAGGACCCGCAGGTAGTGGGGTGGCAGTTCACCGGGCACGGCCGCGTCGCCGGGGTCGGGGCCAGCGTGGACTTGAGCCGGTTCCGGGAGATCCCGATCGCTTGCCATGGCGGGGCAGCGTCTTGAAGAAGGAGAAAGGGGGACGGGTGCGGGCGGCCCAGATCCTCGCGTCGGACGAGCCTGCCTTCTACCCGGACGAGGCGGAGCGTGGACGCCAGGCTGGTGGGGCTGCGACGAAGCGGAAGGGACGAGCGCACTACCAGCGGATCAGCCGGCTAGGGGTCGAGGCACGGAGGCGTAAGGCCGCTTCAGCGGCCCCCAGCGAGATGGAGACGCAGAAGGTCGACGGCGGCCGAGTACGGGTCGGCTGAGAGGGGCGGGACCCTGACGCTAGGGAGGTCGAGCGTGAACCCAGCCGCCTGTGTGTGCCCACCGCCACCGAAGCGCTTGGCGAAGTCGGCCGCGGAGAACCCACCGCGCGACCGGAGCGAGAAAGCGACTTTGGGCGCGCCGGCATCGACGTAGTACCGCCAGCCCATGACGAGGTCGATCTCAGCCCAGAGGCGATCGGAGATGTCTGAGGTGTGGTGCCCCTCGAAGCAGAGGACGCGGACGCCACCTTCCTCGAAGCGCAGCGCCTCCGAGATGGTCCTGTCGTCGCGCTCTCTGTCCTTGGCGATGAGCACCGGGCCGATCTCCATCTTGCGGGCGACGTTGGGCCAGTCGGTCCTGCCGTCGGGCAGCGGGCGGAGGATGTCGCCGACGGGCCAGAAGCGGAGCGCGGCAGCCTGGGCGCACGCATCCTCCCAGCGCGGGCTCTGGCGCTGCCAGGTGTCCCGGATGCCGGCGAGGGTTGCGAAGTCCTGGACCACCATCCACTCGCTCTCGGTCGCGGAGGGCTGGCACACGCGCCGCCACACCTCACGGAAGGCGAGCATGGCCCCGCTCACCCCAGGCTCGGCATTCTCGTCGGCGAAGACCCCGCGGTCCCCGAACAGGGCCACGATGTAGGCTGCGCCCTTGTGGTGGTCGAGCACGATGGCGCCGGCCGTGACGAAACTCTGGGCGCGATCGCGTGGCGGGACGATGTCGCACCAGAGTTGGCCTGGCTCGGCGGGGAAGTCACACAACTCCGCCGTCCCATGCTGGACGAAGCAGACACGAGCGTCCGGGAAGACGTCGCGCAGGATGAGTGCGCTGGCTACGCCATCCGGGCAGTCCTTGTGGCAGACGATGGTCTTGACGTTCAGCAGCGCGACCATGGGGATAGTCATGTGGTCTCCGTGGTAGGTGTGGGGTCAGGCGGGCCGCTGCGCCGGGCAGTTTGGCCAGTGGTAAGAGCGGTGCATCTCGGCCATGTCGATCGCGTACCAGTCGCCGTCCCGGGTCTGAGCCCAGTCGAGCGACCATGCGCCGTCACCGTCGAATGCGCGCGCCACCTGTTCCGAGAGCCTCGTGAGCAGGGCGACCTCGTCGGGCGTCTCCTCGTTCAGCGCTGCGAGTTTCGCCTGCCAGTCCGGCTCGGCGGTGTGCCCATCGATCGAGTACGGCGGCCAGTACGGGTGGTGACAGCGGACCTTGCCGGACTCGATGAAGTACCGGCGCTCCTTGTTCACTGGGAAGCCACCGAAGGCCGTGAACGTCGACAGCATGGGCAGCATCTTGCGGACCGCCCAGACGTTGGTGGGCAGCCCCATCATGTCGACGATGTTGCTCCACACCACGATGGCGTAGACATGCTGTCCGAAGACTTCTGGAAACGGCACGAAGCACGTCTCCAGCCAGTCGTGCTTGCCGCTCCCGTGGCCGGTGCGGAGGAAGACAGGGTAGCCTCCGACCTCGTCGGCCGCGTTCCGAAGCCCAGCCAGGAAGGTCGTCCAGTGCGGCGGCGTCTCCCCGTCGTCGAGCACGACCAGTTCGTCCTCGGTCGTCACGATCCTGGTCGGCGGGACGAGCACGCCGGACGCCGCGAGCTTCGGGAACCAGTAGGAGAGGCACGTCTTGTCGGACGTCTTGGGTCTCACGCGGGCACCTTGCCCTTCGCTGCTCTCCGAGTCTTGCCCCGTTGCTGAGCGGCCCACGCGCGACGCTCGTGCCGGTTCATGCCCTGCACCTTGGGCATGTCGGCTCCGGGGATCTCGACGTAGCGCTCCGACGCCGCCAGCGCTTCGGCCGCTGTGGTGGCGGCGGCGACCGTAAGCCGCTCCGCCTCCTCGCGCGTCATCTTCCCGTCTGCCACCTGTCGGGCGAGGTGCTCCGCCCGCGCTCGGTAGGCTTCCTGCGCTGCCTCCATCGCGGTGTGGATGCTGGCCAGCGGCACGATCGCTCCGGTGTGTTCCTGCATGGTCTCCTCCGTTCCTGGTGACTGTCTAGCACGGCCCAGCACTGTTAGACAGTGTCGTGCCGCTTGGCCTTCGGTGCTCGGGCCAGCCGTTTTTCCTCGCGCATGATCGCTTGGACGAGAGCGTGCCGGTACGCGCCAGGCATGGCCTTCGACCCGTGGACTCGGAGGCCCATGAACTGGGCGAGCCTGACCAGGCCCTCGATGGGGGCTCGGCGCAACTCGTCCTGGTCGAGGAGGATCATCCCGCCGGCCATCGCCACCGACCGATGGTCGTGGAGGCGCTTGCTCATGGGTCGAGCCCTACGACGGATCGCCCGACCACGCAGCCACGGCACGCCTTCACCCTCCCAGCGTCCTGGGTGTCGATGCAGGTCGTAGAGGTGATCTCGCCGAGCGCAGGGCAGGCCACTGGCAGCGAGACGCGGGGAGCAGACGGCGGCGGGGATGGAGCGGGAGGAGGCGGAGGCTCCTCTGGCTCAGAGGGCAGCGGCGGGGCCAGTTCCAGGAGCCAGGCCAGGCGCTCGGAGAGCGCGCGGCTCATGTAGCCACCGAGTCGAGGCGCAGGATGGCCTCTACCACCCGTTCTCGCATCGATCGCTGGTTCCATAGGCGGGACAGTCCGCTCGGGTGAGGGACGACGAGCAGCGTGTAGAGCACCTCGCCGTGGACCAGCCGCTGGTGGGTCTTGAGCACGTCGAACGGGACCCCGAACGCTGCCGCGACCTTCGCCCCGAGGAGCACGACGGCGTCCCTCTCGGCCACGGCACCGAGGATGGTGGCAGCGGCTCGACGCGCGGCCGGCACCGACCACTTGACGGTGTGGAGCAGGTTCCTCCGCTGGTACCGCTTCAGGTACTCGGCGTCTGGCAGTTTGAGCGCCCGACAGAGTCGACCACCGGCGGAGTTGGGCGGATCCGGGTAGAGGGCGAAGTGGTGCTCCGGGTCGCTCTCCGGGGTCTGGTACGGGTTGCTCTCGCCGATGAGCCAGACCTTCATGCTTCACCCTCCTGGTCTGGTGCGGGCAGGGCCGGGATGGTGTCCGGTGCGCTGGCGAGGAGCAGGCGCGAGCCAACCTTGGCCAGTAGGTCCGGGCGCTTGACCAGTTCGCGGAGTCGCTTGCCCACCGCGAGCACGTCTTCCGCGGCTTGCTCCACGGCAGCCCATAGTTCTGGCGTGTAGGGCATCACGACGGCGCTGGAGCGCTCCAGGAAGTCGCCGACGTCGTGGCCCTTCTCGCGATGCAGCGTTGCATGCTTCGGCACCCACGACTCCTTGCCTGCGTCTTCGGCTTCCACGTCTTCCATGTGCGGTCGGCAGACGAACCTTGCCGGGTCGCCAGGCTTCGGAGCGATCTCCACGCGGTAGTACCGCATGGCAAGCGCCGCCTCCGTGACGTCGACCACGCACCCGCCTCGTTGGAGGTGCGTGTGGCGCACGTCGTCATTAGGTCGGCCCGGACGGTCCTCGGCCCAGAAACCACCGTCGCGGCCCACATCGACCACGATCGACGGCTTCCACTGGTACTCCTGCGCAGCGCGTAGGATGCGCTCCGTCTCGGCCACGACCGTGGCGAAGTCAGGCCCCAAGATCGTCGTCGGGTAGCCGGGGACCTTGGCCTCGAAGAGGCCCGTCTGTGCGTCGAGCACGACGTCCACGGTGATGCCGCTCCGCTCGTCGGTCACCCGCTTGACCACCGTGCGGCGCGCCGGGCCATTCTTCTTCGGCTTCGCCTGTGGTGGCGTGGCGACAGCGAGCCGGCCTGATGGGGCTACAGGGACGAGCGACGCCACTGGCACGCCTGACTCGTCAGCAGCGTCCAGGATGGCTTTTGCCCGATCCTTTTTCACGCCCCACCTCGCATCCGTTCGATCTTCTCCGCCCAGCGCCGCAGTTGCTCCGGCTCCGCGTCGTCGATCGCTGCCTCGACGATCTCCTCGTCCGTCTTGTCCCCCGCCGCGCAGTGGAGGCATGGCCACTTCTTCGGCATCTTGGACGCCTTGACGCCGATGGTGGCGGAGTGCCCGCAGCCGAGCGCGTACCTGTTGCCGCCGAGGTGCCGGCCGATGGTGCTCTCGTGCTCGCCGGAGCCAGCCTCACCCTGGACGACGGCGGCCCGGAGCAGCGAGCGCATGAAGCCAGCAGACGGTTCGCAGGCCGGCTCCACCTTCACGGCTTCGCGGACCTCGACGATCCCACCGGCCCCTACCTCCAGCAGCCCCCACGGGTGGGGGACCCGGTCCAGGTCCGGGATCACGTTCTTCCTCGGGGCCTGGACGATGAAGTAGCGCTCCGTGCAGAACCGGCCGATCTCCTCGGACTTCTCGGGTGCCCTGATCTCGCGCCCATAGTCGCCCTTGGACGCCTTCTCTTCGAGGAGGATGATCTGCCCCCTGCCGGAGGGGAGCAGGGCCACGACGACGTAGTCCCCGTACCGCGGGCCATCGACGGCCCCAGTGGCGGACCGGACCTCGGCGAAGACGGCGTAGGCAGGGAGCGGGTACTGCTTGCGCAGGATGTCGAGGAAGCGGCTCATCGTCGCCTCTCTTCCGGCGCGACCTGCCATAGTCGTCCGACCCCCCACGGCTTCCAGTTCGTCTCGTCGATGATGTAGCGGCGCAGGTGACCGAGCGTGGATTCCTCGCTGGCGTCGAAACGCTCGAACGGCGCGTCACCGAAACCAGGAAGGTGCTTCGCGCACCGGAATGCGTCGTCGAGGGTGTGGATGGGATCGAACAGGAGAAGGAGGCTACTCCAGTCCTCTGGCTGGATCAGTCCGACGGCTGGCGCCCCACATGGCCCGCTCTGGCGTCCGTGGACGATCGCGCAGCCCTTGCCGCACGGGATGGGGCAACGGCACTGGCTCGGGGTCTCTGCGCAGACCGCGCAGAGCGGGGCCAGCAACTTCGCAGTGCCGTTGCAGAAGCAGCACGTCGCCGCGCCGCGCTTCCCATCACGACAGGACGGGCACTCGACGAAGTCGCACGGGTACAGGGTCTCGTCGGTCATGCGTTCTTCTCCCATGGGTGCTTGCCGGTCGCATAGAAGCGAGCGCGGGCCTTCTCTTGATCGTCGAGGAGCGCGAGCACGGCTTCCTTGCGGGCGGTTTCCTTGCGGCGGGCACCATCGAGTGACACCTCGACGGCCACCTTGGCGTCGCAGCGGCGCTTGTAGGTCCCGATCTCGGGGGTCTGCCTCCCCGCGTCAGTGGTCCTGACCCAGGCCGTCCAGACCTTGGCGTTGCTGGCCCGGATGACTCCGCCGAGGATGTTCCTCTTCCCGTCGACGATGGTGGCAGCCTCCCGGATCCCACCGTTCCACGGTCGCTCGGGGCGGCTGGTCTTCCAGCGCGTCACGGGGCTCTCCTGACCAGCGCATGCGGAGGCTCTGCGTCGCTCTCCGGCTTCACCCTTGGCAGGGACGGCTCGACCTTCCAGCCGATCAGGTCCAGGCGCCAGAGGCACTCCACGGCCACTCTGCGCCAGTCGGCGGAGTCCTCGGACTTGGATAGCGCCGCCCGCACGGCATCGACGGTCGACTCGCCATCCTTCAGCCCGAGGAGGTTGCGGATGTCGATGAGCACCTCGCCAGCGCTCCGGTGGGCGGCCGTAGGGGTGGCCCAGTCCTCGTCCAGCGAGACCTTGCAGAGGGTCTCGATGCTCTCCCCGTTCGCTGCCCGGACCGCCAAGCGGAAGGCTCTGGCGATCATCTCGTGCCGGCGGGCGATGGTCTCCAGGTAGTCCGCCAGCGGCGTGGACAGCCCCTTGGCCCGAGCCGCCTTGCCGATGTCGGCGCCGATGGTGCCTGGCGTCTGCACGGCTCCGAACCGGAACGCCACGAAGGCGAGCACGCGATCCTTGGCGGTCCTCTCGTCGATGGGCTCGGTCATCGGCCCCGCGCCTCCTGGTCTCTGTACGCTTTCGGCAACTTGTCCTCGCGGTAGAGTTTCTCCAGACGGCGCGCGTCCCACGTCTGGGCCGTGTTCCCGTTCCAGCGCACGAGGGCCGTCCGCTTCGTCTGGTCGACGGAGATCACGTCCACGGGCCAGCAGTCGAGACGGCTCATGCTGGCGTTGCCCATGCGCTGGGAATGGACGTCGCTGAGGCGCATGCCGGCCTCGATCTTCTCGAACTTGATCGCCATCACGCCACTTCCGCTTCCTCCGCCTCGTCGGCGGTCTCCTCGTCCTGCACGCTGGTCGCCCAGCCGTAGTCCTCCGGGTCGACGTCGAAGCCAGCCCCGATGGCCATCTGGACCAGGGTCTTGAGCGGGTCCTCTCCCGGCTCGACGTGCTTGGCGATCCAGGCGAGGAGGCGCATCCCGTCGCAGGCTGCGTGCCGGAGGGCGTTGCGGTCGGCGCCGGCCTGCATCATGGGGCGCGGGTCCTCCCAGCGATCCCAGGCCCGCTTGGCGTCGTTGTACTTGTGCTGGGCCTCCCAGGACGCATCCGGGCCCGGGTCGACGGGCTCCGGAGGCTTGGGGGTGGGCTTCTCTGGGGTGTACCCGTAAAGGCGCTTGACGTGCTTCCACTCGTCGCGGCTCAGAAGCACCGCCTCGGTGTGGATGCCAGGCCCGAGGAGGTCGATCATCACGCCAGCGTTCGGGGTCGTGACGACGGCGTTGGCGCCTGTCCGCGCGTGGTTCGTCTTCGGTCTGTTCAAGGCTCTCTCCTGTTGTGTCGATCGATGGCGCGGACGATGTCCTTGGACGCGGCGGCGATGGTGAGCCCCAGGCCGGAGACGCTCAGCGCTACGAACATGAGGCCAAAGAAGACGCTCACGCTGCACCCGCTGCCAGGACGACCGCAGCCCGGAGGTAGGCGCCCACCTTGGCCATGTCGAGGTTCCCGCCCCCGTCGGCGTCGTCGCGGAGCCGGCCCTCGGCGTCGATGCTGAGCCCAGGACCGTGGTTGGGGGCCGCCCTCGGACCGCGCTCGCCGAAGACCCACGGTGGCGGAAGAAAGTCGGCGCAGAAGCCACCGGCGACCCCGATGCCGCGCGACCACGGGCTGTGCTGGATCTTCTGGACGGCGTCGCCGACGTCTGCGGGCTGCCCCTTGCCACCGCTCATGTCGAGCAGGAGGTCCGTCGCCTCCGGCCGGGCCGTCGTGGTGACGGCGAGGGTCTTGGTCTGGAGGACCAAGCGCCACAAGAACGGCGTCGAGCGGCGGAGCGCGCCTGGCAGAGGCCAGGTACCGTTGATCTGGAGCCCGTGGCAGTGCGGGCCAGCGACTCCGAGAGCCCTGCCGATGGCCTCTACCTGCTCTACGGGTCGATCCGTCAATGCGAACCCAGGCGCGAAGTGGAGCAGGTTCAGCGCCAGCGGGTGCTCGACGAAGCAGCCGGCGATGTCCTCCCGCTTCGGGTAGCGGAGCGGCCAGCGGTTGACCTCCCCGCGCATGGTCTTGTGGCTGGCCAGCACGCCGAGCATGAGCAGGTGGGTGGGGACGCACCGCACCGCCTTCCAGGCGTCGGTGTAAAGCACCAGCACTTCCTCGGCTTGGGCGGCGGACATGATCCCGGTCACCCCGATATACGGGGCCTTCAACTTGTCGAGCATGAACGGTCCTTTCTTCCTATTTCACGAAGGCGACGAGGTTGTTCCACTCGGCGAGCGCTGTGCTCACGGCTCGACCCCAAGGGCGCGGAGGGCGGTCTCGGCGGCCATGTACGCCCCGAGCGCGGACTGTTCGCGTTCGCTGTCCTCGTGTTCTTGGCACAGTCCGTCGCCTGGACGGCAGGCATCGATCCCCGCCGCCGCCACCCGCAGCGCCCTCTCGGCCGACGCGATGGCCTCCGCCTTCTTGGCCCGCCTTCGGAGGTCGTGGATCGCGTCGGCCGCCCCAGTAAGCAGGTCCGAGAGTTCGAGGTTGCTCTCGTGCGCCGCCACTGCCGCTTCACGGAGCGGCATCGTGTCCGCCGCGATCTGCTTGGCCATCTCCTTCCGGCGGGCCAGGAGCGCGGTCATGACGCCCGAGGAGAACGTCGGGCCCTTGCTGCGCTCGTCGAGGATGGCGCGCTCCTCCGCGCTGAGCGGCGGCCCCACGGGAAGGCTCTCACGCCACGCCTTGAACCTCGACTGCTCCTCCTCGCTCAGAGGCGGGCGGGGGTTGCAGCCGTGATCGTCGGGCTTGTTCTCGACGTGCTTCCGGCACCAGCGGCGGAAGCGTCTCCCCTCCGGGCTGGCCTTGAACTCGCGACGGGCCTTGCTGGCGATCTCCTTCCCGACCCCGCACTCCCCGTAGCAGCCGGTCATGTGCGCCACGACGTCGCGCTCGAAGGCACCGGCAAACGACTCCGTGTTCACCACGAAGCCGTAGCCTTGCACCACTGCGGTCCGCTCGTCCTTCGGCATGCTCCTGTCCTCTCCGCGCCAGCCTCTCCGGGTAGCGCATCCTCTCTGGTCGTTGAAGATCCACACCACGTACCGGGTCCCCTGGGCTGCGAGCCGAGGCGGGTTGGTCCATCTACGCGGCGCGGGACAGGCGAGAGCCGAATCCCTGCCAAGTGTCTAGCACGTACGGCCGGCACTGTCTAGCAGTGGTCGCCCGTGGTACCTTCGGCGGATGGACGACGGACGCCAGCCCACCACGAAGCGCCGAGGCTCGCCGACCCGCGAGGAGCGGGCCCTGGCCCTCATCCGAAACCTCATCCCGCCATCCGTCGCCCTGCGTTCGGTGGGGATCCCCCTGGCCGGGGCTTTGGACACCGCCTTGGTGGCCAAGATCGCCGAGGCGGTCGCTCAAGGACGGACCGCCATCGTCTGAGCCACCTGCGCTCATGCCACAGTGTGCCATCGGCACATACGCACCAGAAGCGGCAGAAAAGGCCCGCGGTTCGATTTGCTTGACGCCACGGATCCGATCACCCCCTACGATCGGGACGGTCGGCGTGGAGGCGCCCTTCTGGTTCTGCGCGCTCGGCGCGTCCGGTCCGGATCTGGTTCTGGGTCGGGTTGCCGACGTGGACGTGGTGAGCGTCTAGCTCGGGGGCTCGCCCCCGAACCCCGACCAGGGGATACGACCCCCTGGACGGTCGAGCGAACGCGCTACGCCAGGAGGCTCCGCGGTTCGCCATCTGGTTTTTGGGATGGGGCAGGTTGAGATGGCCCTGCTGTCCACGTCGAGCCAAAGGAGCGTCGATGGCCTCCCCCCTTCGATGATTCTGCTCTGGATGCAGGCCCTGCCAGTGCCTCCGGTTGGATCGATCGTGCGGCTTGTTCGCTCAGCCGGAGAGGGCAGCCGTCCTCCGAGATCCGGCAGATCCACTTGGCAGGTTGAGATCACGCGCGTGCGAGGGCACCATGAGCCCATGACGATCCACCTCAAGCATGCCCGCTGGTTGGGCATCCTCTTCGCCATCCTGGCGCTCGCTCTGCTGACCATGGGCTGCCAGGCGCCCTCCCCTGCCCCGAGCCAGTCGACGGGGACACCAGCCCCCCTCAAGGCGGTGTCGAGCAACCCGCCCGCGATCGAGTTCAGCCTCGACAACGTGACGTGGGGGGCAGCCAGTGCGCCGATCTCGGTGCCCGCGTCGGCCCGGCTGTACTTCCGGCTCTCGGCGACGCAGGGCGTGAGCCAGACGACGTGGGAGGTCACCTCGACCGACGAGACGACCTCGCCGTCGAACTACTCGATCATCATCACCGACAACGTCCGCCAAGCACATGGCTACGTCGCTGCGGTTGGCGGGGTGGGCACGGCCGCGATCCTCCGGGCGACGGTCAACGCCGGCCAGTACAACGGCGGGGTCAACCTGGGCCAGACGCAGGGCAGCGCGAAGTGGTACACGCCGCCACTCGTTCTGGCCCTCGACGAGACGAACCAGAGCGGCCAGTACGGCTGGCTCCCGGCCCTCAACAAGGTGCTCCGGTCCAGCGGTGGCGGTTCTGTCTCGCTCTCGCTGACCGGCTCCTCGGCGGTCACTGGGTCGACCGCCAGCGCCTTCTGGGTTGGCGCCGTCCAGCCCAGCGTGGACTTCCCAGGGACGACGACGGCGACGCTCAAGGCGACGCTGTACTGCGACCACACGGGGGGAGAGTCCGCGTGGGTGGCGGACGCTGGCTACTCGCCCAACGACATCGTCGGGAACGACAACGGGGCCGGGACTGGGATCCCCGTGGTCTACGTGGCCACGATGGACGCGGGATGCACCTCGGCGGGGACCCACGGGCCGACGGGGTTCGGGACGGGGCTGCTGGACCAGGGATCCGACGCCTGCCTCTGGCGGAGCCAGGAGGCGCGGGTGTTTGTGGTGAACTTCTCGACCAGCACCATCATCGGGACGAGCACGGTGAGCATCACGGCGGGTAGCGCGCTCGCCGACGGTGGGGCCTCGCTGCTGGAGACGTCCATCGACCTGACTTCGGCCCTGATGGGGCTCACCTCGCCCAACCTGATCGCCGTCGACCTGGCTGCCGACCCTGCCGACACCGGGCCAGACGGCGGCCCCAAGGTCACCGTCGCGCACATCGGGAACGCCAGGATCGTGTTCCAGTGACGGCGCGCTGCTAGACAGCACGGATCGTTCCATGCTGTGACCGGGCCGCCCGGGGCGGTGGTAGCCTGCCGGGCATGAGACCCAACGCACGTCAAGCCAGATGGACGGGCTGGTCCGCCGTCCTCCTGGCCACCCTCCTCGCGGTCCTGGGGTGCCAAGCCCCGCCCGCTCCTCCTCCAGGCCCCGGCCCGCACCCCGTCAAGGCAGCCTTCGCTGGGGGCAACACCGACGCCTCCAAGGCCACCCTGACCGCGACGTGGGACGGCGTGGCGGCCTACCCCGACGCTGGGGTCCCGATGGTCATGGTCGGGACCCAGGCCATGGCCAACGTCACCGTCGCCGTGACGGGATCATGGTCTGGGACCCTGGTCTTCGAGTCCACCGCCGACAACTCGGTCTGGTACTCCGCGCCGGCCGTCCCACTCGGTGGTGGGGCGGAGGTCTCCTCCGTCACGTCCGACGGGCAGTGGGTCTGGACCGTCAGCGGGGCCCAGCAGTTCCGGGTCCGCTGCTCCGCGCTCGGCGACGCTGGGGCTCCCGCGACGGTGGCGCTCTCCACTTCGGTGGCTGGTGGCACGGTCTTCGTCGCAGGGGGGGCCATCACCGCCGTCACGCCCGACGGGGGGCTCGCCGTCGTGGCCCAGCCGCCCATCTCGCCAAGCCAGTACTTCGACGCCGGCACGGTGCTGACGGGCGACTCCGGGAACACCTGGCTCCTCGGGACCGCCTACCAGATCCCTGCGGGGGTCAAGGCGCTGACCTGGGTGGTCTCCTACTCGGGCGGCGGGAGCACGTCCCAGCTCTCCTACCGGCTCAGGATCGGACACTCCTCGGGCACGATGGGCGTGACCAGGATCCGCAACTCCGCGCCGACCATCTCTGGGAGCACGGCGAACCAGGCCGAGTACAAGAACACGGTCACCCTCACCGAGACGGGAACCACCACGGTGGTCGTCCCGGTGCCGCTCGACGTGAGCGGCGGCATCGCCTACGCGGCGCTCGACCTCCAAGAGGCCGTCGTCGATCCACACGACGCAGGCGTCGCCTCTGCAACCCTGGCAGGGAGTTACTGAGCCATGGGGAGCAAACTCGCTCGCGTGCTCCGCGTCGTCGGAGCCATCCTCGCGCTCGTCGCGCTCTCTCTCGGGGGTGGCTGGACCGGCGCTCGGCTCTCCGCCCCGTCGCACGGTCGCGTGCTCGGCGCAGCCACGCCGACGTTCGCCCTGCAACCGGCCTACGTCTACAGCCCGGCCGGCGGCGACGACGCGCCAAACCTCGTCGCGCTCATCAACTCGGGCATCCGGGTCATCCAGTTCGCTGACAACTCGACGATCCACATCAACACGCCGCTGGTGTTCCCGTTGGAGACGCCAGTCCGGCTGATCGGGAACGCTTCGGTCACCATCAGTTGCGCCGTAACCGCTGGCGCGCTCGGATCCTCGCAGTTCTGCCTGTACGCTGACGGCTGGGACCCGGCGGCCAACGCCGGGGTGCGCACCACGCTTTCGGCCGACGCTGCGGTAGGGGCGACGCAGATCACCGTCGCATCGACGGCTGGGCTCAGCGTCGGATCAGCGATCATCCTCGGGCCAGCGACGCAGGTTGACGGAGGCCCTACGCCTACCATGCGCGCCGTCCAGTCTGCCTACGTGCTCGGTCTGCCGGGAGGCAACGTCGTCCAGCTCGGCACCAAGGAGGGGGCACCGATCGCCCTCGACTACGCCTTCACCGGCAGTGGCAGCACCAACGTCTACCTGTCGTCGCAGGGGTTCCCGCGAGGGATCCAGATCGAGGGGCACGGGATGACCGTGACTGGGTCTGGCGGTGGCCTCTTCGAGGCCACTGCGACCTGGGAGTCCTCGGTCACCGGGGTCAAGCTCGTGGCGAGCGGAGTCTCTAACTGGGTCGCCGGTTGGGACATCGGGTCGAGGGACTGCCTTTTCTCCGACCTCACCGTCCAACAACTCGTAGGACCGAGCGCGCCGCCGATGGCCGTGATCTTGGCCTACACGCACGGCACGAGCATCTTCCGGTCCCACGTCGATGGGGCATTCGGCGCGGCCGGCAGCTTCGCGGTCGCTGGCGCGCGCGCATTCGTGATCGACGCATGCAGCGCCACGAACGGCAGCACGGGCCTCATGCTGAACGACGAGGCCGGACCCCCTGGCGTAAACGATAGCCTCGGCGATCGGTGGGGCCAGGTCAGGAGCTTCGTCGCGCTGAAGAACAGCGTCACCGGGATCAACATCCAAGACGGAGGCAGCGGGTACTCGCTCACCGACTGCACATCGCTCGGGTCGCCCGACGCGATGTTGATCAACACCCAGAACACGAGCAGCTACCCCGACAACATCCGCATCGTCGGCGGGACGTACCAGGGTTCGACGAGCGGGATCAAGATCGCTGGTGGCACCAGGCTCCACATCCAAGACGTAAACGTCTCCGGCAGCGGGACCGGGATCTACCTCGCGGGAACTGCTGCCACGACGGGCGTTTCCGTGGTCGGAGTCACGGCCGACTCCTGCACCTCGAACGGGATGGCGTTCACCGGGTCGAACGTCTCCCGCGTGCTCGTCTCCGGCGGGAGCGTGCGGAGCACGACTGGTGCAGGCGTGTCCGCATCGTGCTCGGACCTCACCATCGACGGCCTCGACTTCACCGACGCGGGGATCGGGGCCAGCAACATCACCGCCAGCGCGGGCGCGCTCATCACGATCAGGGACTCGCGCCTCGGATGGAGCGGGGTCCCGGGCAGCAACTCCAACGCCATCTTGGGGAGCGGTGCCCAGTGGGTGCTCGAAAACAACAGGTACGCCCTGCCGACCAGCCCGTCGCACCAGCTCGCGTTCATCGCGAGCGGTAGTGCAAGCGACGTGTTCCGGATGCACGGACAGCGCGGCATCACCAACGGTGCGAGCGGCAACGGGTTGGACATTTCCTTTGGGCTGCTGTCGAACGCCGCCTGCACGTTCTACGACCTCGGGGACGTCGACTTCACGGTCACGAACTACCCGGCCAGCGGTGGGTTCAACACCCAGCCCTCGGTCAACTGGGGAACGTGGACGGCGACCGGCTCGGCCGTCACGCTCTCGCACGTCTCCAGCCCGAGCGCAGCGGCGACCTTCAGCTTCATCCTCACTGCGGCATCGGGGACCGTCGGAGCACCATTCCAAGCGACAGCGATCAGCGGGAGCAGCGTCACCGTCAACTCGACCAACACGTTGGACAGGTCGACGTATACCTGGCACCTCCAGGCGCTCCTCGACCCGTGGGCCTTCCTGGCGCTCGCGCGTGCGCTGCGCCGCAGGTTCAGGCGGGCCCCCGCCAACGACGTGGCGAGGGCCGCCGCGTAGGTCACTGCTTCAGGGCCGCGTCCCATTCGAGGACGCGGCTCTGCCACCTCCCCATCGGCTCCCACCACGGGTACGTCGCCCGGAACGCCGCCAGCACCTTGACGGGGTCTCGCCCTCGTCCTCGGAGGAGTTGGACGGTGTGCCCATCGAGCGCCCAGTCGTCAGGCTTCTTCGGTGGGCGCTTGGCCGGGAGCCGCTTGGCCTTCGGCTGAGGCGACCAGAGCACCATGTGCTCGTTCGGGAGGGTCGGAAGATCGACGGTCGGGTCGCGGACGAAGCAGTAGCGCCAGATGAGCGGGGCATTCGGCGGGGGCCGCGGAGGAGCCGCAGCGTCTGCCACGGCCTTGGCGAGGACGCTCTCCCAGATGGCGTGGCTGTCCGGCGTGGGAAGGAACGGCGGCATGTCGACCATGAAGACGCCACGGCAACCGGCGCAGCCAGCGTTGTGGTCGAGCCCATCGAAGATGGTTGCTTCGAGCCCGGTGAAGGCGGACCCACAGAAGGGACAGGGCCCGACGGTGCAGCCTACGAGGCCCATGGATAGCCGCCTCCGCAGCGCGTCCTCGTGCTCTTCCAGGATCGCTAGCACCTCCCACCCGACAGGCTCGGGCGGACCGTCGTGAACGCGCACCTCGGCGGGCACGTCGGGCACACCGCCTTCTTGGGGGGCTTGGCCTCCCCCGGGATGGTCGGCACCGTCGCCTTGTGGCCGCACGATAGGACCACGTCCCAGGTGTCCCTCCCTCCCGTGATCGTGGTCGGGATCCTCTTCGCTTGCGTGACTTCCTGCTTCGGGTGCGTCTTCGCCATGCTTCTCCTCCTTCGTGTGATCGGGCCACCAGACCCCGTTGACGGGGTGGGCGCGTCCTGAACCGTCGAGCATCATCAGGGCCAGGGAGAGCAGCCTGCGCTCCACGTCGTCCCCGGCGTAGCGCTCGGACATCTCGGCCGAGGTGAGCCGGCCGGGCTCATTCACGACCGCGACGTGGAGCAGGTCCACCAGCGCTTGCGTGACGACGCCCTTCACTCGGGCCGCCGTCATCGCCACCGTCCTCTCCCTGCCCTGGTAGGGGACCTTGGGTGGTACCGGCGCCGTCCACGGGTTGGGCTTCTCGGCCTTCTTCGCCTTCGGGGTCTTTGGCGCCTTGGCCTTCGCCTGCTTCTCGGGCACGACGATCTCCACTGCGGCCCCAGGCTTGACCGGCGGCGAGGGGGAGAGCACGGGGGGCTCCACGTCCAACTCGCAGCGGTAGGCCCCCCACGTCACCCCAGGCTGCTCGACAAGCGCGCCTGGCACCTTGGCGGCCTTGAAGAAGATCGCCCGCATCTGCTGGGTCACCTGGACGGGGTCCAAGCCCTGCGACTCCAGGACCCGCTTGATCGACGCGGCGGTCACACCCAGCGCTTGCCACGCCCCATCCTCCCCGAGGACGTCGGCGAGGACCGGGAACACGGTGGCGGCGTGGAAGACTTTCTCCTTCGTCGGGTGCGGGCCCCACCCTTTCGACGGCGCGAGGGGGAGAGGCTTGCCGGTCCGGCCGACGTGGGCCTTGGCAGCGTCCCGGATGTTCCGGCCCAGCCGGTCGAGCACCTGGAGCATGGAGACCGCGTGGACGATCTTCGCCTCCGGGATCTCGCCCGGGGCCATGAGCGCCCGCTCCTCGCCGACCATGGCGGCCACGCTCGCCGTCTTGGCAGGGCACGCCTCGAACGCGGGGCAGTACCCGCAGTGCTCCCCCACCACGAGCCCGTCGAGGGGCTGCCCGTCGGCGATGAGGTCTTGCTGGCGTTGGATGGCCCGGACCTCGGAGGCGAGCGCCTTCAGTTCACGGGCAACCCTCGCGGCGTCCCACGGCTGGCCTCGGTCGAGCACGCCGGGGCCTCTGCGAACGTAGAGCAGGGCCGGCACGACCTCGATCTCTCCCTCCCACTGGACGTAGTGGGCGGCCAGGACCGCGCCCATGCCGATCTGCGCGTTCTGCTCGACCGGCTCGACGTGGACCTCCTTGCCTGCCTTCAGGTCGCCGACCACCAGGCGCGACCCCCACGGGACGGTGGGGACGAGCGGGGCATCGTCGCAGCCCATGTGGAAGCCGGGCCGGTCGTACTCGGTGGCGCACACGGGGCAGACGAACCGGAACGGCTCCGGCTCCGCCCACATGACATCGATGGTGGCGGCGAACGGGGCGCAGCCCTCCGGGAGGTCGTACTTTCCCTGCCCACCCTTCACGCGGACGCCCACGAGCCCGTTGGGCCCCTTGGCGAGCGACAACGGGACCTCCGACAGGCTGCCCTCGGGCGGCATCCAGGTGAAGCCCAGCGCCCTTGCGCGGAAGACCCCCTCCTCGACGTGGTCGAGCCCGTGCTTGGCCGCGATGGCGGGGAGGGCCTCAACCGAGGCGTCCCAGCCCTGCTCCACGCGCACGTTGATGACGTCGTGGATCGCGGATCCGACTTCCGAGGAGCCGGTATGCCCGACCCATGGCAGGGCCCCCGCGCCAGGGCAGACGCGGAGCAACTTCCTCCCGGAGCCGGTCTCCAACGGTTTCACGATGCCACCTCGCACGCCTTGAGCAGCCGTCGGTTGTAGACGGCCTGCGCCGCCGCGCGCGAGCCATCATCGTCCCGGTCCGGCGCGGAGAAGTCGGTCGCCGGGCCGTGCTGGCTGGCCAACCCGACGAGGGCCACCGCGTCGGCCCGCGGCATCGTCCACCCCCGCTCGATGAACCGGAGGGCCCGTCGAACCGTGGTCGTCGCGTTGGGGCACGCGCTGAGGGCCAGCGACCGCGTCTCGGCCGCCTGGAAGAAGCCACGGTGGAAGGCGAACGAGTCGCGCGACACGGCGGCGCAGCACGCCACGAAGTCGAAGGACCGGATGCAGCCGAGCATCCCGTCCGCGAGCCGCTTGATCAGGTCGATCTTGCGCCCGCCTGGGGAGGTCAACTCGACCAGGAAGGGACGGTCCTTCTGCACGACGCAGCGGTCACGCTTCAGCGATGCGCGCGCCTCCTCCCAGGAGCCCGCCGCGTCGAGGTAGACGTCCAGATCCTTCGGCTCCAAACCGAGGAAGGCATCCCGCACCGCCCCACCAGCGATCCACGCATCCTGGCCGGTCGCCTGGATGATCCGGTGGAAGCGTGGCACGGCCTCCAGGATCGACGCTGGCGCGTTGGCCAGCGGGACCAGGCAGAAGTTGCTCTCGGCGGCGATGTAGCGGCGCTTGCCGCACCAGGGCTGGTCGGTCACGGGAAGCCCTCGATGATCCGGTCCAACTGCGTGTTGAACACGCGCCGGAGGCTGATCTCTACGACGCCAGCGACCTTTGCTTCCGAGAGCACCGCTTCTGCTTCGGCCAGCATCTCGATGGTCGTGGCCTTGTGGATCTCGGTCAGGATCTCGTGAGCGGTGACCAAGCGGGTGCGTTTCGTGGGCATGGCGTTCTCCTCTCTCACGGCACGACCCGAGCGACCACCATGGCCCTCGGGTGTGCGCTCAGTTCCGATCCTGCGGGGCCGTCCACGGCTCGACCCAGTGCTGGCGCCCATCCTCTTGGTGGGCACGGTTGAGAGCGTCGGCGACCCTCTGCGCTCTGTCGAGCGGGAGCGGTGGCCGGGTCCGATCCTCCCGCCTGCTCAGTGCGTTCTCGGCCAGGACGAGCCCCCGCGCCTTGCCGGCCTTGGGGACCTGCGCGGCCCTGTCCTGGCTCGCCACGATGTAGAGTTGGACCATCATCTCCTCCCTGGTGGCTTCATCGGTAGCGGCTTCCCCTCGAAGGCCAGCCTGACGTCGCGGCCCCTCGGGACAGGTGGCTGCGGGATGGTAATCAACCCCCACCTGCCGCAGCGGCGAGGTTGGGGCTTTGCAGGTGGCATGGTCGAGGACTCGCTAGATGCACGATACCCAACCTGACAGCCCCTACGATGGGCCGGACTACGACGGCCCTGGTCGCGATGTTTCTGGCGCCGACGTGGTCGGCGTTCCCCTCAAAACCGCAACCGATGCAGCGGAAGCCCGCCTGGCTTGGCCGGTTCCGCTTGTCGACGCAGCCGCAAGACGGGCACGTCCGCGATGTGTTCCGAGGGTCCACAGCCACAAGCGCCACGCCCGAGAGCCTGGCCTTGTACGTGAGGAACCCGCGCAACTGCGCGAACGACCAGCCGTGCAGCGCGCTCCGCTGGGCCTTCCTAACCGTTACCCGGTCGCGGATGCCGTGGAGGTCTTCCACTGCGATCCCGCGCCCGGTGTCTTTGGCCTTGCGGACGATGTGCTTGCTGATGACGTGGTTCTTGTGGGCGTGGAAGCCCTGCTCCCTCCTTCGGAGCTTACGGATGTGCCGCTTCGCGCTCTTCGTCCCGGCTCGTTGCAGGCCAGCACGGAGCTTCGCGATGCGCGATCGAACGCGGAGCGTCTCCTCGCCCGAGTGTGCCTCGCCATCCGAGTCGACGGCCAAGTTACGGATGCCGAGGTCGACCCCAAGCCAGCCCTCCAGGTCGATGGGGCTGCCATCGGGGACCTCGACGCTGACGAAGAGGTACAACGCCCCTTTGCGGTAGACCAAGTCGGCCTGCCCGCGGGCGCCGTCGAGTCGCCCAGCATGGTAGGCCCCGATCGCGCATGGAACGATGATGCGTCCGTCGATCGCGAGGATGCTGACGCGGTCGAGCCCGTTTTTGAAGCTGTAGAGCCGCTGGTCCAGCGGAATCGCACCGTGCGGCTTGAAGCGGCAGCGCTTGCTCTTGTCGCGCTTGTAGACCTCGCAGACCTTGGAGATCAGGCGGACCACATGCTGGGCGGAGAGGCCGAAGCGGTCGCGCAGTTCGCGGTAGTAGAGTTTCTGGAGGCGCAACTTGTCGGCGGTCTGGAGGCTGAATGCCCGCTCGGCGAGCCAGTCGCACGCCTCGTTCACCCTGGCCATCGTCGCCAGGAGCCGAGCCTTCTGCTCCGCGTCCACGAGCAACTTGACGGTGGCGACCAACTTCACGATCCTAGGCGTACCACGTCTAAGACACGAACATCAACCCGAAGGACGGAGCAGCGCTTCCTCCACCGCCTGGCAAGAGCCGAGGCGGGGGCTTCCGCGCTGGAGATCAGGTGATGTTGCATCGCTCGGCGACGTCGCGGACCCACTTGATCTGTGGGTCGGTCAGCTTGAACTTGCCGCGTGCGAGCATCGACTTGAACGCGGACAAGGACGAGAGGAGCCAGTTCCGAGAGTGAGCCGGCGACTCGCGGTCGTTCCCAGGCTCCGTGTCCCACTCGGAGCGGTTGGTCTCCAGCCAGGCGACCACCGCCTCGGTCTGGTCGCGGTGCAGTTTGGCGAGGGTAGCGTCGTCGAGGTTCACGAGCGCTTCTCCGCCAGCACGAACCGCTCGCTACCTTCGCTCGCCTTGGGGTTGATCTGCCGCAGCGACCCCGCCACGACGAGGCGCTTGCACGCCTTCTGGACGTCCCAGATGTAGAAGTCGCTGTCGTCTGTGCCACGGTTGTGCTTCGCGGTCTTGTGGAGCACGCTGCACAGCGGGTACAGGCTGATGGGGACTCCCCTCTCACGGAACACGCGGAGGACAGTCGTTTCGAGCGGGTCAACCCACTCGTCGATGACGGCGCCGCCTTCGGTCACGATCCGCTTCCCGAACCCGGCTCGCTGGGCGCCGTAGAACACGCGGGAGAAGATGGCCTGCCGAATGTAGTACCGCGCCTCGCGCAGGGGGCGGCGCATCCAGAACGTCCAGCCATCCTTCTCGATGTAGTGGTACTGCTGGACGACGATCTCGGACGGCTTCAGCACCTGGCCGTCTTGGCGCACTTGCCAGATCGGATCGCTGGCGGTGAGCCACTCGATCTCGGAGAGCCTGGCCAGGTCTTCACAGGCCGACTTGAGCCCAGCGAACGCCTTGGGCGCCTCGTGGTGGAACGTCCCATCACCGAAGACGAGCACGAAGGCCGCCTTCTCTGCGCCGAAGACGACCGTCTGAAAGCCAGGGTAGGCACGACGTAGGCGGGTCAGCGCCCCGACCAGATAGGGGCGGACCCGTCGGTACGCGCGACGCTGCATCTTGAGGTGCTCCTCGGCCATCGCCTCGCGCACCGCTGCTGCTCCGCGCACCACCGTCTCGCTGGTCTCCATCGCCTACTCCTCCGCGTCCGGCAGGATCAGCCCGCAGGCCCGAGCCGCCTTGGTCATCGCCTCCACTTGCTCCTCGGTCACGGGCCTGGCCCGCATGGAGAGCACGATCCGGCCACCCTCCTCCCGGACCGAGAGCGGGATGGCGACGCCGTGCTTGAGGGCCATCTCATTGGCCTGGTCCTGGAGAGCGGCGCGACGGTCCTCCTCAGTTCTCTCGGCCCTCCGCCTCGCCACCAGGTCGATGCATGCTTGGGCGATGCCTGGGTAGTCGAAGCCGGTGCCCTTCTTCTCGTGGAACCACTGCCCGCCGAATCGCTCGATCTGGAGCCGCCACCGGGGCGTGCCGTGCGTCGGGGACTCCAGGTGGATGCCGACGCAGATCCTCTCGCCGAAGTCGATCCAGCGGCTCCCGTCTCGCGACCCCTCGCGGGCGTGCTCCCAGCCCTTGATCTGGTGGAGCGCCACCAGGATCGCGCGGATGACCTCGGTCTTCTTCGCCTTGCTGTCGTACGTGCCGTTCATCGGTACCTCCCAAGGACGCGACCCCAGCAAGCCGAAGCCCATGGGGTCTGCGCAGTGTCCTACAGACCCAGTGCCTTCCGTTCCGCGGGCGTCAACTTCGCCAGCGCTGCTTTCCGTACGGTCTCCTCCTGCGAGAGGTGGACCTCGTCGAGGTTCCTGGCGATGGTGACAGGCTCCCCCTTGGTGGCCGGGTCGAGCAGGAACGTCTGCCCGTGTACGTTGACGGCCCAGCGCTCCACGACTGGCGCGTCCCCGCCGTACCACCCGCTGCCCTTCGAGACCTGCGTGGCCAGAGCCTCGTGCGAGCACAGGTCCGTGACGGGACCGTGGTTGCGCTCATCGTTGTTCCGGTGGACAGCCCACACCTTGTACGGTCCGCTCATGTTGCCTCCGACGCGAAAGCCCACCGCTCCGGTTGGAGGGTGGGCTGCCGCTGGTCCTGCTCTGGTCAGTAGTCTTCGGGATCGTCGGGGTTCCTGGCCGGCGGTTCCTGTGGCGCCACCTTGCCGGGCCGCTGCCGGTCCTTGCCGAAGAGGGTGGCCTCGTCCTCGGGGGCCAGCGCCGTGGACGGGGCGGAGCGCGGGGTCGGTGGCCCGTGCTGCTCGTGCCGTTGCTGGGAGCCGTTCGCCGGACGCGGGGTAGGAGGCGGGGGAGAGACCGCCGAGCGGTTCCCATCGCCGTCGGTGCGGGGCGGCGCCGCTGCCTCGGGCATGGTCGGGCGCCCCGCGGGCTGGACGGGGCCATGGGCAGCCTTCGGCCCGACGACGAGCGCCACCCGCTCCTTGAACTGCGCGACGGCGAGGTCACGCCGGGCCTGCGGGATGTTGTTCGCGTCGAAGTAGGCGACCAGGCCCAGTTTGGCGGCCTTGTACGCCTCGGCGTCCTTCGCCTCTGCTGCCAGGATGCCGGCGGCGACCGCCGTGCTGACCGCCTCGCCGAGGGTGCGAGGTGCCTTGGGCGGATCGGCCCAGGGCTGGCTCTCGGGCGGCGGAGGGATAGGAGGCTCGGCGGCCGGCTTTGGACGGACAGGCTGAGCCTGCGGGCGCGCCGACTGCGGGACCTCCTCGCCATCGTCCGAGGGCGCGCTGAGCGGGTGCGGGCGTGCCTCCGAATACTGCGGTTGCTTCGTCGGCGCCGGCTTGGGTTCCTCCTCCGGAGCCTCATCGTCCAGGTCCACGAGGAGCATCCCCTGCGCGCGGGAGAGCACGGCGGCCAACTGGCTCGGGCTCTTGGCCAAGGCCAAGTCCGCGGAGATCAGTGCCGCGTCGTCCGGCTCCAACTTGGGCAGGATCGCGGCCACCTGCTTCTGGACCTCGGCCGGCTTGACCGACATCCCCGCCTTGAGCGCCCGCTGGAGGTCCGGCCACGTCGCCGGGATCTCGGGGGGCAGCGCGTGCCTGGTCTTGGCGTAGATCCGGCCGTTGTCCGTGGTGACGATCACGCGCCCGCCGAGTTTGGCCATCGCCCGCGTCGTCTTGGACCCGGCCGTGACCTTCACCTTCTTCAGAAGGAAGAACACGTTGTCCGTCCAGCCACGCCAGAGGTGCTGCGCCTCGACGAGGGTCTTGCCAGACCCGGAGAGCATGATGTCCTGCTTCCGGAACACCTGCCCGGTGTCGCTCGCGTCGATGGACTCGGTCGCGTGCGCGATGATCCAGAGGTTGACGCCGCTCCGGCGGATCTCGTCGAGCTTGTTCTGGACCCCCTGCCACACAGGCACAGCGGCCCTCCACACCTTGCCGTACTCCTTCGCCTCCATGTTGCCCACCTGCTCGATCTGGCAGACTGACTGGTGGACCAGCCTCTCCAGCCCAGTGAGGCTGTCGACGCCGAGGTGCCGGTAGGGGCGGCGCTTCACCGGCTTGCCATCCGGACCCTCCACGTCCACGGGAACGTTGACCTCGTGCAGGAAGGCGTCGAGCATGTCGTAGAAGTCCGGGAGGTCGCGCGGAGCGAGCCAGGTGTCGCCGCGCCGGAAGCCGGCCGGGCTCGCGTCCGGGCACATGCCCTTGGCCCCCTCCTCGACCGGCATGAAGAAGATCGGACCTCCGTTGGAGTCCACGATCGTGGAGACGAAGAACGTCTTGCCGTCCCCTGAGTTGCCGGTGACGATCGTCTTCATCGGCGACCGATCCGGGCCAGTGCTGACACTCGCTGCGGTGAACCTGCTCTGCTGCGCCATGATGTCCTCCTGGCAGCGCGTCTGCGCCGCCGTTTCTTCGTCGAGGGAGCGAGGGTCGAACTCGCGTGGACCAGTACCCAAAACTGGTGCCTATCCACCTAGGCTATCCCTCGGTGTGCCGGGATGACCGCCGGCTCGGTCCCATGTCAGGGGAAGCGAACCCAACGCATGGAGCGCAGGATGGGGTCGTGGCTCATCGAGCATGAGGCGAAAGGAATGTCCTCGTCGGGGTCCACGTCTCCGGTGTAGTCGTCGCCACCACCAGCCGCCGGTGGAGGTGCTGCCGCCGGCTCGGGCCGCCGCTGGTACCCGCCGCCACCAGTGGCAGGCGCCTGCCGCTGCCCCTGCGGGCGCTGGCCGCCCTGTCCTTGCGGGGCCGGCGCGTGCTCTCCTCCGCCGTCCTGGCGCTTCGGGCCGGCGAAGTCGATGTCGTCGACCCGGCACTCCAGGCTGGTTCTGGTCTGCCCGTCACGACCCTGGAAGGACCCGAGGGTGAGGTTCCCCCGCACCACGACGGTGGAGCCCTTCTGGACCAGGCTGCCGAAGTTCTCCGCCCTCTTCCCGAACCAGGAGCACTTGACCCAGGTGGCGACGTCCTTCCACTCGCCGTGGATCTTCTCCCGGCCGTTGCTCGCGACCGAGAGGGACAGGATCGGCGTCCCGTCGCCCGTGTACCGGACCTCGAAGTTGCCCACGTTCCCCACCACAACCACAGCGATCATGCTGATCTCCTTGCGCCTGGGACCATGCCCAGCGCTCTCCACTGTCTAGCACAGAACGGCGCTGCTAGACACCACGAACGCCAGCCGGATCGGTCACGGATTGGCCGACCCTGCGGCGCTCCACCTCTTGCGTTGCTCTTCCCGGATCTCGGCGGCCCTGACCCGCGCCTCAGCGAGGAAGAGGCGCCGCCGCTCGTTGGCCTCCGCCAGCGTGCCACGGAGGCTCCCGCGGGGATGAGCCTTGCGGAACGCCCACAGCGTCGAGAAGCGCTCCTTGCGGCCCTTGACGCGCCTGGAGACGACGGTTCCGATGTCCTGGTAGACTCGGACGACCCGCTCGACCTCCTCGGCGGTCACCCCACGGTAGAACGCCCCGACGTTGTCTCTCAAGCCGGCGATCGTCCACCAGCGCTTGGTGGACAGGGTCGCCAGCACCAGTTCGGAAAGCAGGTAGTCCTCGTGCTTCATGTCGTCGCGAGCCTTGAGGGCCGCGCGTGCGTCGAAGCCGGTCACGTTCCAGTTCCCCTTGCCGCCTCTGCGATCTCCCAGGCGAGGTAGACGCACTTCTCCGAAGAGTCGAACGTGTCGGTCAGCACGCCGTCCACCACCGCGGCGACGTGGTGGGACATGCGCAGGATGAAGCGCCCGCAGGGGTACTGAGCGCAGAACGCGCGCCCCGTCATCCGAGGCTTGCCCTTCACGGCAGGGAAGTCGAGACGGCGCACGACGTCGAGCCGAGGGTCTAGTTCACCTAGCGCCTCGACGAGGCAGAACGAGCACCAGCCTCGCTCCCCCTGGATCCGGTAGAGCAGGTTGTAGGCTTCGTTGTAGGCGATGCCGCGAGCCGTAGCCAGCGCCCTCACTTGGCAGTCGTTCTTGTCGCCGCCCTTCGATCGAGCGGAGGCGCCAGCGTCGAACCGACGGAAGACCTTGCCGGTGTCTTGCTTGCGGTTCCTCACGTTCCCGTCCCCCTTGCCGTCTCGCCAAAGCCCCAAAGGGCCAGCGTGCGGCGGTCCGCAGGGCGCTGGTGCTCGACGCGGTCGGAGAGCATCCTGCGCGCGTTCTCGTAGGCCCTGGCCTCCCCGCGCCACTGCTCTCGGGTGTCGCCCGTGGTGGTCTCGGCGTTCAGCAGCGCCTCGCGCCGGAGCCGGTCCAGTTCGTCTCCGAGCGGGGTCACTTCGTGACCTTCTTCAGCGCTCGCACACGGCGGACGCTGTGCTCGTGCTTCGGGAACCCAGTCTTGCCGTCGTCGATGTACTTCTGCGCGGCGCTCCTCGTTCGGAAGTGCATGACGTGGCGCGTGAGCCTGCTAGGCCAGCACTGGATCGCGGGCGTGCCGCCATCCAGCTCCCGACCGATGTAGCGCCCGTCGTCGCGGTCCTTGATCACGTACCGACCCTTGCCGTTGCGCCAGGGGCGCGTCCTGCCGTCCTCCAGGTACTCCGTCGTCAACGGGGACCAGCCGTGTCGTTCGTCGGTGTCGTGCTCGCAGTCGTAGCAGTTGCCGCAGATGCACATCTCGTCGCGGCAGATGGCGCAGCGCGTGTCCCGCCCGCTCTCGTCCCAGTCCTCCGGGTCGTCCTCTTGCGACGGTCCGTTGCCCAGCCTGCACCGCGCCAGGACTTCCTTGAACGTCTCCATGGTCACCTCCTACGACGCCAGCCTCGGCAAGCCAGAAGGCTCCCGAGGCGTGCGCCCTACGACTTGAGTTCCAGCACGGCGAGCCCGCACGCGGCGCGGGTGTCCTCGAAGCCACGGCGGTAGGCCGGCTTCATGTCCTCCGTCGGGATCGGCTGGTACTTGCAGACCGCCTCTTGCGCGTCGCTCAGCGCCCGGTTGCGGTAGTTCTTGGCGAACTCGGTGAAGCCATCGAAGAACTTCCTCCATGCTTCTGGCGCCTCGTTCGGGCTCTTGCCAGTCGCCAGCGTGAAGAGGGCCTCCCTCTCGCGGGTCACGTCGGCGCTCACGACCCGAGCCTCTTCACGTAGTCCTCGGCGGCCAGGTCGGGCCGCAGGATCTGGGTCACCTTGCACGCCGCTCGCTCCACGACGAAGCGGTCGCGTCGCCCTCCGCGCCGCTTGGCTTCATTGCCGTAGTGGTCTTCGATCGCAGGGCCGAACGCGCGGGCCTGGGCCTCCGTCGTGAAGGCGCACCAGACGGTCGGGTTCCACGGGTCGGTCGGGTCTTCGTCGTGGCTGGCGTAGTGCTTCACCACGCACCAGCACTCGACGCTCGGGAAGAACTCCGCGACGCTGATGAGCGCATCGTGAGCGACGACGAGCGCTGACGTGTGCTCCTCGCCCACCACGTTGCCAGCCGGGACGTCGGCGAGGACCGCCAGTGCCAAGCGCAGGCGCTCGGTGACCTTCTCGGCGTTGTAGTCGACCGACGGGTCGAAGAATTGTTGCGGCCGTGCCGCCATGTATCTGCTCTGCATGGTGATGCCTCCTACGACGCCAGCCTCGGCAGACCCGAAGGTCCCCGAGGCGTGCGCCGGACCGTGTGGTCAGTTGTCCTTGTCGATGGTCCAGGCGATGCCGTGGGTGGCGTCGCCGGTGACGGAGCCGATGGCGCCGACCTTGCCGCCCGGTCCAGCCTTCCGGATGGCGATGGCGGCCTGCTCCAGGAGGTCGGCCAGGTCCCGGTGCGATGTGGCGCCCCTGACGTCGAGCGTTGCCCGCAGGCGCTCCCCCCGATCGGTTGGCGGGCCCCCGACGGTGACGGAGCCGTGGGCGGTGGCCCCAGGCCCGATCGCTGTGGCTCCGATGACGCAACCGGGGCCGACGTTGATGCTGAATTTGTCTCCCATGGCGGATCCTCTCCGGCGGCACAAGCCGCCTCAACGCCACGACCCCGACAGCCTTGCGGCTCGGGGTGTGCGCGTCGTCCTGGTCACTGTCTAGCACACATTGGACGTGGTGCTAGACACTCTCCGCCTTGGCTCGGGCCTCGTCCTCCTCGGTGCAGAGCCCAGCGCATAGCCCGTTGCACAGGGCCGGTACCGCGACGCAGTGCCCGAAGGCTCTCCTCCCAGAGAGCAGATCCGGGTGGAGCACCGAGAAGGAGGAGCCCGTGGCCCTGCCCCAGCCGTTCCAGCACAGGGCGTCGTCGTCGGGGTCGTGGGGGCCGCTCAAGGGGCCGCCTTCGCCGCTTCCAGCGCCCGCTCCGCTTCCTCGACGTCTCCGAGCGCTTCTCACGGGTACACCTGAATCCAATCAGGGACATCGTCTTGGGCGATGTTCTCCTCGTATCCGCCTTCGATGAGTTGCTCAAAACCCGGCATGAGTTGCCTCTGCGCGTCGACCGAGAGCCGTGCGCCTGCACGGGCAAGTGCAGGAGTCCATTCCGGGCCAGTAAGCACGAAATCGGTGCCATCCGGGCTCATCCATGCTGCCGTAACAGCGGGTTGCATGCACATACATGCAACTTTGATCATCAGCGCAAGTTCTTCGAGCATGGTCTTTCTCCTCGGGTCGTTTTCCTGGGTGTCGAGCGCCGGGGGGACGATCGGTTGGTACCCGGTCGTTGTCCCGATGCTGGCGACCGCGATCGTGCCGTCCTGGTTCCGCTGCGGATCCGGAGTGGTAGGCGACGGACAGGGACCGAGCTTGCGGACGTGGGCGTGACCTCTGGGATCAGGGGTTGCGTCAAGTCGCCCTGGGGCCGGAGAAGCGGCGCCTACAGTCTATGCCGAGCGGTGCCGCTTGCGGGCAAAGTGGGGTGTCGCGCGGCAAACTGGGGCACCGCCGTCTCGTGCGCATCCTTGCTGTCGACCACGGCACGCTCCCACTCCGCCAGTTTGGCGCGGTGCTCCTTCACCGCGGCCACCGCTCGGTTGGCCGCGACCTTGGCGCTGTACTCGGCGTTCTTCGCATCACGAAGCGCCTTGATGGCTGCTACGACAGCCTCGTCCCGTGGGGTTGCCAGGCGCACCCGGCACGGCTCATCCTTGGTGGTGGAAGCGCCAGCGAAGGTCCACCCCTCCTCGTACCCACCGTCGCCGCGCTTGGTGACGATGCTACGAGGCTTGCGCTCGGAGACCACGAGGATGTCGAGCGGTGCGCCTTCGCGACTGACCATCGCCAGCCTGTCGCCAGGCTTCACGTCAGCCAGCACGTTCTTGCTGGGGTCCTTGAGGCTCACGGTTTCGCTCCGTTCTTCACGACGTCCGCCGGGAGATCCTCGGCGGCGAGGATGCGCCACAGGCCGGCGCGTCCATGCTTCTCGATGGCGACTCCCCGCGCCTCGTCCCGGTCCGTGTGGCCGGAGGAGGAGACGAAGCCGTCAGGGCTCACCACGCAGAAGCCGGTGAACGTGTGGATCTTCGTCTTGGTGAGCGTCCGCGACGACTGAGCAGCCGGGGTGATGGCGGCACTGTGCAGGGTCTCCGTGATGTCGGAGATGGCGGCCACGATCGTGGCCAGGTCATCCGAGGCGAGGCCCGCGTTCGTCAGGAGGCACTCCCCGTTCAGGCTCACGCGCGGGGACAGGAAAACCTCCGAGACCATGCCGAGGATGACGGCCAGCGCCCTCGGAGCGCCGAGATCCGCGATGGTCACGAGCAGGGCGGCCCTGGCGTAGGCAGCCACCATGTCGGACCGGCCGAGGCCGACGAGGTAGCGCTCGACGGTGTCCTCGATGGCCGCCGACTTGCCAGCGAGCAGTTCGGAGAGGGGTCTGGTGCTCCTGTCCCCCACCGCTCGGGCGAGGGCAGCCTGGGAGAGGCCGGCATCCTTCAGGAGGGCGCCGAGGAACCGGCCCAGCACGCGGGATGGCTGCTTCACCTCCAGCGGGACGTCGGCCTTGAGGGGGTTGGGATCGGGGAGTTGCGTCACGACGCCTTACTCTTGCTGCGGATGACACGCTTGAGCCCGAGTCTGGCCTCCGCGTCGGTGAAGGTCTTCCGGCTGGTACTGTCGCCCCCATCGTTGGCGGTGAAGATGTCCCAGCCGCGCTGATCCCCATAGATCGCGACGATCGCCATGTTGTTGTTCTTGAACCGCCAGCACTCGATACGGTGACCCGTCGATTTCCCAAGCTCACCGACAGGCATCGCCACCATGCGGACGGCGCCGTGCTTCGTCAGCCAGTTGAGAAGGTTGGGGTAGTTCTCGACGTAGGGATCGTTTTTGTCGGGCATTGGTTCCTCCAACGCTGAGAGCCGCCAACCCAGATGGGCGGCGGCTACTCGCAGTTCACGGCATCTTGGTGCCATCCGGGGTCGGCAGCGCGAGCGGCGGCGTGTCGCTCCCCTCGGGACCGGCATCCTCGTCCAGGTCGGCGAGGATCGCCGCCAGTTCCGGGTCCTCCGGGATGTTGAACCGGGGGATGTCGTCGCAGTCGTAGTCCGGCTCCTCCGGCACGGTTCCACCGAAGGCCACGACCACGGCGTCGTAGTCGCCGGACGTGAGGGCGTCGATGACCTCGGACGCCTCACGGGGCGTGATCGTGGCCGGGGCGTCCGCCTTCGTCTTCACGCCGAGCCAGGTGTCGAGCAGGCGCCAGCACTCCGCTTTGTTGACGTTCCCGTGCCCGCTGTTGACCATGCCCCCGTACCTGCGCTCGTGGTCCTCCGCCATCTTGAGCAGGAAAGGGGTGACCTGCTCCGTGGGAATCTTGTACTCGGCGAGCACGGCGAGGAGCCGGCTCGACCCGAGCGTGGTCACCCCCGCTGGCAGGGTGGCGAGCACGCGCCACACCTGGGCCTCGACGTGGCCGGTCTTCACGCGCTTTCCGGTGTCCTCGAAGGCTCCGGAAGCGAGCGCCCCATGCGCCATCGGCTGGTTGCCGCCCCACGTCTTGACGTGGATGAGGCCAGCCTCGATCGGGTCGTCGGGCAGGTGGACGGTCAGCGTGCCGTACGGCTCTCCGTCCTCGCACATGGCGAAGACCGCCAGCCTTCCGGTGTCGTACTGGCCGGTCCGGAGCACGAGGGTGGGCCCCCGGGGGGAGCCGTCGAGGGTGATCTTGAGGCCGTCGAGCGCCATGGGGGCGGGCGCGGGGTTGGTCGTCATGTGGTGGTCTCCTTCAACGGCCAGACCCCGGAAGGCCGAAGCCCCCGGGGTGGTCGCGTCTCAGAATCCACGGCCCGGATTCTGTGAGTACTTGGCGCGCATAGCCCTGCGGTACTGCTCCGCCACGTCGGCGGGCTTGGTGGTGGCGTAGCGCGCCCGCATGGTGACCGTGTTGACCTCGGCACGGGCCGGAGCGTTGGCGCAAAGGATCTCAGCCACGCGAGAGATCCGCATGCCAGGCAGGATGATGTCGGTCATGTCCTTCATGTCACTACTCCTTCAGGAGGTCGTCCAGGTTCGGGATGTCGTACTCGGCCCCCTCCCCCTCGGAGATGGCCCGTTGCAGGTCGGAGGCCATCACGTAGCCGAGGACCCGCCGCTTCTTCGGTCTGGCGAGATCGTGTCGAAGATCGATGACGTGCGCGACGTCGATCCCGCGGTCGAGCAGCGGCGCGGGGAGGCTCGGATCGAAGTACGACCCACGGGTCGCGATCTGATGGTGCCGATGGCATAGCCGCCCGTTGGGCCAGCCATCGTCAACCGCCCAGCACGCGCACATGAGCACGAGGCGCTGCCCGGCGCGGTGCCAGGCTTCGAGCATGTCCATGCCCGCGGGCTTGGGGCCCTTCATTCCGCCGCCAGGACCGCCGAGGAGGTCGCCGAGGTAGCGGTAGCGGTCCCCGAGCGCCTGGGCCCACTCGTACCGCCAGAATCCGTGCCGGCAATCGTAGATGGGGCTCCCCGTGGCGGCGTAGAACTTCCGGTTGCCGCGGACCTCGACGTCCTCCTGCTTCGCAGGGCCACCGAGGGCTCGGACATCGACGAGCACGGCGTCGAGCATCGAGACGATCTCGATGATGGGGGCCGGCGAGTCGAAGGAGAGGGGCTCGCGGTTCTTCGATCCCCTGCGCTGCCCCATGCCGATCGAGAAGATGGCGCCAGGCTTGCTCACGCCCCCATCCTCTGCTTCCACGCCTTGAAGCGCTTCTCATGTTCGGCGTCGTCGAACTCGCCGCTCTCGGCCAGGTTCAACTCTGAGTAGCAGTTGCCGTGGTAGAGGGCGCCAGAATCCTCGCACCCCTCGGAGCCCTCCAGCAGGTCTTCGCCCTTGGTCGTCCCGCCGAGGCACCATGAACAGTGCTCGGTCCCCTTCGCTTTGATCATCCTGCCCTCTTCTTTCGAGCGTTCTGCTTGGTGGCCTGCCGCTCCTTGCGGAAGAACTCGGGCGGGAGGCCACCGACGAACTTGACGGCGGCTCGCCCGTAGGCGTTGCGGATGCTCAGGATCCGGGCCTTGACCTTCGGGTCGATGCGTGGCGCGGTCTCAGCGAAACGCGCTAGCGCGTCGATGTCCGAGAAGTCGCGGAGGATCTCGAACAGGGAGATGATTGCCTTGTCCTTCTCCCAGCCTTGGACGCGGCGGCTCACTCGGCCCTCTCGACCATGGTCATCTCGGCCTGGTGGATCTCGTCGCGAGCGGCGCTTACGCAGCGCTTGGCCTCGGCCATGTCGCCTTTGCGCTCGGCGGACTGCGCCGCGGTCAGCCAGTTGATGGCCTCGTTGGTTCTCGCCTCGAAGGTGTCCTTGTTCGGCGGCTTCGGCGGCTGGCGTTTGGGCTTGGCGGGAGGCGCGTAGCCAGGATCTTGGAGCACCTCCACCAGCGCGTTCCCGCGGGTCGGATGCACGATCCGGACGTAGCCTCGGGGATAGGTCCGGCGCACCGCTCTGCGGACGTCCTCGGGGTCGTTGTTGGCCCAGTCGCGTGCCTCGCCCCGAGACATCCTGTAGGTGAAGGGGGCGCTCTTTGTGCCGTCGGGCCGCTTCACCGCGACCCCCGGTAGCGGAGGATCCGCTCGATGGGGTTGACCTCGGCCTTGGCGTCGTTGTCGCAGTCGGCGAGGTGCTTGTCCACCCGCCGCCGGAACTCCTTGTAGGCGTTGGCATACGCGCGATCGTCGGCGGGGCGCTCGAAGTACGAGCCGTTGTCGTAGGCGATCTCGCCAGCGTTCTCGCCGTCGCAGTGCCGCTCGTCGTGGACGATGAACTTGCCCTTGCCATCCAGCACGTCCTGGAGCTGCTCGTTGATCGACACGCTCGGTCGTGCCGGCTGGAAGTAGAGGACGACGCCGAACGGCAGCAGTCCAGGGCGCGCCGGGAACTCGGCGCGGAGCAGCAGCATGTCTCTCTTCGTCATGCCCATCGTAGGATCCTCCTGCGGGGATCTGGTCCCCGGCAACGCCACGACCCCGCGCTCTTGGTAGAGCCGGGGTCGTGCGCCTGGTCACTGTCTAGCACTTGAGGCACTGCTAGACAATCTGGATCGTTCGGTTGCGGGAGAACCGCTACGCCTCCGCCTCGCCCGCGGGCAGCCCCACGGGGAGCCCGGTCAGGTCGACGAACGCCTGGGCGGGGGACACCCGCTTGGGCTCCTCGTCCTCGTCCGGCTCGGCGGGCTTGGGTCTGGTGGCCTTGCGGAACTCCCGCAGGATGTTGCAGGCCAGGTCCCGGTCCCGCGTCGCCGCGCGGTCGTACTGGTCGGCGTCGAGCATGGCCATGCAGGTGTCGGTGTACCGGGCAAGCAGGGGCCGCTCGTAGGCGTCGAAGGCGGCCTTGGCCTTCGCGTGGAGGATGGCGGCGATCTTCGGGGGCGGCGGGGTCGCGTACGAGAGGGCGACGAAGCCGTCGGTGCCCCAGGTGGCCTGCCAGAGTTTGTCCCCGTCCTCCTTGCTGCCGTCGTGGGTCTCCGAGAAGTCGCACCGGATCCCGCTGTACTCCGAGTGCATGTCCAGGCGGAAGGTCATGCCGACCTCCTCGACCGCGTGCTCGAAGTGCCCGACGATCTTGAGCCAGCGGTAGCTGCCGGCCCAGGAGACGCGGCCCTCCCACCCGGGCAGGATGTCGACCCCCTCGACGGTCACCGTGATCCCGTTGCTCTTGGGCTGCTCCGTCACCTCGTCCACCATCTGATCCATGCTGGTCTCCTCCTGCGAGTTACGGCTCGCAACGGCGAAGCCGGGCGCCCACTTGTAGGAGGCCCCGGCTGTGCGCTGCTACTGCTCCCGGCGTCGGCTGGCGTCCACGCAGCCCTCGTCGATGGACCCCGCCGCCGCTTGCTGTGCCTCGAACGCCTTCTGCTTGGCGATCTGCTCCCGGACCTCCCGCTCGTAGTCGGCGAGGAAGATGCCCCACGCCTTCGTGCGGTCCTCCTCCGTGACGCCCTGGGAGAGCGTCTTCTCGACCCCAGCGGCGAGGAGCATCTTGTTCTCGGCGTACTCCAGGGCGGTCAACTCCTCGGCGAGTGCGACGATCTCCTTCCGGATCTTCTCCTGCCTGGCGGCGCTCTCCGCCTGCCACTGCTTCGGGTCGGTGCCGAATCGCAGGACGCCGAAGGGGCCGTCGTGCTTGCCGTTCCGGAAGACGTGCTTGGTGGCCTCTTCGGCGTAGCCCATCTTCACCATCCCGTGCGCGAGGTTGGCGCCGGAGACCTCCCGGAACTGCGCGGCGTCCTTCTCGGCGGTCAACTTCGCCGTGTAGGCCGCGTCGGCGACCAGGATGCTGTGGCTCGACTCCTTCTTGGCGAAGGAACCGAAGGCGATCGGCGTGCCTCGCTTGGTGTACGGGTCCCAGTCGAAGAACTGGAAGCGGTCGTGGTGGGCGGCGATGAAGCACCGAACGCCGAGCGGGAGCCCGTCGGAGTCGAAGAAGCTCCCGGGCCTGACCTCGTGCTCGTACTCCCACACCGACTTGCCCTCGGGGACGAAGTGGGAGAAGTCGACCGAGCCGGAGTCGAGGAAGGACTCCGCGAATCCCTTGTCGGTGATCTGGTCCTTGTCTCCGTTGCGCCAGATGTAGCCCATCTCGACGAGCACCTTGAGCAGCGCTCTGCGCTTGCCGGCGTGCCTCTCGATGTCCCGCCAGCCGGAGTCGTGGTCCGTCAGCGTGAGGGGAGCCTGAGTGCCGTAGCACAGGGCCAGGATCCACCGCTCGGCGAACATCTTGCGGGCCTTGTCGATGCGCGGGTCGGTCTTGTCGGTCGTCGTGGTCGTCATGGTGTGAACCTCCTACACGGCCACAACCCCGCAGGGCTGTGGAGCCCCCGGGGTGTGCGCCGTACTCATCGATCAGGAGGGCGGGAGGCTACGCGGCCTCGGCGACGATCTTGTTCTCCAGGATCCCGCCCGCGAGCTTCTCCAACTCCAGGGCCCGGTCGGGCGTCGCCGTCTTGGCGATCCACGACAGGGCGTTGCTGGCCCGCCACAGCGTCGGGGCGGGGGGGAGGTTCTCGACGTCGGGCCCGAGGAAGGCGGTCTCGGCCGCCGTCATCTCGCCCTTGTTCAGCGCCTTGGCGAGCCTGGTCTTCAGTCCGCCCCAGTTCACCTCCTTGGCCTGCGCGGCGTCGATGCGGGCGATGAGGCTGTCGATCTTGGCCGGGAGGAGCGCCGCCTTGACGACGTCTCGGAGCGCCGAGACGTTGGCCTGCGTGTCGAGAGCAAGCGTCTTCGCGCTGAACTCGATGCTCTCCTCCAAGCGCTTGCCCAGGTGGACCTGGCGGAGGTTGTCCTCCGTCGTGGCCCCATTCAGGCAGGTGAGCCGGAGCAGGAAGGCCCGGATGCTGTGCGCCCCGGCGCCGAAGTCGCTGTTCTCCCACTGGAGGCCGAAGGCGACCGCGTCGCCGCCAGCGATCAGGACCCGCGGGATGATCGCCTTGAGCGTCGAGCGGACGTCGCCGGCACGGCCGCTGTAGGGCACGGCCCCGAAGCGATCCACCTCCTCGACGAAGGCGGAGAGCAGCGGGCGGGAGTCGAGGCGCCGGTAGGAGTCGGACAGGAAGCCTCGGACGCTGTTGCCGACCGTGCGGACGAGGTGCCGCTTGGTCTCCGGCTGCTCCGCCATCATCTCGCGGAGGTTGTGGGCGAGCAGGGCCCGGCGCTGCTGCGGGGTGCCCTCGGTCATGAGGGACTCGACGTAAGCGCGGGGGATGCCGGCCACCTCGCCGATCTGGCGCATGGCGTGCTCGTGGATGGGGTGGGCCTGCCCGTTGAAGACGATGGCGACGTCCCGCTCCCGCGGCTCCCACGCCAGCGAGCGGGTCCGGACGATCGCGTCCTCCGGGACGGTGCTGAGCACCCGCTGGACCGTGGTGCTGGCTTGGGCCACGCCGGTCTGGATGGCCTTGTCGAGTTTCTCTTTCGCTGCCTTGGGGTCGAATGACATGGGGTCGTCTCCTTCTGGTTGAGCCTACAGGCTCTCTCAGCACGAAGCCCCGGCAGCTCACGATGAGCCCCGGGGTGTGCGCTCCGTCATCGTCTGGTCTCCTCCCGCAGTTCGGCCTCGCCACCCCAGTCCTGATCCGGGTCGACGTGGCCCGGGTCGCATCGGTGGCACTCGCAGGCCAGGGCGCCGCCCATCTCGACCATGCACGCCGGGTCGTTGTCCGAGTCGTCGAAGATGGTCGCCTTGAAGCCTGCCTTGGAGTGAGCCTCCAGGGCTTCCTCCGCGGTGACGTGCTCGGCGAGGCACGCCGACGAGTCGGTGGCGAGCACGGTGTAGGTCTTCGCGGTGGTCATGACGCCCTCGCCATGATGATGGCCTCGACCCGGGGCAGGTGCTCCTCGGCGATGGCGTCGACCATGAGCAGGAAGACCTGCCAGTCTTCGGGCGTCTTGGGCTCGCCTCGCTCGAATCCGAGCCCGGTCTCGTAGTGGGCCAACTCATCCAAGGCGCCGTCGAGGGTGACGCCCCACTCGATGTCGTCGGTGCTCCGGAGGGTGATGAGACGGTCGCAGGTTTGGCAGAAGCGCGGGCCGTCGTCCGCCCCTTCGGCCTCCGGCTCGGCGTCGGTGGCCGGGTAGCCGAGCGCCACGGCTGCTTCGCTCGCGCATGGTGGGCAGAAGCAGCCCTCGTCGTAGTCGTCGCGTCGATGCTCCCGGTCCGGACACCAGCACTCGATGTGCGTGTGCCGCATCGGCTGTTTCGCTCCGGCCGTGCGCGCTACCACGATGGCCACCATCTCTGCGCGGGTCACGCTGCCTCCTTCGGCCGCTCGGCGCTCTCGTCGAACGCCTCCCACGTCGCCTGCTCGCGGGCCTCGGCCTCCTCGATCTCCGAGGGGTCGCCAGACCTCTGGGCGACCGCCAGGAGAGCCGTAGCGGCCCTCGCTTGCTCGACCGTGACGGGGGGCCGGACCTTGGCGCGGGCCCTGGCGAGGATGGTTGCCCGGCGCGCTGCCGGGTCCTGGATCGACGTGGGGTCGTAGTCGTGACGCATGGGTACGTGGCTCCTTCCAACGGCAGCAGCCCGGCGGGCCATGAGGCCCCCGGACTGTGCGCTGTCACTGTCGCCGGTCCAAGTCCGTCGACTCGGCGCTTCGACGCTGCCCCTCCGGACTGGCGCAGGTCGCGCGTGCCGGTACCGGAGGGATGACGCGGTGGATCTTGCGCATCTTGTCGAGGCCACGGATCGGTACCTCGGCCGGCTCCGTCGTGACGATCCGCTCGAAGCGCCACCAGCCCTCCCCTTCGGTGCTCTTCACCTTGAGGAGCGGGGCCTGGTAGCAGGCGAGCACCTTGGCGCGGCCAGTCGTCGGGGTGCTGCCCGAGTCGTTCATCGTGACCTGGCCGTCATCGCCGACGATGGCGAAGCCCACCGGCTCCAACTTGAGGAACCGGCCACCCTCCCCGTCCTTGGTGTAGGCGTGCTGGCGGAAGTCATCGGCGTACCCGCACCCCTTCATCGGGCCGGAGTCGAACGCCGCCATGACCTCGGCTCGGTACCACTCCTCGGCCGCATCGAGGGCCAGGCGGGTGGTAGGCCCGATCTCGGCCGGCTTGCTCTTGCCTCGGAACGTCGGCTTGGGCCTGGGGAGTTTCTTGGGCACGCCCGCCTTGTTGCACGGGTAGAACGTGACCCCGTCGTTGACCTTCTGGACCAGCACGTACATGGTTGACCTCCTTCACGGGCTCAGCCCCGACGGCTTGGAAGCCTCGGGGCGAGCGCTCACTTGCTGGGCGGCTTCCCAACCCCGAAGAGGTCGAGCAGGGCGGCCTCGTCATCGTTCAGCAGGCAGCGCAGCGCGTCCGCTGCGCCAGGCAGCAGCGCCCCCTTGCCGTCGAGGATGGGCACGTCGCCGTCCGTCGTCCTGGCAGTGAGGTTCGGGCTCCGGCCGACGCTCTGCGCCATGAAGGTCACGGCGCTCTGCGGGTCCTTGTAGGTGCGGACGCGCACGCGGTTGTCGTTGCGGCTCTTCACGCGAGCGTAGAAGCCGGCGCACTCGAAGCCCAGGAAGGTCTCTCGGGTCAGGACGCAAGCCTTGACGGGAGCGCTTTGCGTGGTGGGGTCGTAGTCGAGGATCGCCAGCGTGGTGGCGCTCTCGCTGGCGAGGAAGTTGCCGCTGTCCTTGGAGACGCGGACCTCCACACGGCGCCTGGCGTCACCGGGTCCGGACGAAATGGTGTCCGCCTTGACGTACACGACCCCGAGCGGCGTGTTCACTTGGACGATCGCGCCGCCATCCTCCACGACCACATTCTTGCGTCTGCGCTGCGGCGGGGGCAGCACGCGGGACATGGGGGACGCGGATGACATCGGCCGGGCCTTCTTGCTGCTGGACATGGTGTGATCACCTCCTACGCAAGAACCCCCCGCGCCTGGTAGGCCGGAGGGTCTGCGCGAGGTCACTGCGGCTTGTCGAGGGTGACGAGCACGGTCCGGACGTTGGTCCCCGACGACGCGAAGGAGTCCTCGGGCAAGTCCTCCATCTCGCCGTGCTCCTCCACGAAGTCTCGGAACGCCTTCGTGGCCTTGTCCTGGCGGAAGGAGACCCCCGCCGACATGATGGCGACGAGCCGACCGCCGGGCTTGAGCATCGACCACGCCCGCTGAACGTGGGGGATCTCCGCGCTGAACGGCGGATTTGCAACCACGCGATCGAACGTCTGCCCGCCCAGGTCCACGGTCAGGAAGTCGTCGTGGTGGACGGTGAAGCCCTTGCCTCGGAGCACTTGGACCGCGGCATGCGCGATCTCGACGCACGTCACGTCGCCATCACGCTTCCGGGCAGCCTCGGCGAGCGCCCCGAGCCCTCCGTTCGGTTCGAGCACGGTCATGCCGGGGTAGATGTACGCCTCGTCCGCCACGCGCTCGGCGAGGTCGGGCGGCGTCACGAACAACTCGGGCACCGAGACGGCCTTGACCCCAGCCTTGAGCGACTGGCGCATGGCCTCGAAAGGGTTGACCGGCTCGGGCGGTTCCGGCTCCTCGGGCTCGGTGAAGGTCACCGGCTCCGGGTCGGACGGCTCGGAGGCTTCGGGCTCCACCACCTCCTCGGCGGCCTCCTCCTCGATCTCCTCTGCCGTAGGCTCGTGAGCCTTCGGCTTCGGGATGGGCACGGGGTGCGCCCCCTTGTCGGAGAGGAAGACGACGACGTGCTCGCCACCGTAGGAACCGGACCCCTTGGTGTGGACGATCGCGCTGCGTACGCGGTGCGTCCCGTCCTCGGAGACCTGCGTCCCACGCTGCTCGTGGTAGATCCGCTGGTACTCGGCGGAGGTCATCTCGACCTGCCTGCGCGACTCGACCTCCCCACCGAACCGGCGACGGATCGAGATCCGGCCCTCCGGGGCCTTGTAGTTGAGCAGCGGGAGCGCCGCCGCGCCCGTGCGCGTCCGGTCGACCTTGATCTCCTGGTCCGGAGCACGGCCGAGCAGGACCCGCTCGTAGGCCAGCCGGTTGGTCAGGTGCTCGATCCAGCGCCGCTCGTAAGCAGCGATGGCGGCGTGCGAGGCGATGCCCTGCTCGGCCGCCTGAGCGGGCGCGAGGGCCCCGTCCTTGATCTTGTACCAGGCCCCACCGTGGTCGTGGTTGGCGACCGCGAGTGCGATCTTGAGTTGCTCGGCCGGGTCCGTGCAGGCGGCGACCTTCTGCCACAGCCCGGCGAACTGCTCGGCGTGTGCGAGGCTCCGCTGGTGGCGGCGCTGGTCGGCCTCCAGGGTCTTGATCCGGCGCGCCCGAAGGCCGGGGTCGGCCTTGTACGCGGCGTGACGCATCACCCGCTCGGCGCGGCGCTCCCAATACTCGGACGTGTCGTGGAGCCGCACGGCGGCCTTCATGCCGCTCTCGATGCGCTCCGCGTCCTTCTCGGCCTTGCGCTGGCTGTGGTGCCCCCGAATGATCGGCTGGCCCATCGGGATGCCACCGGCGATCCGCTCGACGTGCT